TCTAGAAGAGCGCATTGATTCGTCTGCACAACGAGATGTGACGGAGCCAATTGTGTCTGAACTTTTGAATATTCACCCCGTATCCAATACTCGAAATATTCTCGTATCGAGTGTACGATCTACGCCCGCACTAGCAGCCGCAGTAGCTGCAGCAACTGTACCTAGCCTCGACCTAGCTTTTAGCGCGGGTGACGCAGCCGACGATCAATGCACAGAGAGCAGTATTGAGAAAGAAGAAGATGATGATGTCCAAATGACAATGAGAAATGAAGAGGAGGGGGTTGAAGAAGAGGAGGAGGCTGAGATTGAAGAGGGTGAGGAAGAAGATGTTGAAATGGAGGAAGAGGCTGAGGAAGAGGTTGAGGAAGAGGAGGCTGACGGAGAGGAAAATGAATCTTCTAGTCCGAATCTAGTTCCAATCAAAATTGATGGTACAGTATATTACATTGATGATGATAAAAATGTATACGCAGAAACTGAGGATGGATATGAACAAGTTGGAACCTATAATCCCGTAACTAAAAAAATCGTAGCAGAAACCGCGGTTGAGAGCGAAGAGGATGAGGATGATGCTATTGAAGTAGAGGACTTTGTATACAAAGGAAAGACCTATCAACGTGACGAAAATAACAATGTATATCTTGATGGAGAGCAAGTTGGCACTTGGAACGGCAAACGCATTGTAGCCTAAACAGATAGAGCATGACTATGTATTAGAAAATGCCAATTGATGAAACTATTGGGGCACTGTCAAACTCCATTTTTAAGTTCATTCTATGGGTATTCCCATCCTCTGTACTTCTAGGCGCTTTAAACATATACACCACAATACTTGCGCATATTAACCTATTTTATGAACAAATGTGTAAAACTATAGAGGCGGTTAAATATAGTTTTGATTCTCCTGTTCTCGCATTTTTCAAATATGATACTACATATGTTCCAATGCCCATACACGAAAATACAAGATACAGTATGTTACCGTCGTGGATTTATACGGTTCAGACAAAAGAGTTTACAATTCCAAATACAGGGTCAATTCAAATGCGCGGCGCGCATCTTCCCTATATCAGTGCAGTACTTGTACATAAGATTGGAACCACTGAAACCGTTCTAGGTGATCTTTCCGAATGGTTGGGAGATCAAATTGTATACGCCCCTGAAGGCAATATCCCTTTACAAGTTCTAGTTGCAACATGGCTATACATCAATGACCCGCCGACATTACTCATGAATTATAAGAATTTATATCTGAAAACAATGAATGAATCGGCTGAAGAGTGTACTTATGCTGTAGAAACCGAACAACCTGTAGAGGAAGGTGAACTTGTGGGCGAATCAAATTCTACTACATCTGCGCCTTCTGAAGCTTAAACAAACTCCACAGAACGAGTATAGAGCCACTGGATATGGAATCTTTCCAGTTGACAGATTCCATTCCTACAGGGTCGTGGTGCTTATATTACCACAATCCTGCAGATACTAAATGGACGCCCGAATCCTACCAAAATGTTGGCACTGTAAAAACATGGGGTGAGTTTTTTGCAGTTATGCGCGATCTTGAAGATTCAAGTATTCAACATGGTATGTTTTTTTGGATGAAAGAAGGTATCCCCCCTCTATATGAAAATCACGCCAATATTAAAGGCGGATGTTATAGCCTTCGTGTCAGCCGTGTACGAGCTGCGCATTATTTTCTCGTGTATACGGTTGCATCTATGATGGGAAAGGTTGTTTATGATCCTGACACGAATACTGTCCAAGGCGTCAGTATTAGCCCTAAACGCATTATTGAGAAAAACCAGAATTTTAATGTCATAAAAATCTGGAATAGAGACTGCACTCGATTCAATAAACATGAGCAGCTTTTGAGACTGGATAATATCCAACAATGCAGTGAAGTTGTCTACACCCCTCACGTACAAAAGAAACTATAATCTAGCCACTGTAGTTGGGATTATTATAGAGCGTTGTTGCATTAAGCAATGAAAAATAAATACGCCCATTGTCCACGTGATTTGTATCTATTGCACTCAATACAATCGGAGTATCTACTGCATAAAATGTATTGTAGGGCAGACGGTATGCGGGTATTGTTGACCCGTCAAATGTAAAATCATCTGTAATCAGAGGTTCGTTCATTTCAGCAAGTGCACTGACCCCTGATACTTGCGTATTGGCTACGGCTGCTGCTCCAAAATAGGTTGTACCATTCATATTTACATAACGGCTTCCTTCAAGTACTTGATAGGCTTTTACATATCCTGCTTGCTCGAATTTCCAATCAGACAGGGCAATTGGGGTTACACCTATAAGCGCATAAAGTGCAGTTATATAGTCTGTTACTGAAGAATCTACACGCGTTATTTCTTGACGGCGCCCTATATCGCGAGACGGAAGTGTTTGGATGCACCATGGGGCTGAATAAAAGTTGCATCCTTTGTTTGCACTCTTAATTACACCTGATTTTTTAACAACGGGTGTATTTAATAACCCAGCTGTATAGATTCCATATAAATTCGGATCGTCTGCGCGAAGATATAGCACTCCTGGAGTGGAATCTTTAACTGCAAAAAAAGGGAGCATAGAACTCAAAGCTCCTGGCAACCATTGGACGGGAGCTACACTCATCTTCCCTTTTGGTGGCGCGTATGTTTGCACTACGGATGTCATCGTCTATAGTATACTTCATATATTTTTATTGCCAATACTGCTTGGTTGCATCAAAAGGTAGGAGGCGTGGAAAAATAAGGATATTGAACTGCGCATAGCCTATGCGCCCGCGAAATAAATCAAAACACGGCTTTAATGTAGTATATGGTTGTATTAGTCCCAAAATTGCACCACTGTATTTAGCTACCGAGTCTCTTGTCAAAATAGCATACATTTCATCTAATGACTTGGAATGTCGCACTTGATGTTTAATTGTAGAGTTAATTTCATCATTCGCCATAAACTCTTGATATACCAAATCAGATCGCGACATTCTAAATGCATATTGATCGTATTTCTCTTTTGTAATACCATCATGTATCATTTGTATATACGATTTTATATGTTGAGATATATCATCCGTTGCAAATATCAAACTTATATGTTTAGGCCAAGACTGAATATGATATTGTTTTACCATGTGTTTAAAGTCTGGGTGGGCATTTTGTAGTCTAGAAAGTGAGTATAGATATCCACTAATCTTTGTTAGTTGCATAAGTTTTGTATCCACCTTTTTCTTCGTTGTGTTTCTCTTAGCCTCTATAACAATAACCTCATTCTGATTAAAATTTGGCTGTATTTGTGCAGAATTATTCTTAAACTGATTATTTGGTTTTCTTGTATAGGGTTCATTTAAAAGTAAACACCCGTCAAAATCAGTGAGTATACTGCCGTTTATATCATAAAAATATTTCAACCCTACCCTAACAGGCTGATAAATGTAATTCTTTAAAATTGTATAAATAAGCTCTGTAGAAATATTTTCTTGAATAGTAGAATTTTTTTCAATATATTGTGTTAATTTGGCGTCCGTGTTAGAAAGTCGTATTTCTATTGATGATACGCGGGTTTCTATTGATGATACGCGGGTTTCTATTGTTGACATTCGGGATTCTATAGATGTTACTCGCGTGTCCAAATTTTGCAATTGAATTGTATGGTGATTTACAACTTGTAGAATTTCTCGCAATAGTTCAGTATTGGTTGACATGTCTATATGCAATACATACTTTATTTTATATGCTCAAACATCATCCTTTTCATTAAAAATATAAATACGATACCCCAATATTCGCGTGTTTCACCAATTTGAATGCTCTGCATCAGTATAAAGTTGCAAATTTGAAACTATACATTGCTTCAAATTTACAATTTGTTAAGACAATTAATTTATTGGGGGTTTGAGAGATATAGGGAATAGGAAAATATTAGTTAGTCTTGTGAGGGCTGAGTACGAGTTTTATTTCACCCAAAGAGGCAACCGTGTACCTTATAATAAGCGGGTAATCATTTTTTAGATACATCTCGATTGCAGGACATAGATTGGTGCATTTTGTAAACAGCACAAGATGTTTGAGTTGAAACACCCCTTGAACAATCTCATTCGGTTTCTTAGAGGTTCGTTGAATACGCATGCCCGTATTTTCAGTAATACACGTTTCTTGGTCCGCAAATCCGCCCACGCACTTGAAGATAAGATCGCTTCCGCTGCTTGTAATTTCAACCTTTTCGCTATCACCCAGTCCATTCATGTCGCGACAAATCTTCTGAAAGTCGGTAGAGGGCATGTGAATGATACTTGTAAAGGTGAGTGTAGGAATTTGGAGTTGTTCCACTGGGGTATCGAAAATACGCAGAAGATAATTTGTCGTAGTTGCGCGATCTGCATTTTCCATTTTGATACCTAGTTTGTTTTCATTGTTGGCTGGAAGATAGAGGGTCAGGGAGTCGTTATTTCCTATGGTCTTGATCAGCTTGTATAAATAAATCATGTCAACGCCCAGAATATATTTTTGAGGACAATAATATTCGTTAAAACGGTCGGCATGTAGACGCAGATAGACCATCACGGTGTGCGTTTCATCCATTGACATGATCTTGATTCCTGTACTATCGAATTCAAGATTTGCCTCTGTTAGAATTTCCTTGAGCGCCTCTATAAGAGTACGAAATGCGGCGGCTTGAATTGTCTTGATTTCAAACAGATTTCCGTTTGCATTGGTAGTACCGGTTGACATTGACATACTCTTCAATTGCTTAGTGTCTTTAGGCAAAATAAAAAGTGTCGGATGTGCGCACACCGACCCTCTTGCGTTTACTCTATTTGCAATGGACTTCTGTCATGTAAATATTAATTTATTATGTGCTCTGATATGTAGTGTTAAGTTCATAACGTTCAGATAAGTCAGATAACAGGTGTTCTAAAAAAAACCAGTCATTAATATGAAAATTAGTACATCGAACCACTTTTGCCAATGTTGTATCATTCAGATATGCAGATAGCATAACCTGTTGATCTTTTCCTGCAAAGCGTCCTGCTTCAAAATAGGCTTCTAGCATACGGTGATATGCATTTTTCCATCGCAAACATGCGTTTATTCCACCACCCCATAGTCCCCCTACCAGTCTAATCTCATTCCATGTACGAGATATACACTCTCCACGAATTCCATCCGCCTTTTGAATCCAATCACTAGCTTTTAGATCACCCACAGATTGAAATAGGATTTTTTCTGACTCTAAATATCGTGTAGTAGGAAACGTATCTATAATGGTTTGTGATATATTTGGGTTGCGAAATGCACCAATATCGCACCAAAAAAAGAAATCCGTTTGAAATGGATTAATCTGTATTGCCCTCTCTACAAAAAACGGCTTTTCTGCCCATACTGTGTATAATTCTGGCGTATGAATATGATTTTCAGGATCTATTTTATATTGTTCTTTCCATTTTGATTCGTATAATTTCCAGGTTTCTAATTCACAAAAGGGCGTTGTAATAATATGAATTGGTCGATCCCCTCTTTTTTCTCGAATTTTATTTACCATTGATTCCTCTGTAAAAAGAACAATCGGCGATTTGAGTTGAAGAAATGTAGATGCCCAATCCATATACCTATCAATTGAAAATTTAGATTTAATTGGATAATATGCTGTTACGATTGTACATGCCATATTTTTGCTATTTAATTTGGTATTTCTTTGTTTTTTATACCATTCACGGAGCGCATCATTTGAATACCCCTTGCTATTAAACGCCGATGTGCTGTAAACTCGATGCCACACAAGATACTCAGGAATCGTATACAATTTTCCACCCAATAGGCATATTTTCATCCATAAATGATAATCATCCATTGTATAATTAATATCATTATTTTCCCATTTACAGTACTCTCTTAGAATTAATGAACTACTGTTAATAATTGGATTGTAATTTTCCAATACAGACGGATCAATATACCCTGATTCTAGTGTAGGGCTGCCAGACCGTTCTCCAAAATATCGGCAAAATGTTCCAATTACTGCTGCCTCAGATGCATGTGATTGAATCGCACGTACTTGGGTTTCTAGTTTGGTAGGTTCCCATATATCATCACAATCCAATATCGCCACCCATTTTGTACTAACAAGAGATACAAGATGATTTAGACTTTCCACTTTTCCTTTTAAGGGAGGTCCTTGAATAATCACATGAATGCGTGAATCGGATTTTGCAAGCTGTGTGGCAATGCGTCCCACCTCGCCGCCATCTACTCCATGTCCGTTGATACCAATCCATAATTCCCAGTCTGGAAAAGTCTGCGATCTAACACTGTTTATACATTCTTCTAAGAATTCAATACCATTAAATACAGGGGTTAGAATTGATATGGTCGCCATTAAAATATATTTATTTTTTAACTTTAGATGACCATATTGACAATTTTTATTTGAAAGTCAGCACTTTGATCTAGATCTATAGTATAACAAGTGTCAGATATAGTAGTTGTTATACTCTTATCTTTACTCTATTTGCAATGGTTTTCTATCATGTGAAATTGTTGTCTCTGTGAATATAGATGGATATATTGTTAGTTTAGGAAGATGAAATGTATGGATTGTATTTGTTTTCAATCTCCAACGATTGCCCATTTTTAAAGCAGTCGTATATTCTTTTACTGCGCGTTTATCGTTTTTTCGTAAAAGTGTGTTGAATTCTTCAATTGGTGGAAAATAGTGATTATCCTTGTTCCCACCCGTCATATAAAACGCAGACTCCATTTGATTTTTCCGTATTGATGTAATTGAATACGACATGATTAAAATATCGTTTATATTTCGAATGGGAAGATTTGTTGGAATAGAGTCTACTTGTTGTAAATTTATACCTTTTGGATCAAAGAGAATCAATTCAGGACTTATAGATCCATTATCATGATGAAATGCACTTTTTAATCGTGGCGATATAAATCCATCTACGAGTGTTCCTAGCAGCCCCTTCAAAAAGGCTACAGACTTTCCATCTACAAATGTTTCTCCAACACGAATACCCGGTTGTTCAATGATCTGCGTTTGTTTTAAGATGGCTTCCATATCTTTGAGTCCTTGCATAGTATTTGTTGTCCCCTTGTATGCATATTTCATCAATTTAATTTGATGTGCTAAAGAACATAAACCAAATGAAATATTGATAGCTAAAATACATTTTTGATCTTCTTGTGTTATTTTTTCATTCATATTATCTTCAAAAAACTGCTTTAGCAATACCTTCATAAATCGTACATCTAACAAGCGCAGGGGTTTAGTTGTCTTAAACGCACCCAAGGCTCTATTAGATAATTGTGCATATGCATTTGCAGTTTCATAGGAACCATAATAAGATGGGCGTGATAGTATAGATGGCTCCTGCGTTTCATATCCCCGCCAAAGTATACATTCCTCGGGCAAGTGTATAACATTTCCATATGCTATTGAAAAATCTTGCTCCCAGTCAAGATGATATGCCATCGGGTTATTTGTCTCTTCTATGGTAATGACTTTAAGAATGTGTAGTAATATTACGCAGAATGTCCTTACCTTCCACATGGGCAGAAGTATGTGCCGCCAAAGCCGTTTGTTTTGGTCTCAAACGTTACGCCTTTCGCAGAGAATATTCTGCAGCTCGTCTAGCCGCTGCTGGATTTACAAATATTGAATGTGTAGACTCCTTTGACGGTTTTCACGGCGACATAGATGCTGCTTTGGCTGAATTGGGCGTAGCCTTTCACGGAGAATTACGCCCAGGACACAAGGGATGTTCCTATACACATATGCGTGAATGGAAACGTATGATTGATGAAGGCGCGCCTTTTCGCATCTTTTTTGAAGATGATGCTCTTGGACATTTAGAATTGGCAAAAGGGCTAGGGCAAACTTTCTGGGATGCCACTCCTAAAGATTTTCACATGTTATACATGGGAAATATGATGGATCCAAATCATCCGTCTGTTGCAGATCCTAAGCAACTCGTTGTACAAGTTCCCACATATTGCATGCACGCCTATATGCTCACTCTAGAAGGGGCAAAGCACCTCTTTCGTCTTGCTAAAGAATTAAACGTGGCTCAGCAGCCGCTGAATATGTTAGATATTCAGTGCTTTATCTGGCAAGCGCAAAACAAAATGAAATGGCAGTGCTGGAATGGAACCTGGGTGCAGAAAAGTTTTCCAACCTTTGACGAGGGTCTCCCATGGCAAGCCTTTTCAGATGTTATCACACCTCAAAAAGATACGGGGCTATTCTGGCAAAATATGCGCGTGGGAACAACACTCGAACATCCCACACTGCAACTTACAATTCCACAATATACGCGTTAAGCAGAAGAGTAGAGCATAACACGATCTTCATTCTTAAGAATTTGGGTTTTTTGAATTCCTGAAAACCCTGGCATATTTATTCTTAAGAATGATGTTAGTCTCATAACCTCCATAAGATTAATAGTCATGTCTTGTTGAAGTGAATCACATGTAATTGTGGCGAGTAATCCTGGGACTTCGACATCGTTGTAGAATACGGGAACTGCTTTTTCCATCTCTACACTTGCTTACTATTTTATGATGCTGGCGGGTAGCGCGATGGAATAAAATTGACCCAAGGGTGGGGGTCATTGTATAGGTACAGAGATCTATTCCTATACAATGGCGGAGACGTATAAGAAACACACCCATCGCGAGCATGTTCTGGAGCTTCCTGATACCTACATTGGTAGCATTGAAACTTCTGAAGAGGCGCGATGGGTCTATGATCCTGTGGGAGCTAAAATGGCGCATCGTAAAGTTCAATTTAATCCTGGCTTTTACAAACTCTTTGATGAGATTGTAGTCAATGCTCGTGATGCACTTGTGCGCAGTCAACAGGATCCTTCGCGCATTCCAGTAAAACGTATTGACATCACAGTTGGCAAAAATGACAAGGGTCAATTTCATGTTGGCATCAAAAATGACGGAGATGGTATCCCTATTCAAATGCATGAAACTGAAAAATGTTGGATTCCTGAACTGATCTTTGGTCACCTACTCACTTCTAGCAATTATGACAAGACGGAGGAGAAGATTGTTGGTGGTAAGAATGGATATGGCGCCAAGCTTTGTAACATCTTCTCAACCGAGTTCAAAGTGGGGGTGCGCGATCCTAAATCAGGGCAGAAATATGATCAGACATGGCGTAACAACATGAGCGTCTGTGAAAAGGCACACGTATCCAAGGATAAGGCAACCAAAGGCTATGTGGAAATTCTGTACACACCAGACCTGAAACGGTTTGTAGGGTTTCATATGGAAGACATGACTTTTGTTCTGCACACCCGTGCAATTGAACTGGCTGCCCTCGCTGGGAAGGATGTAAAGGTCACTTGGAATGGCGAGGAGATCAAGGTCGACACCTTTGAAAAGTTCGTGCGGCTCTTCCTTCGCGCTGATTCTGAAAAGAGTCTAGCATATGAGCGATGCAGTGAGCGTTGGGAGGTGGCGGCTGTTCTGACCCGCAACCTCTTCAGTGAGGATGCTGGAACTCCTGAAGATCGTCACATCAGCTTCGTCAACGGCATCAATACCCGCAAAGGCGGCAAGCATGTAGAAACCGTTCAGCGCCATGTTCTGAGCGATATTTGCGAAGTGGCGTCCAAGAAAAAGAAGATGGATCTAAAACCTGGTCAAATCAAAGAGTCCATTACACTCTTTGTCAACGCGACGATTGTGAATCCAAGCTTTGATAGCCAGACGAAGGAGACGCTTACAACTCCTGCTGCAAAGTTTGGAAGTTCAGTGAGCATCTCTCCTAAATTCGTAGACTCTCTTGTAAAGGCGGGTATTCTAGAAGAAGCCCAAGCTATTCTGGATGCCAAGAACGCCCGTGAAACGAAAAAGACGGATGGAGCCAAGAAGCGCACCATTTATGGTCTGCCGAAACTTGAGGATGCCCTTCTTGCAGGAACGGCTAAAAGCAGTGAGTGTACGCTCATTCTGACCGAGGGAGACTCAGCTGCGACGTCTGCCATTGCAGGTCTCAAGGTAGTTGGTCGTGAGCGATGGGGCGTGTTTCCTCTGAAGGGTAAAATGCTCAACGTGAAGGACATTAGTCGAGACAAGTTTAACTCCAATGAGGAGCTGACTGCAATCAAAAAGATTCTCGGACTCGAGCAAGGTAAAAAGTACAAGGACACGAGCAGCCTGCGATATGGTCGTATTCTGATTATGAGCGATCAGGATGTAGATGGCTTCCACATCCGCGGTCTTCTGATGAATCTCTTCCACACAGAGTGGTCTGAACTGATGCATATGGGATTTCTCTGCACTCTTATGACCCCTCTTGTGAAAATGACCAGGGGGCAAGAGACGCTCTCCTTCTATTCTGAAGCTGAACTAGACGCTTGGAAGGCGCGTGTTGGTGCAGATGTAGCTGCACGATACAAGAGCAAATATTATAAGGGTCTGGGTACAAGCACTCCTGCAGAAGCTCGCGAGTGGTTTGAAAACATCTCAGATATTCGATATGACTGGGATGAAACTACAGATCAAACGATGAATCTAGCCTTTAGCAAAAAACTGTCTGATGAGCGCAAACAGTGGCTGAGTTCCTATGACCCCAAACGCAGCATCAACCCCACCCTGGATGCTGGAGGCAAGAAGCATGTTGCCTATAGCCGCTTTGTACATGACGAGCTCATCCATTTCAGCAATGCAGACAATCTGCGCTCTCTACCACATGTAATTGATGGTCTGAAGCCGTCTCAACGCAAGATCCTCTTTGGTTGTTTCAAGCGCAATCTCAAATCCGAAGTACGTGTAGCCCAACTAGCAGGATATGTATCTGAGCATGCAGCCTATCACCACGGCGAAGCCTCTCTGAATCAAACTATTACAAGCATGGGGCAAGTCTTTGTAGGAGCTAACAACATCAATCTTCTTGTCCCAGTGGGACAATTCGGGTCGCGCCTACTAGGAGGAAAAGATGCGGCTTCTCCTCGTTACATCCACACGTATCTGGAACCAATTGTAGACGCCATCTATCGCAAAGAAGATGCGCCCATCCTAAATCACCTCGAAGATGACGGCGATGTAGTAGAACCTGATACGTATTACCCTGTTGTGCCCATGCTAGCTATTAACGGCAGTGTTGGCATTGGCACTGGCTTCAGTACCGATATTCCTCCTCACAACCCTTCTGAAATTGTGGGACTTCTAAAGGGGCGACTAGACGGTGGTGAGGCACTTGCGGGCAAGACTCTGAATCCTTGGTGGATTGGATTCAAAGGGCAGGTCGAAAAGAAAGATGAAAAACAGTGGATTACACGCGCCGTCTATGAGTGGAATGATGCGAATTCATCCGTGAAGATCACTGAACTTCCTGTTGGTGTTTGGACGAAAGATTACAAGGCGTTCCTGGACACGATGATGCAGGGCGATGGACCGGATGTGAAAGCTGAAGAGAAGGCGGAAAAGAAAGCCGCTAAGAAAGCAAAGGATGATGCGAGTACAGCCTCTGATGAGAGAAAGCGCAAGGCTCGTTCTGTTCTGAAGGGGTTTGAGGATCTGTACAATGACGTGGATATTAACTTTGTACTGTATCTGGATGCAGACTATTACAAACGAGCCAAAGCGGCTCCTGCAGACTTTGAGAAACTCTTCCACCTGACCTCTTCATGGAAGACGACAAATATGTGCTGCTTTGATTCGGATATGAATATTGTGAAATACAATACAATTGGAGATATTCTAGAACACTTTTACGAGAAGCGTATTGTACTGTACGAGAAGCGTCGTCAACATCAAATCAGTGTCCTGCGCGATGAACTCGAAGAGCTTGAAGCGAAACTCTCCTTTGTGCGGGCGATTGTTGAAGGTCGTCTGAAGATTCTAAACGAGGAAGATTCTGTTGTGCTTGCAGGGCTGAAGAAACTGGGACTGCCCCCTCGCTCGGATCGTGAGGCTCCTGATACGCTTGGAGCATACGAATACCTCCTGCGGATGCGTATTGATAAAATCAAGAAGGCTTCTGTAGAAGCTTCTGTGAAGGATGTTGAAGTGACAAAGAAGAAGATTGAGGTACTCGAGGCTACAACTGCAAAAGCCATTTGGAGTCAGGAGCTGGATGAATTCCTAGAGGCGTGGAAGAAGATGGAAGCTAAGACGCTTAGCATTCTATCTGCAAGTTCGGGTGATACGGGAGAAAAGGTTGTGATGAAAAAGCGGGTGAATCGGAAGAAGTAATAGCTTAAGTATTACCTTCAAAGTTTTGAGAGATCCAGCGGTAGTATTTAGTTCCACTGCGTAAATAAGAGATTACCATGGGCTTCATAAAAACAAGGGTTTTGCAATACTGTCCTTCACTAGAACCCGCCGCAGATTCAAAACTGATAGGGTATGTTTGTTCCTGTGATTCTCCACTATTAGGAGATTGATTGGGTGCAATTAAATTTGCACTTGCCACGATAGGTTTTTCCACGAGCTCTACAGTACCCGCATCGGCACTGAGAGAGTTTTCGCACCATTCAATGAAGGAGGGACCGAGTCCCATGACGAGGTTGATGCCACCGAATTGTTGTCCACGAAAGAACATATCATCGTCGGATAGACCAGTTGAATTTGTGAATCCATCAACAAACTCTAGATCCAGAAATCCGGTTTGTTTGTTGAAGCGCCAAGGGAAGGGTTGGCTGAATCCATCGGTGTTGGTAAAATAGGCTGCGACGAATCCGGGGGCGGCGGGCAAAGAGCGAGTGCTCTGAGTGTTACGAAGTACAGATGTCATTGGTATCCACTATACTTGGAATGGGGAAAATTTGTGCGGAAGAAATAATAGTTTAATCTCCATCATAGTGAGTTGTGAATGTGATATATCTGTATCCGGTGGTGCTGGAGGGAGATACATAGCGAATAGTCATAGGTGAGTAAAAAACCCATGTAGCATAAAAGTTATTAGATAATCCACCACCTACATATTCGTCAGATGAGGGGGGTTGATCATTAATACCATATACTCGTTCAAACTCTAATCCATTTACATTTTCAGGCTGTGCAATTTGAGCTTTAGTCATAACTGGATTTACATATACAATGAGTTCGCCATCATAAGGTGCACCCAACCCATCATTATTTTGTATGACATTATTTAAATATGCCACTAGATTGGGACCTAAACGTGTAATTAAACGTCTTCCTCCCATAAGTTTAGCTTGATATCTTGAATCATCATTTGGGCTATTTCCATCGTTAATAAATGTCTGGACACTAGAATTGGTTATTTCAATATCTAATGTTTCATTCGTAATAGTAAACGGTACGGGAACATCTTCATCAAGACCACTGTCAAAATAACAGGGTGTGCTGATGTTGGTATACTTACTAGCCGTGCGTACTGGAGTTGCAAACCCAGACTGTAATGATGTCATCCTCTATACTCTATACTTACATAAATTTCCGGAAGGGTAAGCTTTTAGATCCAGCCGATGTCATGGAGATTGGATACGCCATAGGTGTTGGCATTTTGCTTATATCATCCAAATAATACACGTACATTCCAATTTCACTTAGAATGCGGGGAACGCTCCATTCTACAACTAGTTTATTAAGCTCGCGTATTTGCCCGGGTAGATCATAGTCCAAGTTTTTTGCATATTGTAAATACAAACTCCTCATGACAATTTGCAATTCATCTGCACTCTGTTCATCAATGACCCAGCGTTTCTCCCCGCTGCGATCATAGACTTCCTTCCGTATTGCATTTTGAATGATTTTGGTATTTTCCGGGCTGTAGAATGTTTTGCTGAGCGCATTTTCAGCCCAGTTGCCGCGCATCAAATCTTGTCCGGCACTTGAATCTACTGCAGTTCTGTATCCAAACCCTCCTTGCGCTGGGTTTGCTAAAAAGCCGCCAGAGGATGGTTGTGCATTCATATTCACGCGCCCATTATATCCGGCTACAAAGTTTTTAGTCGTGTACGGCAAAACAAATGGCGGGGGGGCTTGGCTGGTGGGGTCCATATCTACCAGTCTCTCTACAAATAGCCCACCCATTCTTTGCTGAAATTATTTTCTCCGACAAGGGTATAGAAGTAGATGAGCTCTCTGACCTCTCACATCAAGCAAATCCCCGCCAACGCTGGTTACTACATCACCGTCGCCGACGCCCGTAGCTACTTTGTAGCCAACAACGGCTCCGACGAAGCCCCCCGTTTCGGTCAAATGATCAGCACCATGTCCACCTCTGGTGCGGCAGTGTCTTCTCTGATCCAAACCGCGGGAGGTATCTTCAAGGACATGGGCAAGACCCTGGTCTCCTCCGGTCGCGTATTCCGCAAGGTGCAGCTGGTTGTCAGCACTGGCACCCTGGCTGCTGGCGGAACCGAGGGTGTTGCGGGAGCCGACGTTGCCCCCTCTGCCTACCTCACCGGCTACCTGGAGCTCCCTGGACAACACGGAAGCGGCGGATCCGTCCCTGCTGCCCCCGTCGCCCGCCTGGGTTAGATTTAGTAAAAACCCTTCTAACAATCCTTATACAATGATTAAAGTATCATTCTAAAAGGACTGGTATTCTTATACATTGGTTGTGGAATTCTAACCAGAGTATAAGTAGAGAAAGTCCCGGATGGACTATAGTTTTATTGCATACATATTTCTCTGTATCGTGATTGGATTGGGAACCTTTACAAAGCTTTCTGGAGCCAACAGACTTTGGGCTGGTCTTTTGAGTCTGATTCTGTTTATCCTGATTTTTGTATTTTACGGAATGCGCTGGTTTCGCGGAACAACCTCCGTCTTCAGCTACACTGGCGGATGGCCTCCCGTGATTAACATGTGCCCCGATTACCTTGTCTATTTCAAAAATGCCCCCATGGGTGGTGCGTGTGTAGACATGATCGGTGTGAATAAAAGCGGTGGCGCCTTAAAGGTATTTACTCAAGAAGATCTTGCAAATCCTCCTCAAGATCGTGCAAAATACTTCCAAGGCGTTTATAAACCTGGATTGAGTGATAAAGATATGAAGTATCTATGCGATCTGTCACAACGTCTAGGATTAACTTGGGAGGGTATATACAACGGCGATAGTTGCGTATATGCATCTTCATAATTGAGTGTGGGTCTAAACATGTGTTGGTGTTACAGGACTAGATGTCCACCGATACAGATACCTACTGTTTTCAACCAGAGGCTGAACAAGCACTTTATCAGTGGATGTTCAACCGAAAAACGCCCGCTTTTCTACTCGTGGGTCCGCCAGGAATTGGAAAAACGACACTTGTGCACCGTATCATGAAAAAGGTTGGATACACCTTATGTGAATTTAATGCAAGTCATACGCGCTCTGGGATTGCTTTCCGAAAGACTATTTTACCCCTTCTTCAATACGGAGGTGTTCAAGAGTGGCTGCGTGATGGAAGTCCTGAACGTATGGCAGTCCTTCTCGATGAAATGGATGGTCTGAGTGGAGGTGAAAAGGGTGGTCTGAATGAGCTCCTTGGGTTTCTTCGAGCATGGAAAGAAGGGGATGGTTCACACCCTCTTGTTCTTATCTGCAATAATTTACACGGTCGTCCGATGGAACAAATTCGTCGCGTATGCACGTCTATTATCCTTCAACCTCCTAAATCTGAAGTTGTAATTGACGCCTTTCAGAAAACTCAAAAAGATATTCCTGAATCTGTCGCACAATGTGGCGATCTACGCGTGATTTTTCGTCATATAGATGGATTTCCTGCATTGGATCAATGTGTACACATTGAGGACTCAAACTGTACAAGCGCGTCCTTGGAATGGGCATGGCACTGTTTATACGAGGGATATGATCCCTATATGAATATTCATCTTGAAAATAATGAAGCCAATTTGGCAGGGTTGGTTCTTCATGAAAATACTCCCAACCGACTAGAAGGATACAAAGATGCACTTGAATGTTATATGAAAGTATTTAATATTCTGTACGTAAGTGATTGGGCTGATTTTTGGGCATTTTTTTACCAGTGTTGGCAAATTCTGCCTCTTACACAACAGCTCAAACTGAAAATTACAAATCAAATCTTTGATTCCAAAGGCACCCCCATCAAGCCAGCGCCAAATGTAGAAGATCTCACCTTTACACGAGTTCTTAGTCGGCAGTCTGCACTTTTTAATGCGTGGCGGGAAATGTGTCGTATTCACGATTTGACCGATGTACCTATTCGTTGTGTCCCCATGGTCGCAGGGCATTTTCCTGAACAGAAAACAAAGAATCTAGCTCTAGCTCCAAATACTCAACACTAGTATGTAATGACGGAATTATTTAATTCACACATTACATTGCATTTGATCCGATTTTTTCACCTTCATAGTGTAAATGAAGTACATGCAAAGGATCCGTGCGCCCTAGACGATAGGCACGTCCAATAACCTGTTTTTCTTCCTCTGGTGTCATAACATGCAACAATACAATATGCGTCGCAGATACAAGATTCAATCCCGCACCTGCAGACTCTGTAGGAAGAAAAAGAACGCGCTTCTGCCCTTCTTCAAACAGTTTTATAGTTGCAGCCACAACATCCTTATTTCCTCGTAAGGTATGATACGCAATTCCCTCTGCATCGCATTCAGCCTCTATAGAATGAAATGGGTTTTCATATCTGCAGAAAACCAACACTTTTGCATTTGGATTTTCTTTAAGAAATGTCAGTAGACGGCGTTGTTTTGTCATCATTTTAGACTCTTCATCCTTCTTTTTAGATTTTGTTGGTTTTGTTGAATCTACAAGCTGTGTTAGCTGATTAAGCTGAAGAGACGTGCGACACATGGGGCATGTCATTGCACGAGATAGGCTTTGTAGAATACATCCGCCACAAAAAAGGCGTTGACAACACGGGGTTAATGTAGCTGCGTTTAGTTTAGGATCTTCATAACAAATAGGGCACTCTATAGACTCTACTGCAGATGCCAGACGTTCTTCAAAACTTTTCAGCTGGGATTCGACAGATGCAATCTTTGCTTGCAAATTCGCGAGAGCCGCCTCTTTAGCCTGCGCAGTGTGATACACCATTCCACTTTTAAATTCCAGCGTCTTTTTCAGCCTATCCAGTTCTTGCATCCGTTCCTTTCGAACCGCCTCCGTCAAAGATACAGCTGAATTTTCGGATACACCCAACTCCTCCAAGGCGCCCTGTATATTTCCAGCGTAGATCATCTTCTGAATTTTTTCATTTACAAGCCCTGATACAATTCTATGAGATGTAGGTTGTGCACACATTAGTATTTGTTGATAAATAGGCGGCATACTACGACTTTTTTCAATAAAGGGTTTTGAACATGAAATTAATGTGATTGCTCGCAAAATATGATACGATGTATATGAACCTAGCCATCGTTTGCTTCGTATATCCATCCATGTAATCTGCCCCGTATGTATAGAAGGGGAGCCAATTTCATTCTTTAACCATTCCCCCAATGCAGGGCAAAATTGGGATGCATTTGCATTATAATACTGCAATAACAAGGGGCGAATGCATGTTCCTTGCATTATAAAATTCGTCCACGTTGCAGAAATAAACCAAATAAAACTAGCCTGCGGTGGTGGCGTAGTTCCAACAAGATGTATTGTATCCATCTCATCTATAAAAATACGTTTCCAGTTAATATTCTGAAGTTCAGCATAATATGTAAGTTCATTATATAGAGTATTGCTAACAAGAACAACATCTGACTCTTGTATTGTTTTAATTAGATTTGTCCGTTTTTCAAGCATATTTCCTGAAACGTCTGTATTTTGTTTGATTTCCCAATAGGCTGTTAGGGGTGCAATATCCTTTGTAGATTTAGCATAAAATACATTTAAGGAAGTCTGTTTTTTACAGTATTCTTGCCATTGTCTATATAATGTATGAGGAACTACAATAAGATTAGAATATACATTTGATTTTGTAGTTTTAGTATACACAGTAAAGATAGATTTTGAGCTTCCATGCATGAGAATACTTTGATTTGTCTGCATATCCTGTTTTTTCATATGTGCAATAAACCCAAGAACAGCTAGACTCTTTCCTGTCCCCACTTCATCCCCTAAAACACCATAATTGCAGTATGTTTTTGTAGGTCCGTACGCAATCCCTTCTAGACTTGCTTTTTCTTGCGCATGCATTGCCTGTATAACTGCAAGCTGATGATTTCGCAATGGAAGTTTAATTTCTTCTGGTTGCGACACGCGAGGAGATTCTTCTGTTAGCTGCCTACGAAATCCAATATCAAGTGTATGTAACATGTGTTCAGCAGTACTTGGACCTATTGTACTGAATCTCTCAAGATTTGATGGAATATTTGAATCCATGCTCTACGTATGTGATAGATATACCCTTAGACCATTACAGGGATGAATAAAACTCGCGGAGCTTGGGATCTTTGATAAAATTCCTGATTTTAACCAGCGAAGTACTGAGTTTTTTTACAAAAGGAGAATTGGAATTTTTAAGACCCTCTTTATTAAATGTATTTTCAGAGTGACTCATGACAAGCATGACTTTCATGGCATCCAATTGTACCATTGGATTTTTATACCCTTCTAGAAAGCTTTTTTCTTCTGCAAATGTCACTGTCTCATCATAAAGGTGTGTTTTTCCATACACGGTTCTATAAGCAAGTGTTCCGTTCGTTGCATGATTTGGTCCGTACGGTCCGAGCCTTACAATTTCTTTTGTGTTTGTATAATACATATACAGTTCACTTGAACCCGCAAGTTGCACATCGGGCTTTGACATGAGTTTTGTAACTGCATGAGAAACGCGTTCAGGGGAATAATAATCATCATCATCCATACACACGCAGATTTCCCCTTTGGCTTCACGATTCAGCATATTTCGTTTCACGCCGATATTTACCTTCTTATCAAGGTAAATATACCGAACATTGGGAATGTCCTTGGTGAGATTCAGAAACATGTCGCGAATGGGTTCAGGACTGTCATCGAGTACAAGCCATTCCATGCGGTCTTTCGGGTATGTCTGGGCTTTATAATTTTCCACGAGCGCTGGAATAAATTTAGCCCTGTTGTATGTAGGTGTCAATACAGATACAAAAGGACGGCTCATTCTACTTATTTATGCAGGGATTGTTTATATTGTTTATCCGCGAATAGATTCAACGGATTCTTTGAAATCATCGTACGCCTTTACAGCTTCATGATCCGGTACATAGTAAAACGGGTACCATAAAAGTGTCCCCAGACGCGTTACAGCTGCTTCGGTGCTTATTGGAAGAATTCCATAGTATGAGAAACGCCCGTCATACAGGCGTCTATAAAGGGCATACAAGTATACAAGCGGTGCAAAAATAGGAATAGCCCCCCATAAAAAGTAGAGTATACGATATGCAACACTTCTTCCAATTGCAAAATTTGCAGCTAAACTTCCAGCTACAATACAAAATGCAACGAGAAGAAAGCCAAAAAATACCTTTAGAGCAGTACTGAATACAATATCAACACCCTCTTGCATATCCACTTGTTGAGATTTACGTTTTTCAATGTCTTGTTCTGTTTTTTGAATTGTACTTGCTAAATCTCCAGGAGACATATCTTTTGTTTTATCCAAGTCGGATTGAAATACTTCACGTATAGATTTTTCGGGCACAGTTTCAAGTATGGTATCCTTGAGTTTCAGTTCTTGTTGTGAAATATCAACAGAGGTTGCTGTTGAAGCTTGTTTAGAATACCATCTTGCGTGTTCAGCTGCTACTGCAATTAATTTTTGAGCTTGTGCTTTATCAATGCGTTTGTCTGTTTGATATTGCTCGGCTAGTGTTGGAAGTGCTGTAATCATATTATAATATTCACGCTTTGGTCTGTCGAGCATGGAAATGCGTTTTATTTCTGCTGATTTTGCATCATAGTTTGCAAGAACTTCGCTGAAATTTGCATTTGGATATTTTTGCAACCAATCAAACCCCTTTTTGACTTCGGTTAAGATAGCTTGACCACTTTCGGGGGTTAGACGTTTTGTGTTTACATCTGTATTTGTATTTGTCAGAACTTGCTGTAAATAATTCTGATAGTCTACACGGGCTTGCCGCAGCTGTTTTATTTCGTCTGGGCTTTGTTTTTGACCACTAAAAAGGTTGCCCATTCTACTGTGACGCTGAAAAGTTCGCTGGATTTTGAAACGCTGTGGGGGCTTAGACACTACAATATCTACCTGATAGAATAGGGTATACTACTCTTCAGTGCACATGTCAAAAACAATATCTCCAACTAAACCTCATAAAAAGAAATATGATATGTTTCCATATGAAATTCTCATTTTTATTGAAAAGGGGGAAAAACCAGCACAGGTACGTGACACAACACTCATGCTTTGTAGGGCTTATAAAATTCCAGCTGAAAAAATTTCGATATGTTTAGCTGAAAAGGTACAGGAGGCTGAATTTCGCAGTCATCTACTGCCAGGAACGTTTGGTAACATATTCGCTGGATTTTCAGCAATACCTGAAATTTTCCAGTCTGGGACTATGATCATCTATATGGACTCTTGCATAACTGGGCTCTGGGAATACAGCGAAAATACAGCAAAGAAAAAACAGCCATTGAAAAGTTTGCACACTCTATTTCAGCGTGCCTTTGCAGAATGTCAAAAGGCGGGGGCTTTATTATGGGGAATTCGGCGTATGAAGGAGGCTACATGTCTAGAAAACACTGTTGATATACACTTAAAACAAATTCACAAGACACTGTGTGGTTGTATTTTTACAGGTCTTGATGCTGGAATTCCAGCAACAGCCGATATTGAACGTACAATCTTATATTATAAACCTACGGGGGTTGTCTTGACGCTGAATATGTTTGGCGTAGTCTCGTGTCAAAAACAAAAATACACAGAACGATACATTAAACTTCTCGAAACAAAATATCCCGAATTTATAACAATAGAACAAAGCGAGAAAAGAGTCAAGATTCGTCTATGGGATAAGCGTAAACAACGGCATAAAAATGATGATTCCTAAAAACAGATGAAAGTTGCCCTTTGTTTTTGGGGAATTTGTAGGTCTACAGATCTGACAATACAAAGTATACAGACCTGTATTTTTCAACCCTTGAAAGATGCTGGAATTGATTATGATATATTTGTACATACATACACACTATACAGATCATATTCAAATCCAAGAGCAAATGAACAGAATATACAGTTAAAAAATAGTTTGTGGAAGTTATTAAATCCAACGGCGGTGCTTGTAGAAGATCAAGATGACGTCGACAAAAAATTAGATCTGAAGAAATACAGAAAACATGGAAGCCCATGGTGTGAAGATATAAATACCTTCAATACATTGGATAATCATATTCGTGCATTATGGTCCTTAAAACAAGTTACATCACTATGGACGCCTAACAAGAATGACTATTCTACTGTTATATATTTAAGACCAGATGTCCGATTTTTAAAACCAATCGATATAGGGTGGCTGACATTTACAAACCAATACAGTATACGGATTCCAAATTTTCATCTCGTAGATGGTTGCAATGACCGTTTTGCAATAGGAAGTCCATATGTCATGTCTAAATATGGAACACGATTTGACAATGCATGGGGATATTCGCTTGCAAAACCTTTACACAGCGAAACCTTTTTAGCCTATGAATTATATAGACAAAATATCAGTATTGATCTCATACCCTTTAAATTTATACGGGTTCGTGCAGATGGGACACCTGCTAAAGCAGATATATTTACAAGGCAAATTTGATGCCACCATAACCAGATTCCACAGTAAAAAAGTTGGTCGTTTCCGCGTAAACCAGCAGAGTATAAATATACGTAGAATTAACGGGTAAATCATAGGGGTCTACATCAAGTTGAAATAAACGAATGCGGCTCGCATTTACAGAGCCACTTGGCTGGTCTTGTGGACTCGTCAATGAGAAATTTACAGAAGGAAGATACTGTGATTCTGGTAGAGATGCACCAGATAATAAACGGAATGGTTGTACGCGAGTAAAATAACTAATAGGTTTTTCTTCTTGAATTTCATTACCATCTAAGAGTACCCGCATAGAACGAATAATCTGCGGCTGCGTTCTGGGGATGAGAGGACCCGTTGCAAACATCATATTCTGAGGAATTGTAGCCCCCATTACGCGCAAATGTGGACCACGGGTTGAATTTACCCAATTTGTATAGTTTGCAACTTGATTTCTATACGGATATGTATCACTTCGTCTTGGAACAAGTAACAAACGGGTGACTAGATTTGTAAGAGCTAAATCAAAAATTTCACGCCGAAATAGGGTATCAAAATAAAAGGTTGTGACTTGATTGACCAGATAATTCAAAGGTTGTGATGCAAATATTTTACGCTCTTCATCTGTTAAATAGATATACGTCGCTTCCAAATGCGGGTTAAAAAACCAGCTATTTGTTTGAGGCGGTGTATCCCCTACATCCGTTAAAAACGCGCGAATTTCACCAGAAGGGTCATAATCAGCTACATATTCAGGTTGTCCAATAGCCTGTGTTATGGATGGAACAGCTACACGAAAACCAGGACGCACGCGATTTCCAGATGGGTCCAAAATTGTATAGAGTTCTTGGATGGGTCTGAGTGTAAGCTGAATTTCACATTCGTGGTATTGAAGGGCTACAAGAGGAAGGGCTTTGGATATAGATTCTGAAAACCATAGGGGGAGCGGCACATATAGAGTTTGACCTGGAATACTTGGGCGATTTACTTGTTGCTGTGTGGTCGTATCGCGAAATACAGATGGATACCCCTTTCCCAATTCACCACCAGCATACATTCCCTTTGCAGGATCCGTGAGTTCTGGAGTTTCGCCCACAAGATATCGAAACTTTTGAAATGTATCCGTGTCCATATCAGCGTGTGCTTTGGCAATAATATAGTCAGAATCAAATTCTTGCACCTTATTTCCACCCACAAAAAATGCAATATTGCTTAAAATATGCGGTCCAATAAAATTATTCCACTGAAATTCATATTGCGTATCCCTTGTGGAGTTGCATTGTATCCATTTACTATAAATAGGCGGAATATCAAAAACAAATGTCATATCTGTAACAAGGTCTGCAATGCGGGGTATTTTAGCACGCAGACGGATTGGCTGGTCAAAAAAAAGTTCATTTGGTCCTTCCAAAGGAATTGTAGCGTTTTCCATTGAAAAATGAGAAAACCGTTTAAAAACCTTATAAAAATATGTAAATTCTGGATTACCATTTAAAATAACATTTTGATTTCCATAACTTACAAGGGCTAATAATCCACCACCGGGCATTGATAGTCCTCTTCCTGTTAGACACTTTAGAGATGAATTTAGGTTCGTTTACGAACTATAAAAATAGATCGTAAAGACTATATTTCAAAGTATGAAACTATGATGCATACTTTGTGACCCACCAACTATCCTCTAGATAAGGCGGAGCATCTGTGGCGTTTGCATCCACTTTTTTGCTTGGACCAACACCTGTCAATTCACGAATTTCAGTATAAGAGAGAGCATAGTTAAAATAAAACAGATTACTTAAATTACCAGAATATGTTCCAAACACTTCAAACGGCGCATTTCCAATGGAGGGGGTCAACGCAGTTGACATGACTGGTGCACAAGGATCGCTTCTAAACAAATACAGATTGCCAAAATTCTGATAAAAGACACCGCCATCCATATTTAGTTTCTTCGCAATGTTTCCATTTACATATACCTCAATTGCATTATTGCGCCCAACAATAACAATATGTACCCATTTTTTAACAGGGATGTTTTCTACATCTACAAAGTTATTCCACGTCTTACTGCTATTCATATACACACGAAGTGTGTTTGTATTATTTTTCAAGAACACACCTGGTCCCATTAGAGGGTACGGTTTGGGATGCCCCTTGTGAAAAATATGGAGCAAACCGTCCTGTTGTTTGAATGAACTCGGGTTCACCCACAGATAAAAACTATAGCTAAACTCGGCTCCGCTACGTTCATTGTCGGATAAGGGTAAAAGTTTATTTTTCGGGCTATTTGGATTTTGTTCAAATACATATGGTTTATTTTCAGCACTTACAGTAACATCTAAAAGTGTAACTCGGGTTCCAGTAACAGCCTTCATACTTTTGTAAATCATCTCAAAAGACATTAATGTAATGTATAATACAGTTGCCAATACAAGACCTAGAATCAGCTGAGGTACTATACCAGTTCCTGCAATATAAGACAGTGGTCCTGCAGCATTCATTGTATTTACGGACCCGCTATTAAAGGAATTCATCCCTATCTCTATCCTATGAGGAGAGTCTCTTTTCTCAATAGTTTTACAAATCACGTATCCATGGCTTGTAAAACTATTTATTTTTGTTCTATAGATGTGAATTTCTAACCCGTTATATTTTGTTTCGGGTAGTCAAAAGCTGCCACTGCTTTGGGATCGAATAAGGATGTCAAATAATCTAAGAAGCCATACTGTGCACCAGGACCCGCCATGTATAACCGCCATATTTGTTCGGGATTCAATGCATAATTGTATGCGCTGACATTGCTTACAAACCCACCAAAACCATTGTATTCACAAATGCGAAGAGCCATATTGCTCTTATCAACCTTATAGGTTGCGGGGAGGATACAACTGCGAGCCAGTTTACCATCCATATAGACATCAACAGTCTTTCCATTTAAACATACAGTTACCTGAACCCATTTTTGCATATCAATCGATGGAATATCGCATGGGCGGCTGCCATTTAATAAACCACTATCGGGCTGTACAGATGTAAACATGGTTTGCACAGATTTCATGGACAAATCATCGGATGCATTCTGAGGACTGGGGGATGCACCAGCTGCAAGTACACCATTTCCAGCATCCCTTGTATGAACACGAACAGATAGGGTGTTCTTGTAAGGACCCAAGAAGACTGCAAGTGTTAAATAGGAACTTCCGCCAAGACTAAACACATGCTTATTAAGACCACGGCGGATGGAATAATCATTGATATACACCCATGCATTAATAGCATATTCACCACCCTCATACATTGCCGGAAGATCAGCCGCCGTGGTTATATATGGTTTATCGGGTCGGGCATCTTTAATGCTATTAAGCACCTGTTTCCCCTCCAATCCACTGGGACCAAATAACCATCTATATAAATAATATAATGCTACAAGTGCAAGAATGGGAAACACAATAGTGCCTACCATTCCAGCACCAGGAAGACGTTGTTCTACACTGTTCATCTGGCTGACCTCTCTGTGTAATTGTTAGAAATGATTATGCGTATGGTGTTTGCCATGCTTTCAAAGGGTTTCCAGTTGGAGGCTGTGATGTACTAAAACAAAAGAGACCATTAGGACAGCCCAAGTTAGATACAAGCCCTGCAAAATTCAAGGGTTTGTAAGGCTCATGTCTTGTATTTGATGTATCTGCCAATTCACGCTGTATTTCCTCCAGTCGCATCGGTGTCGGAGCAATCATTGGTAGAGCAAACTCACCTCGAAGCTTTGAATCCCCAATTGTCAATTGCGAAGAGTTTACAACAGGAAAATACTGTGTGCGTTGACTTGCAACGTGCTGACCATTATATACGACCGTGAATCGCCTTCCTTCACGAACAATGCACAACTGCACCCATTTTTGTTCAGGAAACATAGGTACTGGAATTTCTTCAGGCTCTGTTAAACCTCCTTGCGTCTTTACTAATAAACGGGTCTTCGGGGGGGAACTTGCGCCTCCAGGTAATATTTGAAATTGTAATGCACTTCCCATTGATACCAACGTAATAGGCTCCTGTATATTTCCAACAAGCGGTGTTTTACTGTTAGCTGCATTAAAAATATAGACCGAAAACGTAGCCCCTGGTGGAGATAAAAATCCATCTCGGACATCGGATGAAGATCCAACTTTTGTTCCACCACCCAGTGAACCGACTCTCGGGGTCAATCCTTTCATGACCGCGGGGCGGACTGTACTGAGAACTGTATATCCAATTAATGTAGCTAGACCAACAAGTATCAATATGCCTATAAATAGGGATGTTGTATCCATTCTCTATTTGTAGGCAGTATTATGACAATTTAGGCTACACAGCTGTCAGGAAATGGCTTGCGACCAAAATCTTCTGCACCACCATAGGATCTAAATTCAGAAGGGGATACAGGTCTATTCCACAGGCGAAGATTACGAACACGAGCTGTGGCTGATAGTACTGTATCACTTGGAGGCTGAATTTGTCCAACAACTGCACGGACTGAGTTTGTAAAGGCTTTGCTTTTAACCAAATACCCATTTAGATAAACCTCAAGAACTTTAGAACCCACCATAATACCAACACGCACAGCTTTTCCAACGGGTATATTTGGAATCATAATTGTTTCAAGAGTCGTAGTGCCATTTAATGTCTGGGTTTGAATTGCAACATTCAAATCGTTTGTCATTCGGTCAAGATATAAAATAAGATTAAATGCACTTGCAAATGATAATATTGTATCGCGATCTGTATATTGTGCGGGAGGAGTTAAAAGAGCCCCCCTTGTAAATAATACACGTGGGAAATTTGTATTTGCAGTAGGATTATCTACTTGCACATCCAGCATCACACTATAATTTTGTGTATTTGTTCCCAATACAGTTTCAGTATCTTTTAATATGGTTAATTCAGTCTCTTTTTTCCAGTACAAGGCAGAATCATCAGAGCCGGGTACAGGAATATATCCTTGTCCACCAGGTATAGTCTTAAAAATGGGTGTAACTGTAAAATGTACAAGCGTTAATAGTAAAAGAATTAGTATAGTTAATATAATAAAATAATATAAATATTGGGATACACCTGTATTTACACCAGTCTCAAGTGCATATGTCCCAAATACATTTGCGTTTCTTGCAAACATACTATTCATCCTACTCTAGATTTATTTGTTTAATCTTTTGTAAACCAATATATCGCCATCCCCGTGGCGGCAGCGATTCCAAGTGCTGCACCGCCATATTTGGCTGCCATTTTGAAATAGTGACTTTGTACATCTTCAGGTGTCCATACGGGAGAGCGTCCAAGCTCTCCTAATTTATGGTAAAATGCGATTGCATCCAGCTCTGTATATTGCGGTTTTCCAAGATCTTTATTCACTAAATTGTGCATATCGACCGTCCATTTGAATAGATCTTTTCGCGTATCAAGACTCGGCGTAATTGGCATTTCCTTTAAATGATCGGCGTAATGAAGTTTACATGTAGGACACGGTATTAAGTGTGTAAAACTTTCAAAAAATTCTTTTGCAGCCCTTTTTTCAGCATAGGATGGTTCCACGGGATACCCTAGTGCTACCAGATGCATTGTATGCCAAAAAAAAGGACCCCATGTACTCGGAGGAATACGACCGGGCATTCTCTATTGAACCGCTATCTTCTCTTATAGATGTTGGCGCGGTGTAAAGGATTCGTTTGTATAGCTATATAGGAGATGGCGTCTGCATTTGCAAACCAATATATACACAATACAAAACAAAAGATAAACACATGTTGTAATTGTGGATTACAAGGACATCACTATAAATATTGCACAGAACCAATTACCAGTTATGGAATTATTGCATTTCGAATTTCTGATTTGCTACACATGCAGCCAAACGATATTGGAAATGGGTCAAATACGTATATTCCTTCCAATCTTGAATACCTTATGGTTCAGCGGCGTGATAGCATTGGATTCATCGAATTGCTTCGTGCGAAATATAAATTAACAGATATTCCCTACATTCAAGAACAAATCGATGGGACAACACCAGCAGAACGTCATGCATTGCTCACAAAGCCATTTGATGAATTATGGACATCCCTGTGGGGCGGTTCTACATTTCCAGAAAATAAACAATATCGACAAGAGTATGAAGTTGCAAAACAAAAGTTTGAGACGTTCGTTCAAGGATATGTATATAACGGTGTTTATATATCATTACAGACTTTAATTGAAGCCACACCAGTCTATTATCAGACGCCAGAATGGGGGTTTCCAAAGGGGCGTAGAAATGTAAATGAACCCAATTATAAATGCGCAGTTCGCGAATTTATAGAGGAGACTGGATTAAAAGTATCTGATATCCATGTTCTGGAAAATATTGAGCCTATTGTTGAAATATTTTGTGGAAATAATAATATTCATTATAAACATGTATATTATATTGCTTACATACCAGGTCATATACAGGTTAATTTACAATATACAAATGAGCATATGATGCGAGAAATTGGAGATATTAAATGGGTATCATTGCAGTCTGCCCGAAGCTTGATTCGCCCAACAAATCCACAAAAAAAAGCGGTTTTAGAAAAAGTATCTACACTTTTACATACACTTTGTCCATTATTTATTGGTCCAATGACGGCGTGTTATGTGTCTCAAACAGAACCATCTACTGTAAATAGGAATAATGAATCAGCCGCCGCCACAAGAATCACAAATCCCTGGGGAAAACCACACCCAGGATTTACCGGCTCCGCAGGTTCCACAGGCTTCGCAGACTTTAACTGTTAAAAAAAAATCAAAATATCCAAGAACATCCGATGAGTATTATAAACTTCTGGAGACAGATGGATTCTATCCAGACATTGATGATCCTAATTTTGTCGCACGCCTCTTATCAAAATATGAATTTGCAGACACAATGAGTTCTCCAGAAGAATCTATCAATGCGTGCGATTCAAATTACGGGTTTGAAATATCACCAGTTCAGCGATTTGTAGCAAACTTCTTACATCCCGGAACTCCATATATGGGAGCACTCTTATATCATGGCGTAGGTGTTGGTAAAACATGTGCCGCTATTCAGTCCGCAGAAGCATATTTAGACTCTTTTCCGAACCGTAAAATATTTATCGTGTGCCCGAGTGCAATTCGTCAAGGATTTCGAAAAACTATATTTGATTTTAGCAGCCGTGGATTAAGTATTGGAAAAGGGTCTGTTCCGAATTCCGGTAGAGGATGTACTGGGAATACATATCTTCACTTGACTGGCTGTTTGTTTGAGAGAGATATTGATGTTATCCGATCTAAAATCAACACTGCTATAAATAGACGCTATGAATTTTTTGGGTATGTGGAACTTCGCAATTATATTCGAAAAATAATAAACACGCGATTAACCCCTGAAGAACAAGCATATGAACTTCGAAAAGTGTTTAATTATCGTATGATCATTATTGATGAAGCCCATAACTTGCCAAACTATAAAGAGGATAATCTTGACGAAGATGAAACAATTGCGGAAAATGAACAAGAGGCTGAGGGCGAAGATGATAAGACTGAGCGCGCTGAAAGTACAATTGTACCGCCAACAGAAAAAGCAGAAGGGGCTACATTGACACCCTTTTTGGAAAAGGTTTTAATGAATACCGAAGGCATTAAACTACTACTTATGACTGCTACACCTATGTATAATAATGTATTTGAAATTTACACACTTCTCAACTTACTTTTAATAAATGATAAAAAGCCCATCCTTAAAAAGGAAAGTATATTAACTCTAAACGGCGATCTGACCGAAGGCGCCGATAAGATATTAAAACCAATTGCAAACGCATATGTAAGTTTTATGCGAGGTGAAAATCCGTATGCATTTCCAATCCGCCTTTATCCTGAAGGAACTGACCCCAATGGACAACCTGTCGCACGTTTGACGCCAGAACAATACCCAGACTATGAACTTGGTCCTACAGATGATATAAAAATACCCGATGATCAAAAACAAAATATGTCTAAACTGCCTATTGTATTAAGTGTTGCAAAATCAGAATCATCATTTAAAGCTGTCCTAAAACAAAGCATTGCAAATAAATCAAAACGGGAGGTTGGTGGGTTAAGTGGTAATAATGTAAACTATCTTTTACAAGCTGGAAACGTAGTATTCCCATCCAAAGACGGTGCATATGATGCCTCACGTCCACAACTTTATATTGGGGCAAATGGTTTTTTAAACACATTTGAAAAACAAAAAATAACTGTAAAATCTAAAGTTGATTCTTCATGGCTTATTAATGATGATGAACATTTAGAATTATACTCTCCTAAATTGGCAACCATATTGCGATATGTTAAACACGCAGAAGGGGTTGAGTTTATATTTAGTCAGTTTATTTCATCAGGTGCATTAATAACTGCACTTGCACTTGAGGCAAATGGATATATCCCCTATGGACGCCCCCCTATTTTAGTCAACCCCCCTCTAACCAAGCTGGGCGGTCAGTGCGCATTGTGCCCTAATCGTAAATCTCAGCACGAAGGGCAAGATCATGAATTCAAACAAGCCCGCTATGGATTGCTAACTGGAGACAAACAATGGTCGCCGAAACTAGAAGATAGTATTAACGCAGCGGTGTCTCCAGATAATAAAGATGGAAGTATCATCAAAGTTATTGTTGGTTCAAAGGTCGCATCTGAAGGTATTGATTTGAAATATATACGCGAAGTTCACATATTGGATGCATGGTGGCACATGAACCGCATTGAACAAATTATTGGTCGTGGTATCCGTTTCTGTAGTCATGCTGCATTGGATGAAGAAAAACGGAATACAACTGTGTTTTTACATGTAACACAGCTCGAGCAAACAAATACAATGGAAACTGCAGATTTATTCTGTTATAGAAGGGGTATGTTAAAAGAAATTAAAAAAGGAAAGGTAAGTCGCTTATTAAAGGTGTTTGCAGTCGATTGCAATCTGCGAAAAGATGTTACTATTTTAAAGAGGCTAGGGTACCGTAAGCAAGTGGATAGTCAGGGACAGCCACGCAATGGTTCAAAGGGCGAAGTTCAAGAAGAAGGTGAAGGAATTGCACTGGAAGATATGCCCTTTTCAGCAGTATGTGATTGGATGGATACATGCGAGCCCATCCGCTGTGATCCAGACATTCCTATTCAGTTAACTGCAAGTGATGACTCAACATATACTGCATTTAGTGCAAAATTTCGCGAAACAGCCATATTAAAAGTTCTAGCAGCTCTGTTTACAGAACAGCCTTGGTATCAGCAGGTGGAACTTATTCAAAATTTAGTGCAACGCGGGATTCCTCGTACGGCTGTAGATATTGTATTGCAAGAAATTGTAAACAACCCCCTTTATAGGTTTAAATCGGGCGGACAAGATGGATATATTATATATAAAAATAATTATTTCTTGTTTCAACCGGATTCTTATAAGAGTTTACAAATTCCAATGGCATTGCGTATTGGAATGTTCCCTGTCAAGCGCGATCACTATACGCCCGTTGAAATGAAACCTGCCGCGGCGGTTGCGCCCCTTTTAAAACAAGAAAAGAAAGAAAATAGAGATACAGCTTTGACTTCAGTAGAAACCTTTTGGAATACAGTTGAAGAATGGATAGAGCGTGTTGGAAATGGAACACAAAAATCAGTTAGTCTTGAATTGGAACGTGAAGTTCAGATATTGACGGAAACTCTTCCTGCGTTAAAGCCAATTTTTATTGAGAAATTGAATACAATACTTTATTTTAAAACTAAAATCCCTGCTGAAGAGAACAATATATTTAAAAGTATTTGTTTAGATTATATATGGGATGAGTTCTTACACCCTTCTGTCCAGACATTACTGTTATTTGGACGACCTACTATTCATGCAGGTCGTGAACAGATTCTACAAGAGGCAAATATACGAGCGGTTCGATATATTGATCCTAGTACAAATGAAATGAAATATATATGCAAAGATGGAAAGCAATGTGATCCAGATATTGCAAAAGCGCTTATTGAAAGCGCAAAAGAAAAAGGTGACACTCTGTACGATCGAAAAGTAGATAACAAACATGCGGGCATTTTTTACGGATTTTTAGCACCCAAGAAGGGTGATAAACTTGTATTTAAAACACAAGACGCATTGCCAGCTGGTAGTGTGATTAAGACGGGCAAAGAATGTGCTATCGTAGCCAAAGGGCATTCTTTTGAAAAATTAATTGCACTTGGAACTATTTTGGCAACAGCAGGTAAACCGACATTGGATTTAGATGAAGGACATTTAGCTGCAATTGGTCATATTATTGATAATTCAACAAAAGGGTGTACGCTCTTAGATTTAGTATTGCGATACATGGATGCATTGCGCATTAAGGATCGCCGCTGGTTTTTTAGACCTATTGCTGCATATATTGCTGGATTGCGTGGTCTAGTTGTTGCAAAAGAACCAAGGGGGAAAAAAGTGGCGGCTGCGAAGAAAGAGAATGTAAAACAGGTGGCTAATGTAATTCAAGCTCCCAAACCTAAAAAGAAACTTATTGTAGCTGCTCCAGCGGCAGCACCAGAACCTGCTCCAGAACCTGCTCCAGAACCTACACCTAAGGCTGCTCCAGTGGCAGTACCCGTGGCTGCACCCGTACCTGCTCCAGTGGCAGTACCCGTGGCTGCACCCGTACCTGCTCCAGTGGCAGTACCCGTGGCTGCACCCGTACCTGCTCCAGTGGCAGCTCCAGTGGCAGCTCCAGTGGCAGCTCCACCACCTCCAGCACCCGCCCCTCCAGCTGAAGATGAAGAAGAGGAAGAGTTTGCAAATGAATTCTAAGGGGTCTAAAAAATTGACACCATCTATTCCATATATCTAAAGTAGAACTATGGAACAGATTGCACTATTTGAAGAAAAGGTGTACCTCACCCCTAAAGATGTGAATCAAATTGGGACTCAAACAATTGATTCAATTCTGTCTTCCCATCTCAAAGCAAAACTAGAGAATAAATGCAGCCGCCATGGCTTTGTAATTCCAAATTCACTTGAGATGCTCTCAAGAAGTATGGGACAAATTGAGAATGGGAAGTATACTGGAAATATTGTATTCCATATTCAAGCTCAAGGACGTGTCTATAATCCGGCAAGTGGTACCCGCATCGTTGGACGAATCCTCAAGAAAAATAAAATGGGCATTTATATGATTTATAAAAATGCAATTCGTATTCTTGTACCTCGCGATCTCCACATTGGAAATGAAGAATTTGAAGCACTGCAACCACAAGATACGATTGAAGTCGAAATTCGTAAATCTAGGTTTCAAATGAATGACCCTTATATTCTGAGTGTAGCTGTCTTTGTGGGGCGTTTCAGTGTAAACATGGCAGCTATTAAAAATCCCGAACCTACAGCCGCAAATGCTCTACCGCCAACCGATAAACCTGCAGACGAAACTGATAATGAAGAAGATATCGAAGAAGAAGCAAAGTCATCAGAGCTTCTTGGTGATGTGCTCTAAAAGCGTAAAAATCACACCCTAAATCACATGTATATGATGTAGAAATGTCATCTCCGGTATTGAATAAAGAAGAGTATGAACGTCGCAAATTTTTTTTAGAAGAATTAAAACGTCTAACACAGGATCAATATGAAGAAATATTCCGCATTATAAAACGTAATGATGTATACTATTCTGAAAATAGTAACGGAATCTTTTTCGACGTTTCACAAATTTCATTAGATGTTTTTAAACAATTAGAACAATTTATTGAACTTTCTAGAGTACAGAGTAAATCTGAAGAAGACAGGACAACTGAATTAAATGTTCTAAGAAATGAAACAAAACCCAAAATTGGAACCTAAGGATCTTTCGCATAGACTAATTAATACGATATCATCTATGTCCACTCTTACTTGGTCACAGATTCAAACTTGGTTTGATAAAAATGCACACAGACATAAATGTGTCTCTCCTTATATCTCGAGTAAAGACTCTATCGAGGGTCCGGCAACAAAAATAGACGACTACGGTTGGAATACCATCCCAGCAGGTCCTTGCACCCCTCTATCTGCGATCCTTATTGCACAAGATACCATGTACAATGCCAGTCCCGAATCCATACGCCATTCACTTCTTCGCGATGAAACTACCGATCTTCAAGAAAAGGCGGTTCTTCATCTAAAGGGCAGGGCATGGCCTGTTCGTAGAACGGCTGAAGGAATTGCAGCATGTGGTCTTGAAGAAGGACGCGCATCCAATTGGTCCGATCTCGGATGGCGCGCCCTTTGCGCTCTTCGTGAATGCCAGCTCATTATTATAAATGAAGAAAAGAAGCAACTTCATTTTTTTCCAGAAGACGTATCCACGTGGTCTGAGAATACCGAAACATTTTGTGTAGATCACGAGTGTCGCTTTGTATCTACAAATCCCAATGCATCCTCAATCCTAGCCATGTGGCTTTCAAAAAAAGAGAGTGATGGATGGGCAATTCAATGGATTGCAGCCGAAGGGACAATGGAACAACTCAAAGCCGAACTTGCAACCTATAATGAGATTCTAACTTCAAAATGTACAAAAGATGTCTTGACCAAAAAAGTGGGTCGTGCAAAATCTCTTCACACTCTGTCTAGTTGGAATCATTCCGCATCCGCATAATGTAAACAATTTATTTTTTGACCCTCTAAGTATTAACCTTCAGAGTCAAAAAATTGAGGATCAAAGCCTAAGTCAAAGCTGGTACCTATCAATAGAGAGAGAATGGAACTATTCTCTGAAGAGGTGTCGCAGATAAAGACACTATTATCCGATTGGACTCTTCATCCCGATGTTGAAGTAGAGGCAACATTCGGTGTAAAGGGTCAAGTGGATATGCAGACCTTTCTACGTGTCGTATCACGCCTCAAATCTAAAGGGTATGAAGCAATTAGTCAAGAAGACCGTTTAACCATCAAGACAAATGATGATATCCGGTTTACTCTTAAAAATTCAGGTATCATTGCACAATACTGTCGAGATAATCGTATTGAGGATAAGCCATTTGTAGCTGTTATTAAAGATAACAAAATTACAGCAGATCAGCATCGTGCAGCTACAATTGATCTTCGAAGCTACGATGTTCGTATTAAAGGGCGCCGTGAGGTTGTTCTAGCCGAAGATGACCCCCGTGTAAAACAGACTATTGAACCTACCGCATGGGCACGAAAACTCAAGCACTTTCGGCTCATTCGTCGCTGGACATTTAAACTTCCTGGGCTCAAGTTTGATCTGAGTGCAGTACGTTCTTCGCCGCCAAAAGATCGTCAAGATGCACAGCTGCGCGATTCCCCTCTAGCAAACCGCCCAGATCGTTTCTTGGATAGTCGTATCATGTCCTTCCCGCCAACCTATGAGCTGGAAGTTGAACTTGATCGCGGAAGTCTCGGAGACAAGGATGCCTATACAGTCCTTATGAAAGGGGTTGGAGAAATGCTTCGCGGTATTCAGGGAAATTCTATTCTGATTTCAAAGATTACCAAGGAAGATGTTCTTAAACAATACGAAGAATGCACAAAGACCACTAAATTTCGCGGCGTCAAACCGTCTACGCTGGAATATAAAAATATGACAAGTCTTCGCGAACCCGATGACGTGGAACCAAATATTCGTGACAATTACAATGTTACCGATAAAGCCGATGGATTGCGTGTACATGCATTCTGCAATAAAGAGGGTGAGCTCTTTATGATTGATATGGCAATGAATGTATACAAGACGGGTCTGAAGAATCCCAAATGCAAAATGTCGCTTCTAGACGGTGAATATGTTACACAGACAAGGGCTGGAAAAGCAACCCAGGATCTTCTCCTCTTTGATATCTATTATGAATCTGAAGGTAAAGATATAACAAATAAACCATTCAAATCCGATGATGATAACTGTCGTTATTATGACATGAATCACTGGTTTAAAGAATGGAGTGAGGATGGTGGTCCAACTAAACTAATGGCAAGCGCTGGATTACTAGTTTCTATTAAAAATTTCTACTTTGCTGATTCTAATAATAGTATCTTTGATAGAGCAGCACTCGTACTTCAACAAAATCAGTTAAGCACATATAATACAGACGGTCTTATCTTCACACCCAATGCTCTTCCATTGCCATCCGATCCTGGGGCTGGATTTCCTGAACAATTTAAATGGAAACCAGTTGAAGACAATAGTATTGACTTTCTAGTTGTAACGGAAAAGGATAAGACTGATCCTGAAAAGGATATGATTCATATGGGAATTCATCCAACGACAGATGCATCTATTGAATACAAAACCCTGTTCTTGCTTGTTGGAAGTCGTGATGACCCTGCATTTCGCAATCCCCGCGAAACAATCCTATACAAGAAACCAATTCTAGATCCACGCAGGGATCAACGGGGTCCTCGTATTTATAGCGCAGTACCTTTTATTCCTCGTGAATACCCTGATGCAAATGCGGCTATTTGTAATATGATTGTACAACGCGATCCCAAAACTGGTGAAATGTATATGAAGACTGAACGCACAGAAGAACCTATTCGTGATATGAGTATCGTAGAAATGCGCTATGTTGCTGCAAATCCCCCTGGTTGGCGCTGGATTCCTATTCGCGTTCGTTCTGATAAAACAGATCGTCTACTTGGTGGGCGAGGAAGACAAGATCTTCAACAGCTCGCCAAATCTCGCCAACTCATGGGCACGCTAAACTCTGAAAAAACGGCTGAAAATGTATGGAATAGTATTCACAATCCAGTAACGGAACATATGATCTCTACAGGGAGCGAGACACCCACTGATGCAGAAAAACTCGAACTCAATATTCAAGAGCGAACTGTAACCTCTAAATATTACGAAAAGAAGGAAGATAGAGACGACAAGCGTCATGTGCAAGAACTCTTAAACTTTCACAATAAATATATTAAGGATATGATCCTGTATCCTTCAATTCAAAAGAATTCGCCCAATCCAGTGTTGATTGATGTGGCAGTTGGGCGAGCAAACGATCTTCATAAATGGCGTCGCATTGGAGCTAAGTTTGTACTTGGAGTAGATAAAACAGGCGACTGCTGTTTGGACCATTTGGATGGAGGGTATTATAGGCTTCTGAATACAATGGTTGAAGCACAGAAACGCAAAGACCCTCTTCCTATTCCCCCTATGGTCTTTGTAATTGGAGATAGCAGCCTCCGTTACCAGGATGGATCCGCAGGTGAAAACGATGCAGAAGCTGATATGCTCCGTGCAATTATTGGGCACATTCCACCAATTGGTCCTGTTCCCCCATATGTATCTGATTCCGCTGTTGCAGGGCGTCTTCGTGACAAGGCGGATGCCATGACATGTATGTTTGCAATGCATTACTTCTTTGAAAATGAACAAAAACTAAATGGGTTGCTGCAGAATATTGCAGATAACCTTAAAATTGGAGGGTACTTTCTAGGAACAAACTTTGATGGGAGAGCCATCTTTAATCTTCTTCGTAAAACCGAAAAGGGAGAGACAAAGGCTGGTAAACTTGATGATGGTACTACCATCTGGGAAATTACAAAGGAGTATGAATCGGATCCAACAGATGACTTTAGCGTAGACGATTCTGCATTTGGAAAAGCAATCGACGTAAAATTTATTAGCATTGGTCTCAAACATAGAGAATATCTAGTTCCCTGGGAACTCCTTGTTGCTAAAATGAAGACTATTGGTTGTGAACTCTGCAATGAAGAAGAACTTGCAAAACTTGGACTCCAAAACTCAAGTGCAATGTATTCAGTAAGTCATGAGATGGCAAGTAAAAATTATAAATATAAATCACTCTTTGCAATGAATCCTCAAGCTAAAGAATATAGTTTCTTCCACCGCTGGTACATCTTCAAGCGTACAAATCTAGGATCCGGTGAAATTGGAAAAGTAACCGAGCGGATTAGTTTGGATGAATTTGAATCTGCGACAGAGGGCAGTCCTAATTCAGCGGCTACTTCTGCTCCTGCTATGGTCGCGGCTACAGGTGTACCTATTCCTTCTGGTCCGACTAGACCCGATCGCGGCGCCTATGAACTAAGTCAAAGTATTCAACAAGCGGCTTCAACCGGTGAAAACATGACTGCAGCTCTGAATCAAGAAAGGGTTGCAAAAACAATGAAAGAACAACTGGATGCAGCCTTTGCAACCGGAAATGTAGATATACTTGAAAAGCTGGATAGACATGCAACACAACTGATGGCGAGACAAAATCAAGGCAGTACTGCGGCAATGCGCGCTGGACCTCCTGGCGCAACAGCACAAGCCTTTGTATCTAGATTTAATCTTAAACCCAAGTTAACTATTCCAGTTGAAACTCCACCGGAACTGGCTCGTAAACGGAACCTTACTATATCAACAGTTCTTAAATTTAATGAGAAATCTCCTGAACTATTTGCCAATCTAGACCTTCCTGTTGAAATCGCATCCTATGCAGGACGCTATCTATCCCCAAATGCACCGTATCCCATTCAAGATCCCGCGGCTGCAATGGAATCACCAATTGAATATCCAAGCATCCTTCATTTCCTTGCAGGAAAAATGGTTCAATATGCAACTGCAATTCCTACAGACTATGATCTCTTTACAAGCAAAGGAAAAATTCATACAGAGTGGAATGCGGCTCGTCAAGCAGCGCGCGGTACAAATATGAAAATTACACAAGAAACACAGCGCGATCTTCTCTTGAAGGAAACTGAAGCAGTAGAAAAACAGATGATTGAAATCCAAAAGGATCCTAAATATGCATTTGATTCTGCAAAATGGCAAAGTCAGCAAATTGATATGCTACAAGTTGCACTCAGTCAACGTCTAGAATCCGATAAACGATTCTGTGCCATCCTTGCAAAAGCAACAGAAGAGAAAAAGTATCTCCTGTATGCATCTGAAAATAAAAATCTTGGCGGTATATACAATTCTAAATCACGTCGCGTCGACGGTGTCAATCTTTATGGAACTACAATTATGGAGATTATTAAGCAAAATCCCCAACTTCTTCAAGATTGTATGGCTCCGTCTGTTGAACTTAATAAGGAACTAATGGAAACCGTAGACTAAACTACTCAAGCTTAAATGGAAACCACATCTATATATATAAGTACTAAGTAATAAGTAAATGCATACTCTTGCAAGAACGATTCTGGCAGCCTTTCTAGCCTATTCTTCGCACTATATGTTTACTAAAACATATGCTTGGATGTGCATCCCTGATGGATTTGACGGATTTTTTACTGGAATGATGTATACTGGAAGCCCTGTTTGTGCTGGAATTCTAAATGTAATGTCACACAGTCACGTTACATTTACAACTGTTATTGTCACAAGCATTTCTAGACTTTTAGTTGATTCTCTAGATGGATTGACCAAAACACGTAAAGAAGAGGAATAATATCTATATAGACCAAATCAAGTATGCCTAAACATCCGCTTGCATGGCAAGACCTTGCTCGGAAAAATCGCCATGCGCGCGATTTATCAATTGAATTTGATGAGCCCACTCACCGTTATACTGTGAATGGAACATCTGATGGATGGATTAGTTGCACTGGATTTTTACACATGTTTTTTCCACATTTTGATCCTGACGCGACCATTAAAAAAATGATGCGTTCAAAGAATTGGACAAGTAGCAAATATTATGGAATGTCGGCTGCAGAAATTAAAGCTCAATGGAATGCATCTGGAAAAGAGGCTTCTGAAGCAGGGACTGCGATGCATTTAGGAATTGAAATGCATCATAATGGACACGAAGAGCTTGTAGATCCAGCTGTAAAAGAAACCAAGGAGTGGAAATATTTTCAAAATTATTGGCGCGATTGTGGCGACGACCTGGTTCCGTATAGAACAGAGTGGGAAGTTTGGTCTGAGGAGCACAAACTTGCTGGATCTATTGACATGATCTACTATCGCAAGTCAGATGGAAAATATGTAGTTTATGACTGGAAACGCAGCAAGGATATTAAAACAGAAAACCAATTTGAAACTGGATATGCGCCAGTTGATCATCTGCCCAACACAAATTATTGGCACTATACACTTCAACTAAATGTCTATAAATGGTTCTTGGAAACATTTTATGGTCTTGAAATCGCAGACCTATATTTGATTATTTTACATCCAGACAATGGCAATTACAAGCGCCTTCGTTTGAATATTTTAGAGGATGAAGTAAAAGCAATGTTAGATTGCCGTCTTCGTGCAGTTCGTCAGGGTTCTAAAAGCAATGTATTACTTCCAATGCCCAACTATGATGAAGAAGAAACTGTATCTTCGAAAGATCCTGTATGCTTATTTGTAGAGGATTCTTAGTCTACATTTTCACCATATTGAAGTGGTTGTGGCTGGAGAGCACGTTCCAACGGTGGAGGTGAATTATGGTTTGGAACGGGTGTAGGAGCTTTTGGAGCCGGTTCTGGAACTTGACTTGCATCATTATTATAATTATTTAATTTTAACACGGGTCGTTTGCGACGTTTAAACGCCATAGGTTCTATAGAACTAAGCAGAGCGCCTTTCAAGTACATGGAGGGCAATACATCTGAAATATCATCCTGTTTAACAAGAATAGCAGGTCCCTCTTCAAAATCTGGTATAACCACGTATGCTCCAGACTTGGCGATCGGCAAACTGACGTCTACACGCCCCAATGGGGTAATAGGAATAGCTCCTATCTGTATTTGAATTACAGGTACTTTATATTTTCCAGAAATTTCCAGCAATGTTTGGGATGTTAAATCCACATTACTGGTACCTTTTTTAGTTGATGGAGGCATTCCAAAATAACGACGTATGGCACCCACACGTGAACTGGCAGGATTTCCAATTACTTCAATTGCAAGTTCTTTGACTAGATTTTCGGGCAAGAGTGCTGCCAATTGTTCTGGCACTGGATATAGTCTACGACCTGTTTTAAGCTCATCCAACTCATCTTCTGAAACATTACTTCTACTAAATTCTTCATAATATTGTGGGCTTTCTAAACTTTCTTGCGCATCCCCTCGTAATAAATCATACCATGCGGGCGTATTTTCAGGTAAAATCCATTGTGTTCCAACGTGTATATTTGTAGCAGGGATCTCAATACGGCGAACCCCATTTGTCAATAGTTCTTGTCGTTTTACAGGAAGACGAATTAATTCATCCAACAATCGATCTACAAAGTAGCTTGCAGCTGGCATTTCTCGTGCAACTGGATTCGAGGCAATTGAAATTTTTCTAGGTGCGTGTATTTTACATTGTTCCTCTGCTTCATCAAATATGCACGCACCGCTGCATTTATCTTTTTTAACATGAATGCAATCTTTTTTCAATAACACATTTTGGATATCAATATCAGCATCATCCATCATAAACCAACTCTCCAATGTAGGTCCAAGGCGTTTACGAAGCTCTTGCATTTTTTCAACTTTTGAATATACTGGACCAGGTGTCGCTTGCACACCTTTCATTGGTTTATATTGAATAATAGACTCTATTGTTTTTCGTAGTTCAGATGTATCATCCGATGAAATCCATTTACTAAATGATAACCGAAAATGTTCATACAAAATATTTGCTTGTTTTCTCTTCAAAATAAAGGAAGACTCATCTATCAATGGCTCTTTAGTATTATTAACATGTTTTATAATTTCATTATTAATTAAATATTCAAACTGAAATCCCCCATCTTTTGTAATTCGCTTTGCAGTTGCATCCTCTATTAATTCGGCTGGAATCTGTACTTCCCCACCAGGACGTATAGTTGTACAAGGCAATACAACTGTTGCATATGCATCAGGACCGCCCAATTCAAATGCAATCACATTTCTATCAATTGCTAAAAATGTATGAATTTTATAAACACTGCTTAATGGATATAATAATGGTGACACTATTTTTTCATAACAGTCATAAGTATCATTTGCAGAGGCAAGATCTACACTTGGGATGCCTAAATGAATTTGCAATCCTGTATTTGTATGAACTGTGTTTCCATCGTCTACAACTGGGACAAGTATATAATTTGCTTTTCCATTGGGATTTTGAAGCGTTATTGCTACGACATGGTTATACACATCTTTAACAATCCCAGTTGGTTTGAAATCTTGAAGCATATCTAGTGCACGGGTCAGAGGTACAAGAGCACGTACATCTACATCGCTTTGAAACGTAAACGCGCCACGATATCCAGACGCGCATTTATATAAGAATTCATCCTGATATCTATTTCGTACAATTGTAGGAAATCCTGAACTTTCCATCATACCCTGAGATACTGTATAATATACTTCGGATTTTGCAGTCCCATATGGGTTTAATTTACGAAGATAAATTAAAGGTTCCCAAATCTTAGAATCACTATATGTTAAAAATCCAACCGCATTGTTTGAATATCTATCCATATCAAATCCCATCATTGGACATAATACTTCTACTGGCGTATTTATATTTGCCGGATCACCCTTATAATGAAGTGTTAAAAGCGTTAATCCATATGGAGTTAGCAACCCAGGTTCCGCGAGTATGTGTACAAAATGGCGTAACTGTTTTCGTTTAGAATCATCTTTAATGTATGCAATAAAATTATGATATGCATTATAAAATCTATTAATTTCAAACATTGTCTTGGTCATATTTTTTACACGCAGAAAGTTTTGCGCCCACGCTGTTAGTATTGGCGCGGGTACATCTTTCTGTTTTGGATCAAAAAATTCCAATACCAAATTTCCAAAATTTAAGTTTATAAAAATACGGGGCGTGATTCGATTTATGAGATAATCTTGAACGGCTCGTATTGTATTCATACCCAGCATGGGCGCAATAGCGGCAAATAAACTATTATTAATATACGAAATTTTATTATTTACACCAATTCTAAAAAATCCATGCGCGGTTGGTAAAAACGCCTGCTTGATGGCAACACGTGCCACCATTGATTGTGAGTTTTGACCAAAAAACGCATCAAGCGGTTGAGATAATAGTCCCACCTTGCCAGAATCCAACGGGTATTTCTCCGTTCCTAATATATATTCATTTGCAATTTTCCAACGAATCAAATCATATGGGACATCAAGTTGTTCACGTACAGCCAAGCTATCCTGTAATTCAGCCGATTTTTTTGCATCTTGTTCCACTTTTTCTTTCAGAGCTTGCTCAATTGCTTGAGGTGGCTGAGATGGTGCGGCACGTATTCTATCAAATCGCGGGTCTTCCCAAAGTATAGGCTTTTTTAGTGAATTGTCTACAACAAAACAACATGGCACTTCATACTTTTCTGGGTGCTCTGGTTTTGCTAGAAATCCAATCCATTTCGCTTTTTTGGGCTTATCTTTGCGTATAAAAACGGTTTCACCTGGTTTTGGTGCATCACGATCTTTTATCTCCGTTCCATGACAAAAGGGACATGACTCTTTATTTTTTCTTTTCTTTTGATAATCTGTTTCTGAGTTCCAATCTTTTTCTAAAATAGGAAGTAAATCGCGCAAGCATAATATACTGTGACATAGAAAATAAAGAAGATTGTTTGGTGTTGGATCTGATCCATATCGCAAAACTGTAATTTTTTCCAGCGCCTTTTTGGCAGCTTTAATAGACTCCGCTGTATTTGGTGTCCCGTATTCTATAAAGGCAACATCGCCCTTGGCTTCTTTTTCAGCATAAATTTTTCGCATGTTTTGATATTGTGCTAAAGTTAATACAAATGGATAGCGATCTTGTGCAGGAGGACATTTGCGCGAGTAGTTACTCTCAATTGCAGCTGTAGCTGCCCCAGGCTTCTTTGAGGACCCAAACAATGTCGCATCCAACTGTTTCAGACGGTTAATAAACCAATGTTTAACAACGATTTTCTGTTGATCATTATTTTTATGTTCTTTTGGTAAGGGAGCTGCAGTCGCGACGAGGGCTTCAGCATCTTCATCTTCATCTTCATCTTCATCGTCACTCTCATTTTCATCCTCATCGTCTTCCTCTTCACCGGCTAATACGGCATGCCGAATACCTGCAGGGGGGTATTTGGGAGCTTCTACCTTTTTTTCAACCTGCGCAGCAGCTTGTTCAATCTGTTCTGCAACTACTGCAGATCTAGCTGCAACAGCCTTTGTAATTCCTACTTCATCAAATGCATCGGTCCACTGGTCTTCCGTGCTTAAAAATGCAAGACCAACCGCAGTGCAAATACGACGAATATCATCTACATCGCACCGTCTTAAGTTATAGAGCTGTATTGTGAAACTTGTAATGCTTTGTGCCGAAATTGTTATATCTACACCTGGATTTTCCTTTATTAAAAAATCTTCTCCCTCCACGTCTTTAACACTCGCTTCCATCCCTTTTTTTAAAAAATCAGTCAAGTATGCGTTTGCTTTTTCTTCTGAAATTTCAAATTCTTTTGAAATTGATGGAATAAGCTGTGCAAGTTGATCCCGCTCAATCTGCTTTCGCGTCATCATATATTGAATATATGCAACTATGCGATTTGGTGTTGAAAAATTACTTACACCCTTGTATCGATAAGATGCAAACACGGCTTGTTCAGATTCTTCTGGCTCTATTTCTTGAAATAAGGTTGTAAGCCGAGCCATACGGTCTTGTACAATTTTACGAATATTATTATTTGGTGCAGAAGGAAGTTGTAATTCAATACGAAGATGCGCCTTTCCTAGTTGAATAGATTCTAAGCTAAATGGCATCCCTTCAGCAGAAGCTAATAAAGCAGTTTCCAATCCTCGTAGGTCGCGATGTATATCTAAAATGCGTTGATCCTTTGGCGCTTCAATGTTAAAATCAGCCGTCGTATCCTCCAATACACGAAGCGTACTATACAATGGATTGTATCCAAATTCGGCTGGACGAACAAGAGCTTTTACAAAAAGTATACTTGCATCTGATAGTGGACTTTCTTCGCGCACCCAGGTTTTTAAGAGAATAGGATCGCTTACAGCTGGTAATCCTGTAGATGTTGGTTGAAATAGTTTTGTCATGGGTGTTGTATTTGGCGTTAAAAGGCGCATAAATGGACGAGCAGCCGTAACAGGTTGTGAAAAAAAGAGCGCATCTACTCCATCAAAATAGGCGGATTTGTCCATATTTGTCCACTGAAATTGTAAATATTTTACACCAGTTGTCTGAAATTCAGGCACAGCGACATCTTCCACTAGGCGTTCCAGTGCATGAACTTGCAGTAATTTGGCTTTTATATATTCTTCTAGAATATTTCGTTGCTGTAATTCAACAAGTGATAAACGACCCGTAGTAGATGCATCTAAATAGGGGAAATAGGGGTAGAAAAATCCATACCAATTTAAAGATGAAAATGGGTCCTTGCTGCCTTTGAACAAACCCTTTAAATATAAAAATGAATAGGCTGAAATTGTTGGGATTTGACCATATTCGTTAAGAAATGCATCTTGTAGTGTAAGATTGCCCTTTCTAAACACCTGTGGGTTTGTTGAATCACCATTATCATTTACGAATGTTTCTAATGGGACGGCTTCTTGTATGTGTTCAATAGGGTTTGGAACTTCAAGCACTGGTTCTTCATCTTTTGATGGATCCTTATATGTAAACATTACTGGATACTCGGTCTCGCCGATATGAAAGGATAAATACACATAGGGGGGGAACAATTCATCCTGTTTTTCTATTTTCAACCACAATGTGCGCCGAATGTCCTCGAGCGTGTGAAAGGGTGCAAGACCTTTAAGTTGCACATCCTTTTGTCCGGTTGTTGTATATAGACGTACTTGTATTGTATTGACTGGAGAAATAAAACTTGCAAGTGGCTGTGGGGTTTTTATAGTTTTGAGCAACTTGTCAAGTGGCGATTGCTCCATACCTACCCTTAGCTATGTAAAATAGAACCTTTTTTGAGCGTTCATCGGGCTCTCAAAGAATGGTTGCGGTTTTGTCTGTTTAGTTGAATATCTTTCCAATGCTAAAATCCGTACCAGCCTTTTCCTTATCTTTTGACGGATCGTATTGCGGTGCATCTGTGATTTGCACACCACAATACATGACAGGGTGGCTCTTGAAATCGGTGGGCTTGTACAGATTGCGCGATTCGGCTTCACGTAAAAGCCAGCCAAAATTATTCCAAAAGTCAGCGTCATGCCCTACAGTTTTTGTAATCATGTGCGCCATTTCATGCAGCGCTACAAACATCATAACATTGCTATCAACAAGGCGTTCAGATCCGTCGCGCTGTCGTAGACATAAATGTACAGCTTCGCCCTTGTTTACACTATAGGATGTATGCTCCGCATCTGGTGTGCTTTCGAAAAAACGGTTGGGATCGGCTCGGAAGTTTTGGACCAGACGCTGAACTTGTGGCTTATTTGGATATGATTGTGTTAAATCATCCATAAGAGTTTGTAAATTTATTCTCATACGGGCTAGTAAATCTGCAGCTTGTTGCTTATCCGGGAGATCTCGGACTTTGTATTCCTTTCCATCGACTGCACTTCTTACAGGTACTGTTGCAAATGAAGAACCGCCAACTATACTTTTAAACATGGACGTCATTTGATATAACATGGATTCACCCATCTGGATAAATTCTGCTCTCCTAATCAGAAGCAGGGTTTCTATGCGCCCAATCATACGGATTTATCATATTCTGGAGAGCATACAGTATGCTATATTATACATGTTAACTGCATTTTTTGCTGGAGTTGGACTTGATTTTACATTCCCGCATTACGATCCTAAAAAACCTGTAGCCGATATTCGTCGCGAAGTTATATTCCAATGCATTGCACTTGTACTTGTAGTTTATACAACACGCTACCTTGTTAAAAGTGTACCCATTCTATTTCCAGTTCGCGCTGCTGCAAATTATATTCCTTATAAAACCGCTGAATTTAACGGGGAAATGATGATGGGATTTGTTTTCTTAGGATGCCAGCTGAATTTAATTCAGAAAATGGATTTTTTGGCTGGAAAGTTATACGGGTGGATTTTTAATAAGGAACGCAGGGGGAAAGAGAATGGCACTGAATTTATTCATAAACTGAAAACAAATCATATTGATAAAGATAAAAAGAAAACTTCTTAAGAGATATTATAAATATCGTATAAGAAGCTTCTATTCTAGCCGGTTTAGAATAAGTCTAATTGTGTAATCAAATCGTGACTTGTATTTGTATTAGACCCTGTAAACAAGACACGCAGTGACATTTGATCCCCTGCATTCATTCGGACAGAATTTAGATTTGCATATTTCTGAGAAGGATATGTATCACTATCTGTAAAGGCGATTACAAAATCAATTGTTGTAGATGCATTCTTCAAGATTTGTACAATTGTACTATTTCCTACACCAGGGCTTCCTGAAAGAGTTGTATACATACCGTATAGAAGTGTATCTTGTTGAATACGATAATAGGAAAAGACAGAATCTGGATATCCAGTGATGGGACGTGGCGAAGTTTGATTTTCTTGTGCTTGAATTGAACCAGTCCACATATATCCAATAGTGTAAATAGAAGAAACGGGTAGATTTGCATAATTGTTTGATAATTGACCAATCATACCATAAAAGACCGATGTAGGATATACGGATGTTGTAAAGCTAGAATTTCCTGCAGAACGTGTAATTAAGTCACAGCCTGGTCCAATATTAATATTGCCATTCATTTGCAAGAAATCTGAGGCTGTATATGCGCCAGTCCCAGGAGCCCCTCCAATTGCAGATGCGCGGAGCTGTACTATAGAACTTATCGATCTAGTTTCAACACCAACATAAGACCCTGTTGAATTTGATGAAGTGGGATTTGCCACGTATAAGTTTGTATCACGAACAGAACATGCTGTATTTGTACTTACTAAGAGTGCGCGTTTTTTGCCGCCACCATTGGACTTGACACGAACATTGCACTCACGAAGAAAGTTAAATGTATACGTTTCTGGACTCAATGCGAGATCACCTGCTGCAATAATCCCATTTACATCGCTATCACCGTTAGAAGATGCAGATGAATTGTCAGCCGTAATTTGTGTATTATGTAGAATTGCAGTTTGACATGTGCTCGTTGGGAAATAAATAGTGGTCATTGATGAATGATTTGTATTGTAGAGGTTTACGGTAATATCATCGAGTCGTGTATTTTCACCCATGGTAATCATAACCGTGTCTTGTGTTAAAGATGACATTTGGAGGATTACAGATTGTGGGCTCATACCGCGCATGGACGTATTGTTTAGAAGAGTAATTGGTGTTGTCAAGGTATATGTTCCTGGTAAAATATACATTGTATCACCCGCAATCATGGCTGCATTTGCAGAATTGACTGTTTTGTAGGGGAAACCACCAGGGGCGGCGATTGCATCGTTTCCATTGACTGTATCAACCAACAGGGTATTTCCAAAACGAGGGGATACTACACTATTATAAAGTATTCCTGATGTTGTACTTACAAGTTGTGTAGTTGTGGCTGCAGTTGTGGCTGTACCATAAGGTTGTCCAGATGCATTCAGTGTTGTAAATTGGATTGTGCTCTGTGGTCCAACTGAGATTTCAACCCCGTTTGCATTTGTCCATGTACCGTTTGTATAAGATCCGCCGAGTTGAATTGTTGAAGCTGCAAAAGGGGTTGTTGCATAAATTTCGCCTTTTGCTCCTGCACCGAGTGTTCCTGTTGGTCCAATGTGCACAGATCCAGTTCCTACATAAATATCCTTCCATACAGTTCCTGTTGCGCCCAAACTGTAGACGTCATTGGCGGTAGGAATTACATGACCTGCGACTTCCACTGTACCCGTACCGCCATAATTTGTTGTCACCTTTACAACATCGCTTGTTTTGATTGTCGTTGTATCACTGGGATCTGCAACTACCATAGAACCGGTTCCTTGTAAAACTATTGTTGGTAATGGTCCTGTGGGTCCTGTGGGTCCTGTTGTTCCTGTGGTACCTGTGGATCCTGTGGTGCCTGTGGTGCCAGTAGGACCTGTTGGACCTGTTCCTATGGGTCCAGTGAATCCAGTCCATCCGCGCAATCCAACAGGTCCTTGTGGACCAGTCGTACCCGTAGTTCCTGTAGTTCCTGTTGCTCCCTGCAGACCTGGCGCACCAAGTGCACCCGTTGCCCCTGTAGTACCTGTATATCCGGTTGCTCCTGTAGTACCAGTGGAACCTGTAGGACCAGTTGATCCTGTTGGTCCTGTAGTACCTGTCACACCTGTTGCTCCATCAGCTCCAGACATGCCAGTGGGTCCTGTTGCACCATCAGCTCCAGACATGCCAGTTGGACCTGTAGTACCAGTAGCACCTGTTGCACCATCAGCTCCAGACATGCCAGTGGGTCCTGTTACACCTGTTGCACCATCAGCTCCAGACATGCCAGTGGGTCCTGTAGTACCATCAGCTCCAGACATTCCAGTGGGTCCTGTAGTACCAGTGGAACCAGTTGATCCTGTTGCACCATCAGCTCCAGACATTCCAGTGGGTCCTGTAGTACCTGTGGGTCCTGTTTCCCCAGTTGGTCCTGTAGTACCTGTCACACCTGTTGCACCATCAGCTCCAGACATGCCAGTGGGTCCTGTAGTACCTGTGGGACCTGTGGGACCTGTTTCCCCAGTTGCCCCTGTAGTACCTGTCACACCTGTTGCTCCATCAGCTCCAGACATGCCAGTGGGACCTGTTTCCCCAGTTGGTCCTGTAGTACCTGTCACACCTGTTGCTCCATCAGCTCCAGACATGCCAGTGGGTCCTGTTTCCCCAGTTGGTCCTGTAGTACCTGTCACACCTGTCGCACCATTAGCTCCAGACATTCCAGTGGGTCCTGTAGTACCTGTGGGTCCTGTTTCCCCAGTTGGTCCTGTAGTACCTGTCACACCTGTTGCTCCATCAGCTCCAGATATTCCAGTGGGTCCTGTAGTACCTGTGGGACCTGTGGGACCTGTTTCCCCAGTTGGACCTGTAGTACCTGTCACACCTGTTGCTCCATCAGCTCCAGACATGCCAGTGGGTCCTGTAGTACCAGTGGAACCAGTTGATCCTGTTGCACCATCAGCTCCAGACATGCCAGTTGGTCCTGTTGCACCTGTTGCTCCATCAGCTCCAGACATGCCAGTTGGTCCTGTAGTACCTGTGGGTCCTGTTTCCCCAGTTGGTCCTGTTTCCCCAGTTGGTCCTGTTGCACCATCAGCTCCAGACATTCCTGTTGGTCCTGTTGCACCTGTAGCTCCTGTCGCACCGTCAGCTCCAGACATACCAGTGGGTCCTGTAGTACCTGTCACACCTGTTGCTCCATCAGCTCCAGACATGCCAGTTGGTCCTGTGGCACCTGTGGGACCAGTTTCTCCTGTTAGTCCCGTTGTACCTGTTGTACCTGTTGCTCCATCAGCTCCAGACATGCCAGTTGGTCCTGTGGCACCTGTGGCACCTGTGGGACCTGTTTCTCCAGTTGGTCCTGTTGGTCCGGTTGCTCCATCAGCACCTGACATGCCAGTTGGTCCTGTTGTACCTGTGGGACCTGTTTCTCCAGTTGGTCCTGTTGGTCCGGTTGCTCCATCAGCACCTGACATGCCAGTTGGTCCTGTTGTACCTGTTGTACCTGTTGCTCCATCAGCACCTGTTAGTCCTGTTGTACCTGTTGTACCTGTTGCTCCATCAGCACCTGATATACCAGTAGTTCCTGTGGCACCTGTTGCTCCATCAGCACCTGACATGCCAGTTGGTCCTGTAGTACCTGTGGGACCAGTTTCACCAGTTGGTCCTGTTGTACCTGTTGCTCCATCAGCTCCAGACATACCTGTAGTTCCTGTAGCACCTGTGGCACCTGTAGGACCAGTTTCTCCAGTTGGTCCAGTTATACCTGTAGTTCCTGTGGCACCTGTTGCTCCATCAGCTCCAGACATGCCAGTTGGTCCTGTAGTACCTGTTGCACCATCAGTACCTGACATACCGGTAGTTCCTGTGGCACCTGTAGGACCAGTTTCTCCAGTTGGTCCAGTAGTACCGGTGGAACCTGTAGATCCAGTTGACCCGGTTGATCCTGTGGCACCTGTAGATCCAGTTATTCCAGTTGATCCGGTTGTTCCAGTTGGTCCGGTTGATCCTGTGGCACCTGTAGATCCAGTTATTCCAGTTGATCCGGTTGTTCCAGTTGGTCCAGTTGGTCCGGTTGACCCAGTTGGTCCTGTCCATCCCTGTTCACCAGGAGCACCTATTGGTCCGGTTACTCCTGTTGGTCCTGTTCCTAAAGGTCCCGTTGCACCCGTCGTTCCAGTTGTACCTGTTGTACCAGTAGTTCCTGTTGAACCAGTTGGACCAGTTACACCTGTTACTCCCGTTATACCAGTAGGTCCGACACTTCCAGTTGCTCCTGTATTTGATGCATCTCCTGGCAATCCTTGTGGTCCAGTTGCACCAGTTGTTCCGGTTGCACCTGTTGCACCTGTTGTTCCAGTAGGTCCAGTTACACCTGTTACACCAGTCGCACCCGCTAAACCAGTTGGTCCAGTTGCCCCTGTTGCCCCAGTTGTACCTGTTGTTCCAGTTACCCCAGTTGCACCAGTTGAACCTGTCGTTCCAGTGAATCCAGTCCACCCGCGTAATCCAACTGGTCCCTGTGAACCAGTTGTTCCTGTGGGTCCTGTTGTACCAGTAGCCCCTTGTAGACCCGGTGCGCCAAGCGCTCCTGTTGGACCTGTTAATCCAGTTGATCCAATGGACCCTGATGCACCGGTAGACCCAGTGGATCCAGTTATACCAGTAGCACCCGTAGGACCTGTTGGACCGGTTGTGCCCGTAGAACCTGTTGGTCCCTGTGGACCTGTAAATCCACTAGACCGAATCACTAAAATGAGGGGCGCATCCGGTGGAAATCCAGTTGTACCGACACCACTGGCATCTACAAATGTAACTGGTATTTCAATATAATCATTTGGATATACGGTTACAGTATTTACAACGGTCCATGATTGATAATCATCACTATTCGATTGAGACTGAACAATAACAGAATCACCGGTACTTAATAAGGCTAAAAAGACATCAATATCCACATTATCGCTAGTTAGATGGGATACATTGATTTGCGTTGCAGAAGTTTGTGGAGATGTATTCCATAATATATACCCTGGACCTGGATCACCAGTTGTTCCCGTTGCATTTGCTAGATAACTATAATAGCTACTACTTTGCCCTGGGTCTCCTTTTGATCCAGTTGGTCCCTGGATACCTTGATCTCCTTTTGCTCCAGACATACCCGTGGGACCTGTTGGTCCAGTAACACCATCGGCTCCAGACATACCTGTCGCTCCTGTTGCTCCATCTGCGCCAGACATACCTGTCGGTCCTGTGGTGCCACTCGGACCAGTCTCACCAGTGGGTCCATCGGTACCAGACATACCTGTCGGTCCTGTCTCACCTGTAGGTCCTGTTTCACCAGTGGGTCCAGTTTCACCAGTAGGTCCTGTAGTACCTGTCTCACCTGTTGCTCCATCAGCCCCAGACATGCCAGTGGGTCCAGTTTCACCTGTAGTTCCTGTCTCACCTGTAGGTCCTGTCTCACCAGTGGGTCCAGTAGGTCCAGTCTCACCGGTGGGACCAGTCTCACCCGTAGGTCCTGTCTCACCAGTGGGACCAGTAGGTCCAGTCTCACCTGTAGAACCAGTCTCACCAGTAGGTCCTGTTTCACCAGTGGGACCAGTTTCACCCGTGGGACCAGTTTCACCAGTTGGTCCTGTAGTACCTGTTGCTCCATCAGCCCCAGACATGCCAGTGGGTCCAGTTTCACCTGTAGTTCCTGTCTCACCTATGGGACCAGTTTCACCCGTGGGTCCAGTAGGTCCAGTCTCACCGGTGGGACCAGTCTCACCCGTAGGTCCTGTCTCACCAGTGGGACCAGTAGGTCCAGTCTCACCTGTAGAACCAGTCTCACCAGTAGGTCCTGTTTCACCAGTGGGACCAGTTTCACCCGTGGGACCAGTTTCACCAGTTGGTCCTGTAGTACCTGTTGCTCCATCAGCCCCAGACATGCCAGTGGGTCCAGTAGGTCCTGTATCTCCAGTAGGTCCAGTCTCACCTATGGGACCAGTTTCACCCGTGGGTCCAGTTTCACCAGTGGGTCCAGTTTCACCAGTAGGTCCTGTAGTACCTGTTGCTCCATCAGCCCCAGACATGCCAGTGGGTCCAGTAGGTCCAGTTTCACCCGTGGGACCAGTTTCACCTGTAGGTCCTGTTTCACCAGTAGGTCCTGTAATACCAGTTGATCCCGTTGCACCTGTGGGACCAGTTTCACCCGTGGGACCAGTTTCACCAGTTGGTCCTGTAGTACCTGTTGCTCCATCAGCCCCAGACATGCCAGTGGGTCCAGTAGGTCCTGTATCTCCAGTAGGTCCAGTCTCACCTGTAGGTCCTGTTTCACCAGTTGGTCCTGTAGTACCTGTAGGACCAGTTTCTCCAGTAGGTCCTGTAGTACCTGTTGCTCCATCAGCCCCAGACATGCCAGTGGGTCCAGTAGGTCCTGTATCTCCAGTAGGTCCAGTAGGTCCAGTCTCACCAGTGGGACCAGTTTCACCTGTAGGACCAGTTTCTCCAGTAGGTCCAGTCTCTCCGGTTGGACCTGTAGTACCTGTCGCACCTGTTGCTCCATCAGCCCCAGACATGCCAGTGGGTCCAGTAGGTCCCGTTGCACCTGTGGATCCCGTTGTTCCCGTGTAACCGGTTGTTCCTGTCGGTCCATTAATTCCATCTAAGTTTACATTATAACTACCTGCACTTCCAAATGTACCATTAATATTTACAATTTGATCAATAATTAATGCACCGGTACTTGAGTTATAACTTTGCACACGTCCTTCAAAATTGTTAATTAAAGGTGCAGAAATATCTGTAACAATGACGGAATTTCCAAGAATATAGGCTAATTGAGTACCAACTGTTACGGGTCCAATAGATCCTGTTGTTGGTGTAATTCCAGTAGTTGTAAAGCTAGTTAAAAATCGATCACTGAATCCCGTTTCGCCTTTTGGTCCAGTAGCACCCGTAGGTCCTGTTCCAACAGCACCCGTAGGTCCTGTAAGACCCGTCGCACCATCAGCACCTGTTGCACCTGTCGGGCCGGTAGTACCTGTGCTGCCCGTTGACCCAGTAGGACCTCTTAAACCGCCGTAAGGGAGTAAAATCCATGTTGTTATTCCATCTCCAATTTTAAACAATTGAGTATCTGTTTCTAAACCCAACTCTCCTGCGGCTAAAATTGGATTGGATGCCAGCCAATCCGCTGCAGTTCCTCGTCGGAACTGTAATTGGATGTATGGCATTTACTTCTATCCTTTAATGCAAAAATAAGGACTCTTTACATCCTACGCATTCAAACCATACATTTTTGAATAGTTTGAATATGTATACTTTATATTATATTTTTATCCGAAACTTGTTAATTGTCCCATTGTAATCCAAGAAACACCCGTATAATAGTGCGTAAAACTTTCAATTTCGGTACGATTTGCCGTGGGTGCGGGTGGACTGGCATTTGCCCAGTTAATATAATTTGATGTTCCATTGATCTGTAATGAACTTGTATAATATGGCGTTGTACCCTGTCTTAACATAAATGTAGTCACATAACTACGATTTGCTGTTGTTGGTAAATTGGTTATATTTGCTGTAAAACTTGTTGTCATCGCAGATACAAAAAATATAGCACCATTTTGCCAATCAAATGTAACCGTTCCAGTGGGGGCTGTATACGTAGATACAAATTCTTGAATTTGTCTTACACTGGTTGTTCCATTTACTGATATACTGCTGAAGCTTAGGTCAGGAGATATAGTTCCAGTAGGACCTTGTTGCCCAGTTGATCCAGTAGGTCCAGTCTCGCCAGTTGGTCCTGTTGGTCCTGTAAATCCAGCATATCCTAAAGATGTCCATGGTGTTACACCGTCTCCAATCTTGAATAAATCACTATCCGTTTCAATAGCCAACTCTCCGTCAGCTAATACTGGATCTACAGATGTCCATTGTGAACTAATTCCGCGACGGAATTGTAAAGTTAAATTTGTTCCATTATATGCTCCAGAAGGTCCTGTGTTTCCAATTACACCAACACCCCCTGCATCAAACGCTGGTCCAACTGTGTATGTGCTAGATGGAAATCCACCATCAAAAATATAATACGTATTATATCCTGTAGGTCCCATTTCGCCCGTTGCACCCGTTGTTCCTGTTGAACCAGTATCACCAGTTGGTCCTGTTCCAAGCGGTCCTGTTGCACCGGTTGTTCCAGTTGCACCAGTTTCACCCGTTGGTCCCGTAGGTCCTGTCTCGCCAGTTGGTCCAGTTGTTCCTGTAGGTCCAGTTTCACCTGTATATCCGGTAGGTCCTGTCTCACCAGTTGGTCCGGTTGTACCTGTAGGACCCGTTTCACCAGTAGGTCCTGTCTCACCAGTTGGTCCGGTTGTACCTGTAGGACCCGTTTCGCCAGTTGGTCCGGTTGTACCCGTCTCGCCAGTTGGTCCGGTTGTACCTGTAGGACCCGTTTCACCAGTAGGTCCTGTCTCGCCAGTTGGTCCAGTTGTTCCTGTTGGACCCGTTTCGCCAGTAGGTCCTGTTGTTCCTGTAGATCCTGTCTCGCCAGTGGGACCTGTTTCACCGGTAGGTCCGGTTGTACCCGTCTCGCCAGTTGGTCCGGTTGTTCCTGTTGGACCCGTTTCGCCAGTAGGTCCTGTTGTTCCTGTAGATCCTGTCTCGCCAGTTGATCCAGTTGTTCCTGTAGGACCCGTTTCACCAGTAGGTCCGGTTGTTCCTGTAGATCCTGTCTCGCCAGTAGGTCCTGTTGCACCTGTTTCACCAGTTGATCCAGTTGTTCCTGTATATCCAGTAGGTCCTGTCTCACCAGTAGGTCCGGTTGTACCCGTAGGACCAGTTTCACCCGTAGGTCCTGTTGTACCTGTTGCACCCGTTTCGCCCGTAGGTCCAGTTGGTCCAGTTGGTCCTGTCCAACCCTGTTCACCTGGTGCACCGATCGGACCTGTTGTACCAGTAGGTCCGGTTCCAATAGGACCTGTTGCACCGGTTGTACCAGTTGGACCTGTTGATCCAGTTGTACCGGTAGCACCCGTATTCGATGCAATACCTGGCAACCCCTGTGGTCCTGTTGCACCTGTTGGTCCTGTTTCACCTGTAGGTCCTGTTGTACCTGTTGAACCTGTTGAACCTGTTGGACCAGTTGGTCCAGTTGATCCGGTTAGACCTGTAGATCCCACTGACCCGGTTGATCCTGTTGGTCCAGTAAATCCAGTTGGTCCAGTTGGTCCCGTAGTTCCAGTAAACCCAGTCCATCCACGCAAACCAACCGGTCCTTGTGGTCCTGTTGTACCTGTGGGACCAGAAGTACCCGTTGCACCTTGTGGACCAGGAGCTCCTAGTGAACCCGTAGGTCCGGTAAATCCAGTTGTTCCTGTTGTTCCTGTTGGTCCAGTTATTCCAGTTGTTCCTGTTGTGCCAGTTGGACCTGTCTCGCCAGTTGATCCAGTTGGTCCCGTTGGACCTTGTGGACCTGTAAATCCACTAGATCGAATTACTAAAATAAGCGGCGCATCTGGGGGAAATCCAGTAGTACCTATACCCCCCGAATCTACAAATTCTACAGGTATTTCAATATAATCGTTTGGATATACAGTAACTGGATTATCAATAGTCCATGTTTGATAGTCATTACTATTTGACTGTGATTGGATAACAAGCGAATCACCTGTATTTAATAATTCTAAAAATATATCAATATCAATTGAATCACTTGTTAAGTGTGAAACGTTAAGTTGTGTTGCAGAGGTTTGCGGAGATGTATTCCATAATATATACCCTGGACCTGGATCTCCAGTGGTCCCCGTTGCATTTGCTAAATAATTATAATAGCTACTACTTTGTCCAGGTTCACCCCTTTCACCAGTTGGACCTTCAATACCCTGAATACCTTGTTTACCTGTAGGTCCCGTTGGTCCAGTTGTACCGGTTGTGCCTGTACAACCAGTTTCACCAGTTGGTCCAGTTGTACCTGTAGGACCAGTCGTACCTGTAGGTCCGGTTGTGCCCGTAGGTCCTGTTTCTCCAGTTGCGCCCGTAGGTCCTGCAAGAGCGTTTAGATTAGTATTTACCTGACTAATTGTTGTATTATTAAAGAATAAAATTAATGATTTTGTTGGCTGTATATTTGTACATGTTCCATAAAATTTAACAACAATACGGTCTGTGTTTATAATTGGTGTTTGGGGTATAGGTATAGAGTATAAATATAAATATGCATCTGTAATATTGTTTTTTGCAACGATTGGAATACCGACACCTGAATTTGTTGCAATTAGCGTTTCAGTTCCCCCCAATGATCGTTTGTATATATATGTTATTAATTTAACTGTTTGACCAGCACCTGTTATATCTGTTGTGCTCCAAATTTCAAAATTCCAAGTTCCAGCTACTAGTGTATCATTAATGCCAGGATCACCAACCGGTGTAATAAATTCTCTTATAAATATTTCAGCGGGTGATGATGTAAATAAAATAGATGCACTTGTCGTTGCTGTAATACTTATAATCGGATTAAGATCATAATACTGTGGAGGAGGAACAGGGTCTGTAACTAGGATGTCATTATTAAAATAATAAATTAAACCTGTACTATACCCCTGCTGCCCTCGTGGACCAGTTGCACCAGTAGGTCCTGTTGTTCCTGTAGGTCCTGTTGTACCTGTAGGTCCTGTTTCGCCAGTAGGTCCTGTTTCACCCGTAGTTCCTGTCTCACCAGTTGGTCCTGTCTCACCAGTAGGTCCTGTTGTTCCTGTAGGTCCTGTCTCACCCGTAGGTCCTGTCTCGCCAGTTGGTCCGGTTTCACCAGTTGGTCCGGTTGTACCCGTAGGACCTGTCTCGCCAGTGGGACCAGTTTCACCCGTGGGACCTGTCTCGCCAGTTGGTCCAGTTTCACCCGTGGGACCTGTCTCGCCAGTTGGTCCTGTTGTTCCTGTTGGTCCGGTTGTACCTGTAGGTCCTGTTGTTCCAGTAGGTCCTGTTTCACCGGTTGGTCCTGTTGTTCCAGTAGGTCCTGTTGGTCCTGTTGGTCCTGTTGTTCCAGTAGGTCCTGTTGTTCCTGTTGGTCCAGTTTCACCAGTTGGTCCGGTTGTACCCGTAGGACCTGTCTCGCCAGTGGGACCAGTTTCACCCGTGGGACCTGTCTCGCCAGTGGGACCAGTTTCACCAGTTGGTCCTGTTGTTCCTGTTGGTCCAGTTTCACCAGTTGGTCCGGTTGTACCCGTAGGACCTGTCTCGCCAGTAGGACCTGTTTCACCAGTAGGTCCGGTTGTACCAGTAGGTCCTGTCTCACCCGTAGGACCTGTTTCACCCGTGGGACCTGTCTCGCCAGTGGGACCAGTTTCACCAGTAGGTCCGGTTGTACCAGTAGGTCCTGTCTCACCCGTAGGACCTGTTTCACCCGTGGGACCTGTCTCACCAGTGGGACCAGTTTCACCAGTAGGTCCGGTTGTACCAGTAGGTCCTGTCTCACCCGTAGGACCTGTTTCACCCGTGGGACCTGTCTCGCCAGTGGGACCTGTTTCACCAGTGGGACCAGTTTCACCAGTTGGTCCTGTTGTTCCTGTTGGACCAGTTTCACCAGTTGGTCCGGTTGTACCCGTAGGACCTGTCTCACCTGTTGGACCTGTAGCAATTGCACCTGTTGCACCCGTTATGCCATCTGCACCAGAAGGACCCGTTACACCTGTAGTACCTAGTATACCATCCTCTCCTCGTGGACCAGTGGCACCTGTTATACCATCTATTCCCGCAGGTCCTGTTGCACCTGTATTTGTAGCTTCACCTGGAATGCCCTGTGGACCAGTGAATCCCGTAAGACCTCTAGATCCAGTGGGTCCTCTATCCCCCGTTGGACCAGGTGGTCCAACAACAGGAATTTCTTCAGGCTTACAACAGCCAGATATTAATTTATATTGCCGAAGCAATAGTAATTCACTCGAGTCCATAAGGCACTCGTGTCTCTGTTTTGTATATTAGATTCTATGATGTCTTTTTAGACTTCATAGAATATTTATTTGCCTAGATACCTTAATTGATCTCCAGGGGGCGGCGGTTGGTGTCAGGAGCAATAGTGCTCTGGTTGAAAATGCTGACGGGGATCTGAGGGCAGGGGGGCTCAGAACGCAGCTGGAGGTTGGCGTTGCGCAGACTTTGTCCAACAGTGTTCACACCAATTAAGGCGCCCGCGCTTAGGAAATTCTTACCCTTCAGACTTCCAGGACCCATGGGGTTTTGTTCAGCCCACACGCTATTCTGGTCCTTGGGCAGCAGCTCACCAGGTGTCAGTTGATCACGGGGGTAGCACCCAGCAGGTTGGCTCGCAGAACCAAAGCTCGCAGGTCCCTCCATGCTTGCCAGATCCGCAAAGCCTTCCGCAGGGGCAGGGAAAGCACCCTGGTGCAGGTCACTTCCCGCTGCATTAGGGTTTCCTTGTTGGTTGCGACGATCAACTTGACCGGGGTTTGCCATTTGTCCAGCAGACGCATCGCCGTTGCTCACTGCATCGGGAGCCCCTTCAAAACCCTCTACACATTGACCATTCACCATCACCTGTCCAGCAGGGCATTCGCCCTCGCCCATGCCAGCCTCTTCCATGTTCTGGAAAGCCTGTCGGGTCTTTAATAAGCCGAAAAAGGTGGGATCCACTAGATATACCAGTGCAGCTAACACTACTACAATTAATAAGCCGGTCATCAGATTGTTGCCTCCAGACATTGGGTGCTTCTGTTCTAGTGCTAGTGTATAATTTTCAAACATCAACCGAAACAAATCTACTCATCGTCGCTTTGCTCAGCCTCCGTTTGGGCTTCTTCCGCGTCTTCATCTGGATATATACCAAACCGTTCTTCATATCGTTGCGCCAAGCGTTCAGCTCTGTAACGGGCTAGTTTAGCACGAATACGCGCCTCACGAACTCGGCGCCGGAACTTTTCCCGCTGAACTTCGTCGTGATCTGCCTCCAACCGGAGAGCTGGAGAATCTGACAAGGGCAGTGCGGCGTCGTTTAATTCTTGCAGCCACTCGGATCGGACACCATCTTTAGTTGTTATAAACCGAGTACCGTCGGGTTGTTGTATATAGGTATGCTCCTCCATTTGAAGTTCGGGTTCATCTTCGCCGATCAATATTTTATCAGCAGAAACTGTCGGAGTTTCAGAAGTTCTGTGCGAAATTGTCCAGAAAATCTTAAATATTGGCATATCAAGTTCAATTCGGGCTGGATATAAATGACACACAGGGAGATTGTCACGAGTTTCATACGGCGATAATATAACTTGTGATTCATATTTGAATTTTTCAAATGTCGGGGATTTTACAAAGCAGCCACTGCAATCTAGAAGCCACCGATCAAAAACCGCCTTTAAACGTGTCGGGTTTTCAAATTCATCGGGCAGTTCTCCACTTTCAATATCATGATATGCGGCTTGAACAGATATCCCAGTAAAAGGGGTTCGTTCATTTTCGTTTTTTAAAGATATAGAACTAGTAAAAATATACTTATAAGTTGATTTAGGTGTTAATTGTTTTTTAAATGCGGTGCTAAAATAGCTCATCCTCGTATTTCTTGCGTATAGTTTTATAGATTCTTTAAATACGCGAATAGTAATGATAGACGATAAAGCCTCTACAACGAGTACCACATCCCTCCCGTCCAAAAAGGACTGGCTTCAACGCTGGATTCATAAACTCACACAAACCATACAAACAGATGAAAATAAAAAGATGATTCAGGTCTATCTTATAGATCCTCTTATAAGTCACATTATGGACCGTATTTTTCCTTATATTGTAATTATGTGTGTTTTATTTGTAGTTCTTACAATTATGATCGGGCTGACACTTTTATTGGTCTTTACACGTCTAGGGTCTACTTCCGCGTCATCAGCCATACACACATTTTCAAACCCTTGAAAAGGAATCCATGGCTGCTCCCATCCAACAACAAAATGATATAGCAACCATGGTACGCAATTATGTCCACTATGACAATCTCGCCAATAATTATTCTAAACAGGCTTCTGGTGCACGAAAACTAAGGGACGAATTTGAAAATAAAATTATTACCAACCTTCGGGCTAATAATATGGAGCATGCAGTTATACAAATCTCTGGCGGCGCAAGACTTCAATGTACTGAAGAAAGAACTCCCCCGTCTTTAACTCTTCCCCGCTTGGAAACCTATCTTCAGAAATACTATGCACAAAAAGGTACCGGTATCAATGAAACCGAGGCGATTCTCCGATTTATACGCCTTCAAAAACAACAGGATACACAGGTTAACGCATGCCTCAAACGGATTGCGGCGCCTACTCCCGTCCCAGGACCGCCGCCACCTGGTCAAATGGGTTTAAAGTAGAACTATATAGTATACTCTAGAGAATTTTTAGAAGAACCCTTCTAGAGTATAAATGGAAACGGATACTACTACTGCACCCACCCTCCAGTTTGGTTCCATCAAAGTTCCGCCGATTGCTCATAAAACAAATATGATCATGGCGCAACGTTCAAAGAAGGTGGTGACGAATCAAAAGGTACAATGGAGTTCTGGCGTTGGATATGGCTGGATTCAAGATTTTATCCAATACGGTCTGAAGCCTTTCCTGGAGGGGTATGGATATTCTATTGGATATTCTGATTCGAAAGCATCCGAATATTGTAGAGCGTGGGCATTTTCACACGTTCAAGCTAAAAGGGCGTCTCCTTCAGCCACAGTTAAATGTCTAAAATCCTTTCATGGAGGCGGCGAAGCAGAGCTGGATTGGTTTCTTTTCCATATTTCCCACGACGAATGGGCGCAACTCTGTTATGAATGGAGATCGTCCGAATTTCTAGACGATTCAGATGCTGGGTTTGCGCAACAATCTGACCTACCATTTTTTGCGTGGAATATTATCAACCTTCAATCCAGTCGTGCACACGGCAAATTCCTGCAAGCCATGTCCGATGAATATCCAGAAGAGGACGACTTTGGAGTCTTCCACACGACCGACGATTCTGGAGCGTTTGGCGGTGATAGACGCACACTTTAGCGACGGCGACAAAGGACAGTTTTATTTAGAAATTTAGAAGCCCATGTAACTGTGGAACGAAGAAAGGATTCTGCAGCCGTTTCTTGTTCTATTGCACCCTTGAGCACAACGCTGGGGAATCGTTTTCTTAGCTCAGTATAATAATTAAAATTGATATAAATACAACGTCCTTGTTCTAATTTTACATAAGAGCTACTCCCAGGATCGATATACTGAAGAATGGGAGATCCAAATTCTTTTAGAAATTGTAGCCGAGTTTCTAAAGTTTTTTCAAGGTTATTCTTCACACACCACGCGTCAAAATACTCTTGATTTATAAATGCGTAGAGAGTACTCATTTATAAATGATCCAGACCAATTGTTTAAGCGCTCCATGCAGACTTGCTGAAGGGTAAGATGCCGATGCTATTGGCTTCCCCGCGATAGTGTGCAACCTTCTTTTCGACTTCCAGACCACCGGGTGTTAGGGGCGCGGCGTCTCCACTGGCTACAGCCGTCGCATCGTGGTCTTTTTGTGCGGGTCTTACACCGTAGCAATTCACGCCAAATCGGAGCTCTGGATTGTCAAAAAATCCGCCATTTACTCCTGGGCGACCGCATGCATTGCGCTGCTCTTCGGGTCCTTGCTGTAAATCCTCCCATGTATTGGTTTGGGTGGGATAGACCGCCATCTGCCCCTTTGTCCATCCATAGTTGCACCAATCGGCTCCACCAGCATAGGCTTCCTTTACTTGTTCATATGTGGCTAACTCTGCACCCAGCGCCTTGCACAGGGGCTCTGCATCGTAGTAGGTATAGGAGTTCTTGCTGATGTTAAAGACCTGCTGGCGACCGGGTAAAATCTTTTCCACCATGCGCTTTTCGTGCACTTGGTCATCTTGAGGAGCTTGCGGCTTGTCTACAATTTCAGCAGTTGCGGAAGGGGTAGGGGTAGGTTCTGCACCAAAGGCTTGACGAACCTTGTCATATAACACTCTGAACCCGTCGCCAATCTGCTTCCAGAATACAGCAACAATGGCTACAATCAAAAGTACACCGACAATAAATACCATCTGACTTGCATTGGCGGTTCCAGAGACGACATTTCCAGCAGTATTTACAGCTACGTTTGCGACATTTCCAGCGGCATTAAAAGCCGTATTGGCTGCATTGGCAACTGTATTTACAGCGTTACTAGCTACATTTCCAGCGGCGTTGAATGCATTTCCAGCGGCGTTGAGAGCCGTATTGGCGGCATTTACAACTACATTGTTTCGTGCATTCATTCTGCCCATATTTCCCATATTAAATAAAGACCCCCCTGGAGCCGGAGAACGAATGTTGTTCATCACTACTACTATAGCACATGTTCTTCTTTTGCTCGTTGTAAGATTGCGGGAAGTGTCCGCTGGATTTGTTGCTGAAAACTCCCAACACTAACATCGCTGTATTTCTTGGATTCGATCTCTGTTATTCCTGGAAATGCAATCCCATATCCATAACAATTGGGGCTCGCTGTATTTAATTTCGCTGTATTTGCATCGTATTGCATTGTTAGATCTCCAATAGGTTTCGCTGAAAATCCTACACTATATATACACTTGGTCGCTCTTTTCAAAGCTTTATGAAGAGCCAATGGATCGTTCCAAGAAACAAGCTGTAATTGACCATACTCGCCGCGCTGGATTTTGTCTGCGATTTGTTCCGCGCCCTCTTTGATACCGTCATAATGCCCATCGCGGGCATATTGAAATGGTGTTGGGGTATTATAAATACCAACAGTCGGTATATTGAGTGTGTGTAAATGGTCTAATAGAACAGTTCCAGAATGCGCAATACCAAATACGGCGACTTTATCATTTACAGCAGAGACGAGGGTTGCAAGGCGGTGTTTATCCAAGGCTATAGAAAGTGGAATTGATGGCAAATCCAGCGAAAGCTGTTTTTCCAGCGAACCTTGGCACATGAAAAGCAATTTACAGCGTAAAGTTCCATGGGTGTGATCAAGTTTCCAGCATTTGCTGGATTCTTCATATTCAGCTGCTTTTACTCTAGTCGTCAACCTATCCGCTTTTTCAGCAAGTTTCCACGAAGTTTGAAAGCATGCATCAGCAATGTCTCTTACTGGCGTGCACTGATTATCTTGATACATGGCATTGTAACGCGCAATAGATTCAGCTGCGTACGGTTGATAGTAGTTTAGCGCTGTTTTTGTCTTGCTCCAGGGCGTATTGCTTATAACGGTTGGATATTCTGTCATCAATGCGCCTCCAAGAAAGGTTTCGTCAAGAATTGTAATGGCTTGCGGCGGAACCCCTGCTTTGTGGAGTTCTAGAACTAAAAGTTGCCCTGCAATACCGAAGCCCACAATACATATTGTCGGATTCGGGTTCATCTATTATAGAAAATTGAAGATGTTTTTGATGATAAAATTGGTATTGGTCGGGTCTTCATAATGTCAAAGATTACAACAGAAATCTTCATACAAAGAGCTAGAGAGGTGCATGGGGACCTGTACGACTATTCAAAAGTGGAGTATACAATTATGAATGCAAGAGTCTGTATTATTTGTAAAATTCATGGTGAGTTTATGCAAAAACCTAATCAGCATCTTTCTAGGCAAGGCTGTAAACTATGTGGATATTTAAAGAATAAACTAAGCAAACAAATTCCGTTTGAAGAGTTTGTTAAAGATTCTAAAGAAAAATACGGGGATAAATATACATATCACGGAGATACATATACGTGTATTAGTGAAAAAATTAAAATAACATGCCCTGATCATGGAGACTTTATGGTACAAGCGCGTAAACATCGTGATTATGGTTCAGGGTGTAGAAAATGCGGACAATTAATTATTATAGAAAAAACCAAGGTAACACATGATGAGTTTATAAAAAGAGCTCGTGAAAAACACAATGATAAATATGACTATAGCCAGGTCTCATTTACAAAGGTTCATGATAAAATCAATATTATATGTAAAATACACGGAATCTTTCAACAAAAGGTGTGTGAACATATGTGGGGTAATGGATGTAGAAAATGTGCATTTAAAAAACAAGCCGATAATGCAAGATGGACAACTGAAAAGTTTATAGAGGTTGCAACTCGTATTTGGGGTAACGAGTATGATTATAGTAAGGTCAATTATTATGATTCATTAACACCAATCACAATTATATGCAAAAAACATGGCGAATTTCAAAGAACGCCTAAATCACACATAAATGAAAAGTCGCGCACCGCATGTCCGTTATGTAAGCACGTATGCACTTCACGCGTTGCAATTGAATGGTTAAATTATATGCAAGTAAGCTATAATACATGTATCCAATTTAATGGTAATCCATTAAAGCATGGCGAACACCGCATTCGTAATAGTAAGTATCATGCTGACGGGTATTGTGAAAAAACAGATACTATTTGGGAGTTCAATGGGAGCGCATATCATGGGGATAGTAGAAAATACAGTCCGGATGCTATAAACACAATAATGAATGTTACTTTTGGAGAGTTGTATGCTAGAACACTCAAAAAGATAGAATTCTGTAAAAGTCAAGGTTATAAACTTGTAATATGCTGGGAACTAGATTGGAGACGCGGTATTAAAGCACTCATTAAGTTACAGCGTTTATTTATCAAGAGGCGCGCCAGAAAACTTTAGAAACCGTCTTCGACAGTTCGGTTCCCGCCCCGCTGGTTAAGGAACGTTCTTTGTTTTAAACTGGTACAGACACACCCTGTATCCGTAGAATGGTCCGATGGACAACATAACGGGCTGACAGTGTTATCCTTAAACATAAACAGGTTATCCATGCCTAGTTTGAAAGGGGGGTAGTTTCCACCCATAGGCTCATCGGGGTGATTGTAGCGGTAAGAGCTGGAATTTCCAGTGGTCAGACGAACACCGTCAAAGGGTCCCATGGGCTTGGCGTCCACGCCCGCGCCATTCAGGAAAGAACTAGTGAATCCCTCGGTGGTAATACGCCCCTGGAAACCATAGAAGGCTAGTAGATTGGCGACCAACAGTAACACTAAACCAGTTATTAAGACACCTGTGCGCATTTCTGATTAGGTTCTCTACTTTTTGCAAGGATCATTCATACACCTATCCAACATTTCATAGGTCGAATCAATCTGCGACGCACCAATTTCTGTAAAATCACGCACCAAATACGGCACGCCTTTGTGCACCATCAAGAATTGTTCATCCTCTGTAATCAAATACACACCATCTGTTTCAAGCGTATTGAAACTCGTAGTGTCAGAAACTCCAAGCAGCGATGCCGTAGTCCATGTTTGGCTATCCTTCTTCATCCAAACACCATCCGTAATCCACTCGGGATCGCGTTTCATATCTTCAGAAATGTAAATACGACCCCTGTATATACCAGTCACGCGTGTTTTTCGCTTCTGCTGCGTTAAAATGATATCGCCCACTTGAATGGTTTGAATCGGGACAGGTCCAGACTCTGCATGAAACACTGTAGTGGTTGGACTTACTAGAGGAACGTGTGTCGGATATATCGCTGGCGTGGAAAGACTCCCATTCAAATAGTCATGCACCGCGTCAATCCACGCCCGCCGCCCTGCTTCGTCTGAAACCTCTTCCCAATCCCCCACATGTAATAGTGTACCATTTTCAGTTACAATCGGCACTGAATGTGTAGTTGTGTTTAAACAGATAAGGTGTGACAAGACTGTATTTGGACATTTGAGTCTATACGGGTGCTCTTCCGCCAAAACCCAGCGATCCCCTAGTTTCACACGATGGCTTCCGCTCATAAGAACACCCTCAATCTCAACAAGAGGTATACTAGAGGCATCCACTGTCAGCACACCAGTCACTTTATTTTCACCTTCTTCTGACCATAAACTGTCTCCCAACTGTACATCTTTCAATACTTTTGTTGTGCCGTCTTTCATTAAAACTAATGCGTCTGGATCTACGCAGAAAGCTCCTGACATCCCAGCAGCTGCTCCAAATCCAGCAGCTACAAGAATTGTAATCATGGTCATAATAACTGGAATAAAGGGGAATAATACAAAAAACAGCAAAATAATCATAGCCGCCATAATTCCAATAAAGGCTAAAATTGCCTTGTAGGTAAATTGCAGCGTATTTTGTACTAGTGCGCTCGCAGACAATCCAAAATATACCACGCCCGTAAAAATAGTCTGTATGCGTCCCATAGAAAATAATAAATGTTGCCATGTTTTCAGCAAAGATGCGTTAATTGCAATATACTGTCGATATTGTTTATCCAAAAGTCGTCCAAAGGAATCTTTGGCGTTTTTCAGCATGGATCGAAAGCTATTCATAGGACCTGCCATGGTATTTAATGCATTCACTTGTTGTCCCGTCACGGCGTATAAAGGTGCAAATGCCGTTTTTAGGACAGTATCTACAAGTTGTGACGTGCAGAAACTGAAATTTTCTTGTGCAAATTCCATTGGCGATTTTGTAGAATCGGTTGGTTTGGCTAATCCAGCTAAAAGAATTACAGGCAATTCACAACGACGATTTGCCCAATCCCCTCGTATTGCATCAATATCTGCCCGTATTAAAAAATAGGAAAATACCCCCGTAAAGACCAACGTGGTCATTATGGCTGGTAGAAACCCGTCCATCTCCTGTTGAGTGGCTCTAGGATGTTTTTAGGTCTGGCGCATGGACCTCTTGTTCGGGTCTAGTGCATTTACAGTTGGTGCTTCCATGTCAGCTGAATGAATTTCACACATGTCGCGAAATACAGTGCCATGTACTGTTTCTAAAACTGCAGTATGAAAGATAACAAATGTAATCATTTCAATAGGCTCCTTAACTATTTGTATCGCATCTTTATACATATGACCAGCGCGACGCCACAGAGCTGCATCGCTGTCCCAGATGAGTGTACTTGGAGTAATGCGTTCCCCCGTGGGAAGATCAAGATAGGAATAGACATTGCGTTTTCCAATTCCTACAACACGCCCAGTTGTAAGTGTATCTCCTATTTGAATATTCTTAGCAGCCCGCGTCATTCCACCTCTTAGTAAAATCTCTGTAGTACCATCATATGCAGGTTGATAGAGCCACGGGCGTTCCATCGTAGGTACAAAGGCTCCATTTACCTTTGACTCTGCAAGTTCCATCGTGGCTGCATCAGAATCAGAGGTTTCATCCCAATCGGAGAATATATAGTTGCCAAGAGGGATTTCATGCGTGTCGGTATCTAGACATACGAGTGGTCTCGCCTTACCCCCGTTCCAATCTCCACATGGGACTGCATCTGGATGATCCACCGCTTGTATCCATGTCCCATTGTATTTAATAAAATGGTTTGTGCTGACTTCAATGCCATTTAAATTCACCATAGGCTGTCCGTCTGCTTGAAATCTATATACACTTGTCACCCGCGCTCCTGTCTTTGCACACACGTCGCCCAGTTGAACTTCTGATATGGGAATTTGACCACGCCCTTGTATTTCAATTAGGGTTTCGGGTGGGAAACAAAATGTATCTATAAATTTAAAAATAAAGGTATCGCCAAAATTCAATCCAGCCGTCATTCCAGACATGCCCATGAAAAAAATACTGTACATGGTTGCAAATACTCGTCTAAATAGCGTCTGCATGCGTAACATTGTAATGCGTATTTGTGAAAACAAAAGCTTGAAACGGTCTGTAAATTCTTGAATAATTTTATTCATTCCACCCAATAAGGTCGCCAGCATCATTCGGAGACTGTTTAAATTTTGCAAAAAGGTCATGCTTGTACCCACGATACTTGTTAAAATCTTGGTAAATGGTCCTGTTACGCCGCCGACTTGATTTGTAAAAATTTGATTCAAACAAAACTGAAAATTTTCAGTCGCATCATGCCCATACGCCCCTGCAAAAGGCATAACTGCTGGATTGCATCGATACTTTGCCCAATTCTTACTGATCTCATTAAAATCAACCGCTGAATTTACAAAATACCATGCAATCGAAAGCGCAATTGTTATAAAGAAAAACCACACCCACGATGATTCACTGGCATCAGATTCCATGAATCTCCTGCTAGTGACATACGCTTTCTCTTAACCCAATCTAGCCGATTTTTTCATTTCAAAGTGAGATTGAACCCAGTCGCGATCGGCTTTGAATACTTTATGGGCTTCGGGGGCAGTGCGCTTGGTTAATTGCGCAACAGCATTTAATTTACGATACACGCTCAAAGGTCCGTACACTTTCATAGCTTTGCGGAGAGCTGCATGACGCGCCTCTTCAGAAAGGTGTGCATTATATCCATAACGGGACAATTCCCCCTTTTTCATGGTTATACCGCGTCCAGAGCGGGGTCCCTTGCCCGGAAGCCCCCTATCTTTGATGCAAGCCGCTTTTACAAGTATAGAACCCGCCTTTGGATACGCACGGTACGTATAGCGCCCCCTGTGAACATTATAGCCCTGTTGCTTTGTTGATGCTGAAAAGCGGCGCTTGTACGGCGCGCGCAGAATATGCCCTGGGGGGCATCGTTTTGTCAAACCCAAACGAGCACGGGTTCCTGAAAGACCATTTCGGCGCGTTTTAGCCATTCTTCTATTTGGGTTTTAGTTTTGTTGCCCGCCCATATCAAATGGATGTTGCTGTGTAAATTGAAATAATAAACTATAAACTAATACGTATGCATCATTACTTTCTTTACGAAGAGTCTGTATTTGTCTTGTTAAACGGATAAATGCATTCTTATGCTGGGGAATGTCAAACTCGGGAATAGGAACTTTTTGATCATTCAATAAGCTCAACCAAAAACTAATAATGTGTAAAAATCGCGAATGAAATCCAATCATAGCTTCCAGATTGGATGGCGAATGCGTTGTATCATTTGATACGGTTTCTTGAAATAGTTCCCGTTTAAATTTCATTATATTTGTTTTCAAAGATGCAACAGCTGTCTGTGTTTTTACATTAATATCCTCCATTTGATCATCCCGCACAATAACGTCCGTATCCTCTTCCTCTAAATTCATGGGGACTATCGTAGCCGGTTCCATCCCGTTCCTCTATTGCGCACAGAGAATACCCTTTTAGATCACATAGTAGTATAAGATGGCGGAGGAGCAATCAGATGCAAAAATAAAGGTTCAAGATAAAATAAAAAGTGTTCGGAAACGAATACAAACCGTGCTTGAAATGGGCATTAGATGGCTCTTTTTTTGGGAATCAGATGATGCAAAAATAGGGCGCCTCTTGAGAACATTTCATCAGTATTTTATAGTATCACTCATTGTATTTTATTTTATGGTACATGTCTTTGTGCCCTCGTATTGGTATTTATTGTTTATTTGGTGCTGGTTTACAATCATATGGGTTTCTCACTTGATCATGGGCGGTTGTGTATTTACGCGGATTGAGCAAAAACTCACGGGTGAAAAGGTGACAATTTTAGACCCATTGCTAGAATTATTCCAAATTCCAGTAACAAGAGAAACAACGCTGGGTATAACAATCATGTCGAGTACAGTATGTTTTATTTTTATGACATCTGAACTCTTCACACGAACAATTATAAATTGTAAAGAATGGTTATCCACGACTACATATTTTCAACAGATTAGCGACGCCCTGTGATAAAAATGGCAAGTGCAAATAAACTTAGCGCGACTGCAGTACTTACCAGAGGCAGTGAAATTGGTTGCTGCACCACAAATCGCTCTACGACCGAATCAAATTTGGTATCAATCTGTGTTTGTAATTCAACCTTTTTAGCATCGCGCATAAGCTGTGTTTCTGGCGAAGTTGCATCTGTGCTTACAACGGGGACTTGCGCCAACATCTGGACTTTTGATGGATCTATGGACATTCGTATTCTCTATAGTGTGTGCGCTAAAAGAATACTTACAATCAAGTTGCATAGACTAGAATGAGCCAAGACCCTCCTAAACGCCCAACACCTCTAGACTCTTTATCCAAAGACGGGGTCTTATCTGCAGTTGAAGAAGCAAAAAACGCGCCCACGCTCTTCTCTCCCCGAGAACGCGCAGACTATGTGCGCGAGCGCGTGGCTGAAGTACGTAAACTGAGAGCCCTTGGGCAAAATGACGAGCAAATCAAAGCTGCCCTTGGCACTTTTGTAACCCAATACCCCACGCTCTTTCAAGCAGCCGTCGAACCGTCATTTGACGAGAAAAAATTAAACTTTATGCTCGAAGTCCTTGATAAAATGGCGGGGGGCATGACACAACACCAAGCGTCTGTAATTGTCGGACAGAAGCTTGTGGATTCCTATGTAAAACCTATGATTAGCTCAAAACCCAAGAAGGAATAAATCAAGGAAGTTTATATGCAGTGGGCATTCTAAAATCCAAACACCATCGGATTGTTTTTTCACGATTCGTTTCCCACATCTTTGGCTGATCTATTGTTTCGTATTCCTTACAAAAGGTAATAACCTCTTTTAAGGCTGCAACTTGCTTTACACAGCGCAATTCCTGTTTTTCTTTTAAAAAGGGTGTAAGACTATTTGTCACAAGAAGAGATTGGAACGCGATATCTGGATTTTGGTCATAAAGATCACGAATCTGTTTTAGATATTTAATTACCAAGCGTCTATCTAAATGAGCAGAACGCCCTATGAAATACCATTCGCTATTACAGGGTCTGCTTGTAACCGGTTTATAAAGCGTCCAGCTTTGAAAGCAGGAGGCTAGTAAAGTAATCAAATCGCGCGTTGCTTGTAAATTGCAATCAAACACCTTTAGAACAATATCACCTTCATGCGCCACACATTCGAGCAAAATAAGCGCAGAATTTACAAGAAGGCGTAGAATATTTTTTTCTTGATGTATAAAATCATCGCTAAAATCAAACCCACCATCTGCAGTAACCAAATGCGCCCCAGACGTCCCCACGGCTTCCAAGCATGCAAGTTGATTTTCAGGCTCATAAATATTTCCAGTTTTGTTCGGTCCATATAAAATAGAAACGGTCGCATGTCTCTGTAAAAAATTCGCGGCGCGTCTCCATCCTGGAATCATAGCATGTGTACTTTTTAACGTCATTGCATACGACGCTTGAATTCTCTTTTGTTTAGATTCGGCTAATTCGTGAAAGGCTTCGATAAATCCTCCAGGACCTTCGCAAATGTGTAGACTTTTATACTTGGGATTTTTATGGCGTTCAAAAAACTGTAGATGATTTAGAATTTCAACCATCTTGAAAAAACTGCGACTTAGAGGGTGCAGACAGCATGTTGATTTGGGAAGCTGCAGACGATTGCTAAATGTACTAATCAATTCATACGGATTCGTAATTCGTTTAGCTAAATCCCACAATTCTGTCTTGTCATATGGCTGAATTTGCTGCTTTAGAGAATTTACTTCCCACATTGTATCCTCCTCTTCACTTTCACCCACTATAGGGTTTCCACTAATGTCTTCTTGCGTAATTCGTGGAGGCGGTTTATACCATTCAATCTGCCGCCACGGAGGTTTTCCTGTACCGTATTCCATACTTGATATACTATAAAAAGGGTTTAGCCCGCTTTTGTTCAAACAACAAGATTAGGCTTTCTTTTCATTTACTTCAATAATTTCAATATCGTCTTCATCTCGCAGGTTTGCATCTGGTTCTGGTAGAATCATATTCATTCTCGTTTCCAGTTGAGCACATGCATCCTTACTCTGTCCATACAGCTGATCATCAATCTGTTCTTGGGTGGGTCCCTCGTCTTCTTCCTCTTCCTCCACAGATGGCAGCCCTTCCATGAGCTTGGGCAGAGCGTCTTCATCCAGCAGAATCTGCGTAAAGGCTGTTCCAGCACGGATCGGCTGACCCATCATAATATTTGCACTCACGCCCGTCACAGGGTCCATTTCTCCAAACAGGGCGGCATTCTTGAGCACCTTTTCTGTTTCTTCAAAGCTGGCTTTGGCGAGAGGTCCATTATCCATCTTATTAATACCATACCTATCGACCGACATGGGTTTTCCAGAATGGGTCATGACATCGCACATCAGACCCAGATGGCGATAGTTGATATCATCAGGATTGAATAGACCGTTAATCTCGGAATACAGCACACTGCGTGTAGCTTCAATACCAAGCTGATCGTAAATATCATGAATATTTGTAGAATAGATCTTTGTTCCATCTACCGCAGGATGCGTCACTGTTGCCACAAAGTTGCTGCCATCCGTATCGAGTAGATATTGTTCCACCGGCTTATATTCACCATCAATAAGCTCTACACGGTTACGATCTTTACGCCATGTGACTGCACGAATACCCCCTACGCCGCGAACAATTGTATTTTTAAGCAGAATATTCAGGAATTTCTTAATTCCACCGAGTTCATCTCCATACACGCTGTCTAGATTTGGACGAATACGCATGACGAGCTTTTGGCTATTGTAATCAGAATAGATGATATTCAGCCCACCCCCTGTATTTGAATTGAATCCATAAACATCCTGAATTACAAAGTGCACATCGTCCATCATAATATTCTTGTTAAACATCTTCTCGCGGTCAAATTCAAAGCGCAGAATCCACTTGCTCTGCGCATTTTCATCATATCCAGGATCACGAATTTCCATACCCTTGAAGAATTTAATAAGATCACGATCCTCTTCTACAACCGTGTTTTCATCTGTACTATCATAATAGATTGCAGCCTTTCGCACAATATCCTTCAGGAGCGTCAGTTCTAGATCCTGACTTACCTGGCGCACCATATCCTTGTCATTACGGAATGCAGGTTTGAGCGCAATAGTAGTGCTAGTCGCTTTAGGATTCTTGGTTACTTTCAGAAGCTCATTGAGACGAGGCACACCACGGGTAACAGCAGACTTGGTTGATACACCAGCTTGGTGGAAAGTGTTAAGAGTATTATGTACAAGGATATTGTTATCTACCATGAAGGAATCGTTGCCAGGCACAGTAAAGTCATACACGTACTCCTTGGGATCATCAAGATAGACGAGATCCATGATTTCATCCCAGAAGACCTCGGCGTTATGCGCAGACTCCAGTATTGCGATATTTTGACTGGCTTCATAATTGACCATAGGACCGCCTCGAGCTACAAGCGCCTCCTTGAATCGCATAATGTATTTGCCCAGAGTGCGACGACCCACACTCTCTTTCTTTGCCCAGCGACCGTACGTGCGTGAGCATCCAGGCATATTCAGAAGTTTTCCCGTATCTGCAATCACATCCCCAACCTCAGGAATCTTATCAATCAGTTCCATATAACTATGAGGATCTTCACGCGCATTATACTCAATAATTGCATCCAGCTCCTTGACATTTTCATCAGACGCAAAGCCAATTAGAGTCTTATAGGTGTGGGCATATTTGCGGGGAATATTCACAGTGTACATTACTTTTCCAGGCATATTGACAGAAGTCTCTTCACCCATAATGCCAAACATTCCGCAATATCCCAGGAGTTGCGCAACATCCTGAATGAGGTCCTTGCTGCGAGAGGCTGCGCGCAGAAGTTGACGTTTGGCGCACACGTTTCCATCACCATCAAAGTATCCTCCAATGAAACCCTTGATAAACTCTAGCGGGGCGCTGTAGACAAATGCACCAATACCCTTGTTGTAGGATCCGTGGCTGAAATGTTCCTCGAGGAAATCGCGCAGATCTTTGGAGGCAATCAGGTTCTCCTTTGAAGGACCAAAGTCGCTCTCATAGTGGCGGATTGTAAACTCCCACTTGTACGCATCACTAATAGCACGAAGACGGCTTTCCACAACAGCGTCGGTCTTTGTAATCTTCACGGTTTTAGCCGTTACGTTTCCATCGGCTAGATACATGCCGCACATCCAACCAAACTCGCGATCAAGAGTAAAGGTAGTGTTGCCCTTGGTCATGCTGCGCACAGGATTTGCCACCTCAGGAATTACTTTGGCTACAGGGATGCGCATACCCAGTTTCAGATCACTTCCTAGCACAGGCACGATGCCCTTTGTAGAACGACGCAGGAAGGAATGAGACAGCGTCGCGGTCGTCTTGCGTCCTGAACGCGTGTGAACCTCCACCAGACCACCGTTTGCAGGGTGACGGCTCACCTGAGAAATGCGGCGCCAAGACGTCTTTTCATCTGCGCTCACACCCAGAATGTGCACGTCTTCAGGAAGATCAAGCACAACACTGTCGTCTCCAATAGTAACTACATTGCTCTTGTGTTTTTCCAGCAGATCATCAATAAAGGTTCCGATTGCACCCTTGTAGTGCATATTTTTTCCATCGTTAACTAGGATTTTAGTTGACTTTACACATGACATCTGGGTGGTTGGCTCACCAATGCTCTGGGCTGCAACAATGCCCACGAGTTCTCCAGGGAGAGCCCAGGATTTCCAGTTCTTTACAAGAATGGTTTCCATCATAGTATTCCACGCGAGCTTTGTGAAGCGCTGTTGCACAATAACCTTATGAGGAGCCAGATGGAATCGCACATTTGCAGCCCAAACCTTATTGTAGGGTTGCGTGCGCTCAATCAGATTGGTGATGTCTTCAATAACCTTCATAGGCGTCAGATCCGTGCGCGCATCCTTCTGCAGATTGAACTTGATCTTCATGTTGTGAAGCACACGCTCAAGATTGAGCGGGGCATTCAGTTTATAGGACTCTCCATTTGTGTTTCCATAAACGGATTGTACAATCATATCGCGATCTTGAATGACCTGCTTCACATAATCCTTCACGAGCTCCTCATCCGCTTCGCGGGTGACGCTGGCTTCCAGAATCGTGGTAAAGTCGACATTTGCCATTCCAAAGTCGCTCTCAATCTTGGTGTTGGAGAGTTTAATCAGAGGAAGACTGATTCCTTCAAGTTTAGTAGACGCAAGACCATCTTCGCCATAACGGAACTGCACAATCTTTCCCATACCGTCGCGCACAGTGCCATCGTGCTGGCACATGAGATTCTCCATCGCCTTGATGAGCTTGCGCTGCGTGTATCCTGTCTCTGCGGTCTTCACAGCCGTATCAATAAGACCTTCACGACCAGACATGGCGTGGAAGAAGAATTCAGTGGGCGTCAGACCCTTCATGAAAGAGCTCTGCACGAATCCACGGGCTTCAGCGCCGTCATCGTACATCTTAAAGTGGGGCAGAGTGCGATCCTTGAAGCCGTAAGGAATGCGCTTGCCTTCTACGTTCACCTGACCCAGGCAAGAAATCATCTGACCCACATTCACCTCGTCACCCTTGGATCCAGAACGAACCATGGTCATGAGGCGATTCTGACTGGGAAGACTCTGAACACCCTTCTTACCAGCCTCGGCTAGAGCCTTGTTCATGATTGCATTTGCACGAGCCTCAAACTCCTCCTGATTGCTCTTTCCAGAGTTGTTGGTGAAGAGGTCCGTGTGCAGGGACATCAGAAGGTCATCCAGCTCCTTCTTCTTGGCTACAATCACATCGTCCATCTCTTTCTTGGTTGACTCGTTTGCAATCAGATCGCTGATACCCACACTGAACCCCTTCATAATAAGATAGGTTTCCATCATATTTTGCAGACCATCCAGCAGCTCCACAGCGGCTTTCGGTCCATAATCATTGTAGGTCGTGTGCAGAATACCCTTTCCTGCAGTGTTAAAGATGCCCTTGTCCAGAACGCCCTTCATAAAGTCGCCTTCGCGGATTTCAATCAGGTTGTCTTCATTGTTGGGGGGCGCAGCGCCATCCTCACCAGCCTTCTTGTACATCTTGTTGGGCATGGTCAGGTTAATAGGAGCCAGCAGAGTTCCAATAATCTGCTGACCCGTGTAGCGACCACCTTCACGAGGCTCAGGCACCTCGCGGAAGCGCTTATTTTTCATCATCATATTCATAAACTCTCGGCGAGTGAACTCGTTGCCTCGCAGAGTTGCCAGGTACGACCCAGCCAATGCATCCTGCGTCACGCTGATAACTGGAGTGCTATCGCGAGGGCGAATGATCTGCATGGGGACCGCGGCGATTTCAGCTAGCTCGGCGGTTGCCTCGTAGCTTTGGGGGATGTGTGCGTTCATCTCCGTTGGTGTATAGCTCCCCAACTATACACCGGTCCCTCAAGTTTCCAAGAGGGGCGGATCATATCTTGAGCCGTATCTGGATTGCTAGTCCTTCATTTACGACCCGTCACCGTCTGATCTCTGAACCTTCCCCATGTCCTACAAATCGGATTTAGGGGCTTGGCTGCGGATTACCAATTTCGTAGTAGATGTTTACTACTCATATTCAGATGTTTTACCGTACCTCCAGTATTTCTCTGGAGCCAGATACATGTTTCCATATATCCTTGGTCTCTGAATCTTTACGGGTTTCCCGTCAGTTTGATGACGTTGCAGATTGATTGGCAATATCCTTTAAGAATTGTATAGCTTGTTGTTGTAATTCTTCAAAGGTTTGATATTTACCCACGAATGATGTATGTTTGCCATTCACTTTCACTACTACAAAGGGGACTCCTTTGCAATGTTTAGTGTAAAGATACTTATCTAAATTGTTAAGGTCAATATGTTCATTCTTGAATTTATCATACTTCTGTGCCTTGTGTTGTTCTTTTGTAAGACCCATCTGACGTTTTCTATTCTCATCAGTTCCAAGAACTTTGCAAAGCTGTTCTGATATTTTTTTACGTGTTTCTTCTGTTCTTATCGTACAGCCACCACGTTTTCCTGGAGTTGTTGTATTCAACGGTTCAACGCCTTGACTATGTTGTTCAAGTGTTTTTCCGCCAGGAGTTAAATTATAGCCATTCGGATAGAGTGTCTTATACTCTTCAATATATTGCGTTTCAAGTTCATCAAGATCTTTGAGGTTGCATGTTGTAATATGAGAAACTCTGAATGCATCTTTTCCGTAATGCCGTATTGCATTATTTAGATATCTGCACTGTTTCTTCTTGGTATTACAAATAGCTTCACTTAGATGATCTTTGAACCGCCCTTGGAATCCAAATGGTCTATACTTTCCGTGATTTTTACGATGTGTAACAGTTTGACCAACGTATTGCTTGTTTGTCTGTATGTTTGTTATGATATAAATTTGACCTTTAACATTAGATTTATCATCTAATACATCATTTTCCATCTTATTCAGCGTAGGTATTTTTGTTTTAAGCCAATCATCCACTAGGTAGTTGTATTGGGGGTATCTTGCACGAGTATACCACCAGTAAGACTTACACTGTTATTCCCATTAGGCGTTCTTACAACCTAATAGGCAGCCACCTGTTGAAGACAAGATTTATCTCCGTCAAACAGGAGATACCTATACTTTCGCATAGGGTTAGACTTTACCTTATGCCATAACGCGATTGTTATGACCGACCCCCATCAAGTCGTTGCTCCTTCCCCACGGTGGTTGTTGTACCAGAGGGGCTTGGGTCAGGATTGCCCATTACTTTTCAACTTCCATCAAGTTGAATCGTATCCAGAAGAGTTGTTACTATATCCATTACGGTCTTTCTCCGTGGCCCTTGGCACTTTTCAGCACCAAGTTAGTATCTTCTGGCTTTAGGGTGTTCCCTGAGTTTGAGGATCTCGCCACCACGTTGTAAGGCGTGGTGACTAGGTGGTTATATCATGTATACCGTGAGATAAATCTTGCAAAGATCACAGTACACTATGAGGACACTTACACTGTTTTCCCCTTATGGTATTGTCCTAACCATAAAGGCAGCCACCTGTTGCTGACCTTGACGTGTTAACTAATTTAACACTTATAGTGTCCGTCAGCGTTATATGGTCTGGTAACCAGTACATTCAGCCGAAAGGTGTTGTACGGCAGAACTCTCACACGATGTCCCATCATAGACATGCGGTGCAGGGTAGGTTGTCGGTTAAAGAGGATGATATCTCCGTCCATGAGGTGTCGATTGACAGTGTCCCCATAGTGCAGTTCGATCTCCTTTGTGTTGACGTGCTTCAGGCTGATCATGCGCCCATCCTTGCGCACGACGCTCTTGGCGCCAGGGAAGACGTCGGCGCCATTTTGCACGTACTTGTACAGGCGATCGCGATTGAACTTGGTGACCTGTTCTGGGCGGGTCAGGTTCATTGCGATCTTCATGGGCACACCCACCTCGGCGATACTGATGTTGGGATCGCCGGTAATCACAGAGCGCGCGGATTGTTCTACGCGCTTGCCTTGGATGTTGAAGCGCACGCGACCTTCCTTACTTCCAATGCGCTGCTGAAGGCTCTTCAGGGGGCGCCCACCACGCTGGGCTGAAGGAGCTACGCCAGGAATCTTGTTGTCTACGAGCGTCGCAACGTGGTATTGCAGAACGGTCGTGTGTTCATCAATATTGTGGCGATTCTCGTTTTTATTGATAATATCTTGTAGAATCTTGTTGCGCTTGATGATTTCTACAAGTTTGTGGGTCAGATCATCTTCAGATCGTTGGTTGTTGTCTTGAACAACGGAAGGACGTACTTGAGGAGGAGGAATAGGGAGTACTTGACAAATCATCCAATCCGGGCGGCACCAGTATCGGCTGAATCCCATAAAGTCCACATCCTCGTCCGTAATAGCCTTAAAGAGGCGGAGCACGTACTCTGCTTCAAGGGGCTGGCGGGTTACAGTCTTGACCTCTTTATCGCCGCTGCCTTCATAAATGTCCCACTCTGCTACAATTCTTGCAATGCCCTCGGTTACAAATCGGTTGGGCTTCAGAGTTCCGCATCCGTCTTCCGTTTCTTGTCCGCAACGGTGGATTTTGTCGCATGCTTCCTTGACAGCCTTCCACCGCGCTTCTCCGCGACGTTTGGCGATGCTCGCATACTGATTCTTGTCAATCAGAAGCTTGCTGCAACGGATGCAGACGCAACGGAGTACATCTCGGATTTTCTCCATGAACTGGATGAAGTAGACAGGTCGCGCAAGACGGTAGTGTCCAAAATGACCGGGACATCCATGGTTGGTTTGCCCGCAGGAACGACACGTCTTGCCATTGTCTAGAACACCCATACGCGGATCAAAGAGCCCTCCAATCTTGGGTTCATTGCCATCATAGGTATTTTGACTGGTGATCTCAACCACAGACCGTCTCACGATCTCGTCTGGGCTGAAGATACCAAACTGGACTCCAACAACGTTTTCCGTATCAGAAGTGGGTTGATTGAACCCAGCAGGCATTCTACTACTCTTGTTAAAACTCTGTGACTCTAAGTAGGCGCCAAACCCGCAGCAATTTTATCGCTGCCGCTTTAAGCATTTTTAGTGTTAAAAACGTGTACTATCTTGAACAAAATTCATTTAAACGGTTATGAACCCTGTATGAAAGAATGACAACCACGGTGCTGGAGACGAGCAATCCAGATCACCTTTTAGAATACACTGGTCTTTTACTTGCAGAACATACCTCCAAACTTCAGACGTGGAAACTCTTACAAACAAATAATAAAGATGAAATGCTTTTTATTGAAGGGCAGCATCAAAGTACAAAATCAGATGAACATGTGTATCATGAAACATTTGTTCACAGCCTACTTTCAGGAATTTCTACTCCCAGACGTGTCCTGATTTTGGGTGGGGCAGAAGGATGTATGATTCGTGAAGTTTTAAAATGGTCTTCTGTGCAGTACATTAAACAGATCGATTGGGACGCTTCTCTAGTCAATTATTTCAAAACAGATGGTTGGGCGTGGAATGGTGGTGCGTATGAAAATCCGCGCGTCCAAGTGGAATGTGTAGAAGCTCTTGGATGGCTAAATCAGACAAATGAAATGTTTGATGCTATATACATTGATCTGCTCGATCCACACACGGAAGATATGCCCTTTATGAAAGAACTATTGCATGCTGCAAAAAAGCGCCTTAATCCAAATGGTGGATTGTCTGTTAATGCTGGGGAAGTTAAAAAGGAATATACAACCGCCGCCGCCCTCGCAAAATATATGGAAACCCTATTTCCACAGCCAACATTTTCACGCGTAGCTATAAAGGCTCGTGTACCAAGTTATAAGGGTGTATGGTGTTTTTTGATGGCTGGACCTAAACTGTGGAGCTCTCGCGCTCATTCAGCGACACTTCCAAAAGGGCTCCGATACTTTAGCAGGAACATTTTACTTGAAGAGGTGCTATGGGAGACCTTTTATCCCGCCGAGATTCAAAATTATTGGAAACTGACACATGCCGAATATGAAGCCACTAAAAAATTGACACCGGTGGACGCTGACTGGATAAGTACAGAAAGTTACCAATATGGCTGTTAATTATATTCTTGAACTGTTTCCTACTGAGGGCAATTGGGATGCATATGTAAACTGGTTTGGCGGCACTTGTGTGGAACGAAATGATGATAATGCGGGTGTCGACGTCTATTGCGTAAAACGCCAGGTCGTAAATCCAATTGAAGGGGCTACGCTTCTAGATCTCGGTGTCAAAGCTCGTATGGTAAAATGTGTCGCCAAAGAGGTTGCCGATTATGAACTGCAAATGGTCCTGCCTATTTCATACAATACGGAGCCCTGCCACTTTTGGCTCGCTCCTCGAAGCAGCATCTGGAAAAGTGGCGTACGTCAAGCCAATTCAATTGGTGTCATCGATAGATCCTATCGCGGCGTTCTAATGGGCGCTGTTCTGCCGAATCGTGAAAATAGTATGCCCGCCATTGAAGCTGGAACCAGACTCTTTCAAATTCTTGCACCCGATATGGGTTATATTTCGCGCGTTGAACTAAAACCTCTGAGTGAACTTGATGAAACGGGACGCGGTGAAGGGGGCTTTGGAAGCACTGGAAAGTAATCGAAAGATAGAATAAGAGAATGGCAGGAGTTGCACCAGCGCTACCACCAGATCCTGATATATCTGGTGCAATAATTATTTTCCATGATATCACTACAAATACAGTTTTAATAGGTGAAGAGGGTATATTTTTATTTGATGAGAAAGATAAAAAATCACATTATTATAGATATAATTTATCTGCAATCGTACATCCCTTGAAAGAAATACTTGACACAGTTGATACCTCTGGTAATAAAATACAGATACAACTTAATAAGGAACAATTAACTGAAAATATAATACCGCTTATAGTAGGGTTCATGCAACGCCACCCTCCAAAAGCATCCGTGACACCTGGTGTAGATCTATTGTTTCCCATAGTTGCTAAAAATCGAGATCAACCCGCGGTACCAATTCCAAATACAACGAATTATTTTTCTCAACCAAGAATACAACCCTCGAAAAAAAATGAAAGCTGTCCAAAGGGCGGAATTAAAGTAGGTGAAACTGCATTAGAATGTATTAAACGGGAAATCTATGAGGAAATTGGAGATATTTTCAGCGGATTATATTCAATACAAATTCAAGATTCAGATTGGATACGCGATAGATCAGGTAGACGCTATACCACTGGTGGTATGGATCCTTATGCAGTGTTTTATAAAGCCCTTTCTCCTGCAGAGGTGACATTTATAATGAACACAATCCAATACAGAAGAGCTAAATATATTGGAGAAATGTTTGATTTCATGTTTAAAAGTATACCCCCTATAATTGGTGGTCGCCGTGGGGGAATTAATTTACAGTCCTATTCTGGAATTGAAAGAGTAAATGATTATCTGCGAAACCAGGGGCGACCCACTTTTGCTGGTGGTGCTAAAAAAACAAGACGTCGTGCCAATCGCAAGCGCCGCACAACTTCTAAGCGTAGATAAGAGATGTCTCGTAATCGTGTGAAAGGTGCGCTTTTTTTCTTCTTGGCAGTTTTTCTAGTCCTTCAAATCTTCTTCCCGAGATTTGAGGGATTTGCCGTAACCTTATACGGGGCTGAAAAGGGCAAACAAAAAGGCGCCAAATGTCAGTTCAGCCCCGAATGTGCGTCCAATACATGCTTAGCCTATGATAGTAAAGAAGGGTCCCGTTTTACTTGCTCATAGTTTGTTCCGCCATTCCTTCCAAATAATGTTTGCGACACAGAGGCATATACATCTCTGCGCCACCAACACACACTTGTTCCGTTTTCTTTTGATTGCAGAAACTAAAGATGGCTTCCGTTCCATCCCCGCAGCGTTTGCAAAAGGCATTCAGTTTGGTTACCTTGTCAGCCAGAGGGACGCAATCTAGAATCTGACCAAACGGTTTGCGTTCTGCATCGCCATCCAGTCCTACAACGAGCAAGTCCTTTTTTAGAACGTCAACAGCATGTTCCACAAAAGGCTTCAGATCTTTAAAGAATTGGGCTTCATCAATGATAACCAGTTTAGCTTGCGTAAAATCAGGATCGTCAATATGATCCATCAGAGAGGACCACTTTTCGCACGGAATGCCCATTTCGTCGTGATTCATAAGCATCGCTTCAGCAGAATAGCGGTCATCTGCAGAATGTGTAATGATACAAATCTTCCAGCCTAGACACTGGTAACGATTTACCATCCGAAGAATGGCTGAACTTTTTCCAGCAAACATGGGACCAAGCAGAATCTCTAGACTCATTCTGTTCTAAAGCGGGGTTTGCATTCCAAGGGCTGACCGCGGTCGGTCAATTTTTTGATTTCTAATAACCAATTTTTAGAATTTACTTTACAAGTTGACATTTCTTACATATCTTATACTTGACAGGTAATATACCAAATTGCGCTTTTACAGTGTGAAATTCGTGGCGACAGTAAAATGTTTTAATTGAATCTTCGACTCTCTTTTCTTCTAAACGCTCTTCGACCGCCGTCGCTTGAACTTGAAATCCTCGTTCCTTCATTTGTTCCTGTGCGGCTTTCAATTGCTCCGACTCACTCAGTTTGTACTCCTTTATCGCTGGAATTGACCATTGAGGTGTAGGTTCAGGTGTTTTGAAATATTCGCCCTTTAGCTTTTCAAACGCTGTTTTTTGTTGATCTCGATTCAATGGTGCTTGTGTCGGTCGACCATTCAATAGTGGTGGTTGGAATTGTTGATAGTCCATCTTCTGTTTATGCTGGAAAAAATTGGTGGATTCAAACCTCAGACACCAATGTACCCAAAATGCTGGAAGGATATCTTTACACACAGAACTATGAGCAATTTCAAATCAAGGCAGACTCTGGAGAAACTCTTCTAGAGTTTGAAGGCGCTGGAAAAGCCAACAAGGCACTTCCTGGGGATCATGTACAATGGAACTCTGAAACTGGGGTCTGTAAATGTCTAAAACGGTCCTCTCATAAATCGATTGTCGGTGTTCTGGAACTTAATTCCAAAACAAAATACGGCATGACGAGCCGTGGCGCACCCCTGTATCTCTTTGCCCCTTTCAAAAAGGGTTATCCGTTCTTCATCGCAGGTTCTACTGAACGTGATGTGAGCCAAAATCAGATTGCAGTTCTTGACTTTGAGGATTGGTCTACCACTGGATTTCCAAGAGGCACTCTGCGCCAGCTTCTCGGTCCTTGCAATGATATGGCAATTCAGTCCAAAGCACTCCTCCTGACTTATAATCCGTTCAAGGAACCCAAAGGGTTAAGCCAGCAGGTTCCTCCTGTGCCGAATCTAGAAGATCGCCCTCTATGTCCTCCAATGACATTCAATATTGATCCTCCAGGATGTAAAGATATTGACGATGTTCTGAGTCTCAAACAAACGGATGCTGGAATGGAGCTTTGGATCACAATTGCAGACGTTGCTGAAACTGTTTGTCCAGGATCTGACTGGGATCTCTATGCTCAAGCGCAAGGAATGACCGCCTACGAAAATGGTGTCGCTGTAAAACCAATGCTCCCTGCGAATTTGAGCGAACATGCATGCAGTCTTCTTCCTGGCGTCGAACGAGCGGGTGTAAGCCTTATTCTGACACTGGACTCTGATGCGCCTTACACGCTAAAAAAGACTGAATGGAAACTCACGCGACTTGTAAATTGGAAACAGTATGAGTACGATACATTCAAAGATGAGGCTAGCCGCGATGGACTAAATATAGATATTCTTGCAAACTTTGCAAAACAGATTCTGGGATTTCCAACTCAAGATCCACACGAATGGATTGAAGCATGTATGCTGTATTACAACATCCAGACTGCAAAAATGCTTAGGACCCTTGGTCATGGTATTCTGCGGAAACACGACATGCCAGATTATGAATTGCTGAATCAATACACAAGTCTCGGTGGAGCTGATCTAGCTGTCTTAGCCAATCGGTCTGCACAGTATTGTCTTGCATCTGATCCAGCACCTATGCACCACGGTCTCTCAGCACAAGTCTATTGCCACGCAACAAGTCCCATTCGTCGCTATGCAGATCTGGTCAATCAACGCGTATTGAAAGGCTTCTTGACGGGTAAGGAACAAAGTCAAAGCCCTTGTAATATTCTAGCTCTCAATGAACGCCAGCAAGACCTCAAACGATATGAACGTGATCTCTTCTTTCTTCAACAAATTACAACCCGTAAAAAAGGTGAAGTAAATGCAATTGTTCTGCATCGCTCTGGCTCAAAAACTAAGCTATGGATTCCTAGCTGGAAACGGACATTTAACTGGAAAACAGAAAAGGAATTGATCCCTGGATCTGAAATTAGTTTGAGCTATTATGCAAATCCGTCTGCACGGCGCTGGAAGGAAAAAATCGTGTTTCGATTTGAATCCCATGTATAAATCATGGTCTATTATTTCGTCTTCTTGTTTTTCTCTTTCTAGATCCTCCTCCTTCGCTTGGTCGATTATATTTTGTATTGCGTAATAGCTGTTTGCGCTTGGTTTCAGCATTCCCAATACGATTTTTTAACACATTACGCACAAGAGGCTTAGCTTTGCGTAAATTTGTAACATTATTTACTATATTAAATTCACCCATAGGTAATGGAAATTTACCATAGTAGATACCAGAAATTCCACGACATACAAAATTATAAAATACACCCTTATATTGTTTGCATAATTCTTCTTGTGTAATTATAAATTCATCTTCAACTGGACTGGGTGAATCGTTTTTTCCAGTTCTTTCGACATTTTCATCCCAACGTTCTGATTCTTTAGATCTTACTTCACCTATTGTAGGATTTTCAGATAGGCTAGGAAATTGTTTGTATATTGATTTTAATATAGCATCTGTAGTAGGATATACACTATCAGAATACATATTTGTAATAGTTGATTTAAAATCGCCTTTTATAATATCTAATATTTTAGTTTTCTTTGAATGTAGTTCACGAATAGGTTCCAGTATAGGGGCTTTAATAAGTCCAAACCGATTGGCGGTTCCCATATTTATATCGTCAAATGAAAACATACGATAGATAAAATTTGGACATTTGTCTCCTGGTTTATACAGAACAAAATCATCTAATTTTTCAATAAGCTCACGCGTATGGTGTAAAGGATCGCGCATAATATCCGCGTTTTCAGGATTTACTATTTTGTTTAAATATGGATATAACGATTTAGAATGAATCGCTTCTCCGGGTCTAGCTTTTACAACAACTATACAATTATCAGGAACGATAAATGTTGAATCTGAATTTTTCCCATGCCCAACAATAATATATGCGTCGGAAGGTTCAAAAATAATTGGTTGTGGCTTATATCTACGCAATTTATCCGCCATCTATTTATATTTTATATTATAGATGGCGGATACAGACTATCCAGAACCAAATTCGTATTTCGATTTGAATTTTATAACTGATAAATAGAAATGCCCCGTAAGACAATAAAACGTAAATATAAAAAACGCATTCAATCCCGGAAACAAAAAGGGCGCGGATTTTTTACATCTCCTACGGAACAAACGACGCCATGTACCATGGATACAAGTCAGCTATTCAAAGCGGCTGCATCCATTGGTGAGGCTGCATCTGGTTGTGACGAGTTTGCATACAGAGATGAATTCTTAACTCCTGAACGTAAAGTACTTCTCGATACATTGCAATCGTGTCCAAATATGCAGTCTATACATCAACAGGTAAAAAATGCATTTATTCAAAGTTGCGAACAAAAAAATAGGCTAAACCAATCTAATTTACAGCGGAGAGCTGCACGCGTGCGCAAATTAAAATATGGGACAAATACTATGCAAAAAGGAAGTATTCAGAGACAAGAGGGAAAGCGTGACCTTTTTGAATTATAGATGCAGATACAGACTATCAGGAACTAGAATCTCACGAATGAGTTTTTGTTTTACATCTTGCAGTTTTTCCAGCGTCTCGAGATCTTGAGCAAGCGTTGCAACAGAAGTCCACTCATCCACCATATTGGCTACACGCAGCACTGCGCGCACAAAGTTGCCTTCAAAGAGCCCATAGTCGTTGCAAATGGCTGCTGCAGAATCACCCTGAATCCAGCGCCAAATGGGATCTACCCAGGTTAGAGACAATCCCCAGTATCCTGTAGGACTGTGAAGTCCTTCAGCATCCTCCAAGCCCATACATTCCTCAGCAATACCACCAATGGAATCCAGCGCACTCTTTACAGTCTTTGGCACAATCAGATCCTGCAGCGTCGGTCCATCATCCTTATCTTTTTCCTCCATAAAGCATGCAAGAGTTGTCACTAGTTCTTCCCCAGTGAGATCTTTATGAAGGTTTCGTCCAAAGAATTCTGTGCAGAGAAGGGAATGTCCCTCATTAAATTCAGTCGCAAGTACACCTTTGGGAGTAAGCTTACAATCTTCATCTAGATAGGCAGCTTTTTTCAGAATAGAAATCCAGCGATCTACGTGTCCAGTATTTCCAGCGGAAGAGACAATCTGATCCTCCACTTGTTTGAGTTCCATTTCCAGCGCCACCTTCTTTTTCAGCTGTGTTTCATAAATTTTCCAGTTGGGACCTTCATGCTCATCTAGCCATGCATCCAGTTTCTGCTGAGCCTGGCGCCGTTTGGCATTGGAAAGTGTTGCAACCAGAGTCTCCAGTCGCTGTTTTTCAGCGAGTTCTTCCACCGCGTCCGCTGGAATTTGAATCTCTTGGATGGACTTTTTCAGCGAAGTTGCATCTCGTTTGTAAGTTTCCAGCACAGTCTGTTGTTGCCTATACCAATACGATTTCTGCTGAATATCCAGCCACTTTGTTTCCTTGGCTTGGAAACATTTCAGCAGAAAGTCATAATGAAAGTCCATACGGCTCTGGATTTCAGGTCGACCCCCTTTCAGAATCATCTTCATCTCAAAGACAGTGGGTGGATCACGCTCAGGAAGAAAGATCACTTGACCAAACTTGTCCTTTCCACGGCGCCCTGCACGCCCTGCCATCTGAATATACTCATCCGTCCTCAGAAGGCGCATTCCACCAGTTGTATCATCATACTTGGAGAGACCCGTGAAGATAACAGTCTTGGTCGGCATATTGATGCCTACTGCAAAGGTCTCTGTGCAATACAGGAGTTTAATATACCCTTTTGTGAAGAGGATCTCAATGACCTCCTTCAGAACAGGAAGCACACCGCTGTGGTGAAAGGCGATGCCCTTGGCGACTAGCTTTTTCAGCGCATGGTACTGACCGATGGTTTCTAGGTTATCCTTGTGATGGCGCAGATGAAAGTCAAAGATATGCTCTGCTGTTCTGGAGTCACTGCTGTCTAGAAGCTGAGATTCCGTGCGAATTGCATGCTGTTCGCACCCCTTTCGGCTGAGAACAAAGACAAGTGCAGGAAGAAGACCCTGCGAATGGAGCATATCCACGCACCGATTCAGCTGATGATTGAAACTTTCCACGCGAACCTTGCCACTAACAGCTCCTTCATGTCCACCAGCTTTGGCGGCTGCGACCTTGCGCTGATAAGCTTCATGTTCCTTTTCAGTAGTAGCTCGTGTACGTAGCCAATCTGCATAGGTACTATCATAGAAGACCTCTTTGGAATCCATAAGAGTATAGAGATTCTGCCCCCGCAGAATGGAATGTGTCAGAGGGACTACACGATGCTGCGTTTGAATGAGATGACACGGGGTCTGTTTGAGTTCTCCAATCCATTCAGCAAAGAATTCAGGGCGATCCAGAGTGGCTGAAAGCATAATAAGTTGAATCTCGCGGGGCAGAAGAATCATGGTTTCTTCCCAAACCTTGCCTCGATCCCTGTCATTAATGTAGTGGCATTCATCAAAGACAACTGCACCTAGATCCTGAATATTCAGAGATGCTGTAATACCCACATGCTCAGTACTAGATCCCCTTTTGTAAAGAAGATTGCGCAGAATCTCGGTAGTCATAACAATGATTTTTGCATCAGGGCAAAACTTGATATCACCTGTCATAATACCGACCATTCCTGGCTCTGACCACATTTGTTTCAAATCATGGAACTTTTGGTTGCTCAGAGACTTAATGGGGGTTGTGTAGAAGACGCGCTTTCCCTGTTTGAGACAATGGGCGATAGCGTATTCAGCACAATTCGTTTTCCCGCTTCCAGTTTTAGCACATACAAGTACATTATGCTGTTGATCGATTGCAGAAATTGCATACTCTTGGAAGATGTCCAGTTTATAAGGGTACTGGATTGCATACTCTGTAACCTTATGAGAAGGCTCCTTGGAAAGGTCACAAATATTCAAGAATGCAGACATTTCTAAAGGGTGTACATATAGAGTCATCAAAATACCCAACCAATTTTTTCGACCCGTCTAAACCTTTTTTATACATATACAGTATAAGGATGCTAGCCCTTATTTATTTATTTATTATTGGTGGGCTGGCAACAGCAAACGCGCAAACCTCTGTAGGTTCAACAACCTGCCCATGGGGATCACTTCAAGTAGGCACATATTCTGATGGGACACCTGTTTGTGATGAATGCACACCTGATGCTGCATCTTGCAACGAATGGTTTAATTGCCCAATTACGCAAGACCCCCGATGCAATATGCGCAACTGTACAACCTACATATGCAACTCAGATGAAGAGCTTGTACATGAGCGATTTTGTGCAAGCGCTCTTCCTCCTGGACAATACACAGTGTGCCAGGGTTCCGATGTATTTATGCCATCTGCTGGAATGTGTGTTAATTATTATGTACCCTCCGCGGATGGTTGCATTGAACCTGATAGACCCTATACCAGCGAAGATGGAACTCTAAAGTGCATGCGCATGTATCCTCCCCACATGCAAGCATGCCCTGTTGGTTATTATATGCACAATGAAGGTTCTGAAACTGTTTGTTTTACTGTCCGACCTGCAGAATGTAGCAATAGCACTGTAGAATTTAGTGAATCTGCTTCCGTAACTCCCAGACCTAAAGAACCTACTATGACTGCAACGGCGTCTACTAAACCCGAGGAGCCCACTATGACTGCAACGGTGTCTTCTAAACCTCAAGAACCTACACAGACGGCTAGACCTGTAGAACCCTCCTCTACCCCTACTATGACTCCTCGTCCTCAAGAGCCCACACAGACAGCTAAGCCCGTAGAACCCTCCTCTACTCCTACTATGACTCCTCGTCCTCAAGAGCCTACACAGACGGCTAAACCCGAAGACCCTAGCCGAACATCAACACCCACAGTAAAACCATCCACCACTGCCACACGCACCCCGCGACGAAGCAGCACATCTACAATGACACCCAAAGAACAAGTAGAAGAGCCCTCCAGGACCTCCACCCCTTCTGCCAAGCCGCTACCGCCCCGTGATATTTGCGAGCAAGATCCTCGCAATCCCCGCTGTGTAAAGCCTGATTCCATCCTAAATCAATTTGCCGTTGATGCAACCATTGCACCGCTCCCTACATTCAAACCAGCTGCCAAACCTTTCAAGCCTATGACTGTCGCTCCTACACCCACTCCTTGGGCTGTACCTCAAGATGTAGTCATTCCACCCGAAGTTATTCCACCCTATATGCCCTCTCGCGTAAGTTTCACCGACGGTAATCCCACCCAATTTGAAGAGCCGCAAAAGGTACAAGAAATACAAGCCTCTATTGCATGCACGCTCAGAATGCCTCTAGAGAAAATTCGCGTGGAAAACATTACAATTCTAACCATTTCCACAGGTGAACGCACAAAAGTCGCAGTCGATCCTAGTGATTTTATGATGGAGAGCAATGGAACAGTTGTGTGCTATGAAGTGGCAAGCTCCGCCCGTCTCCTCCGTGCCCTTCAAAGTACCGATATTCAAGTCGATGTAGACTATTTAATCGTCAAGCCCACTGCCGATATTTTAGCCCTCAATACAAGCCAATTCGCTGAAATTATTCGCACGTCACCTGTCATTCAAACGCTGGCTCAAAGCGTTGGCAGCACTGGCGTAGCGGCTGAAGTGACTGTCGCTTCATACGCTGGAATTCAATCAGCTGCTGCAGCGCCCATTTCTCCATCCTCTCAGATGCAATTTCCCACATATGGAATTGGAATTTTAGGGGGAGGGGGTGGTTTAATTGTCTTTGCGTCCCTAGGAGTTGGATATTACATGTACAAGCGAAAACAAAAGAAAATAAAATCACCGCTTCAAACTACCAGCCCTGCAGCGGTTCGTGTTGTGAGCTTTGTTCCTGAAAATGGACAGTTTAGTCTAAACACTCCTACACAGGTGCCTCGTCCTAGCATACTTGGACGTGGTCAATCTACACGCACGCATTTTAATCCCCTCCGTGTCTCAACAGGTGCAGCAGATATCAGTCAAGCAGTGTAATTTAATGTAATTAAATATGTATTTTTAGATTCTATATCTTACAATCTAAAAATAAATAATCCCAGGCTATGCTGGAAATGGAACGATGGGTGTCCGCCTAGACGAGGCAAACTCTCTGATTTTCCTAAAACAATACAAAAGTCGCAGAAAATTCCAGCGGAATCCAAATCCAGCTGGATTTCGTTTTCGGTGTAAATCTTTTATAGTTATATGTGCCATCACTACCCCTCTTAAACCTATATCGATATACAAGTTTATGTGGTCCGTCTACTTTTTACAGCAACTTGGAGGATCCAAAACCTACATCGGTGCAACTCTAGATATTGATCGTCGTCTGAAACAACACAACGGCGCGCTCAAAGGGGGTGCAAGAGCTACTGCTGGATACAGCTGGAAACGCGTTTGCCATGTGACTGGATTTCCAAATGAAAGAGCTGCTCTACAATTTGAATGGGCGTGGAAACATGTCAGCAAAAAAATGGCTGGAAATGCAATGAGACGCAGAATCCAAGCCCTATTGTATCTCTTGGGATGCGACAAACCAACATCAAAAGCAGATGACTTCCAAGAATACGCTGGAAATTTACAGGTCAAATGGGAAGACGAGAGCATAAATCCAGCGGACCACCTCTAAGAAGATGGAACCGCTACCAGGGAATGCCGAATTTACAGCTGAATTCTTTGATGAATCCAGCAAGGCGTGGATGGAAAATAAAGTGCGCAAAGGAGCAATGACATTGTATCGCTGTTCCTATGTACATAGCACGAGTCGTAAATGCAGCAAAGCCGTGGAGGTAAATGGATTTTGCAAATCTCACTATATTGTAATGAAGAAACGTAAACTAACAGAGACTTAATCCATTAAATTTTTATGTGTTCCCAAGAGGTAACGCACATTAGTGTATCCCAACTTTTGGGCTTCTTCTGCTGCAACGCGGGATCGGGTGCTTGTATTACAATAAAAGAGTATCTTCGCCTTCTTATCAGGAATACGTTGCCCAAGCAGTGTACCGATCTGGTTTACAGGCACATGAATCGCTAGAGGATAGCGACCCGTGTTCCATTCGGCGTCTGTACGCACATCCACTACCGCATCAAACTCGCCCTTTTTGAGCGCATCTTTTGCATCCGCTGGATACATTGCGAGGGGGGAACTCACATTGTAATAAATAAAAACACCGAGCGTGGCTAAAAGCAGAACGAGAAGGACTGTCAAAACGGTTCCGCGGCGCATTTTCTATTTTGGAGTCCTATTTTTATTGCGCCGAGTTTTATGTTAGGCGTTGTTGCATTCTAACTGACTACAGATGGCTTTGGTTTATATTCATCGGGCACAGGATCTCCTTCCAAAATTTCACGCAGGACTTTGAAATAGACGCGTTGACGGTCAGTAGGAAAGAAACAGACATTCATTTCCGTCCCATCATCTTCTTCAATTGTGCTGTATGCATTTGTATTCTTTATAATTTCACGGCGATAAAATTCAACTTCGTAAATATGATGTTGAATAAAGGAATATGTGGTGACTTCTGGTTTATCCGAATTTACAATGCCTTCTGCAGAATATTCAGTCATGCATAATATACTTTTAGTAAGAGACCTGTTATATTTTGTTTCATTACCAACATCATAATAAATATATCCATTAAATTCAATATGCCCATTTTCTCCATCATTTACATAGTCATATAGTTTACGAACATAAAACGTAATTATTGAATCTTGTGGATGCACAATATGAAATTGAATATTGCGATTCATATATTTTGTGATGTATGGATGGGTTTAGGCTTAATATTTTAAATTATAAATTTGATCATGTGTTAACTGATTATAATATATATTCGAATCAAAAACACTATATGGATAATTAATATTTTTTCTTGTTTTACGTTTTCCGCCCTTTTGTGTTGTAAGTATAGTATACTGAACTGGGTATATATGTGAATTATTTTTGAAATCAATATACCAAACTTGACGTTCAAATGAAACGCCATTAAATATTATCATCATTGCATTACGATACCATGGGAATAAAATTTGACAGACATTTGGCAATTTATGTACTTTATCAAAAAAATCCTTCCAATTTTTTGATTCTAAATATAAAGGTCTTAAAATCCCTTCCAAGTCTCTATTATTAAATGAAAAGTCTTTAGGAAGAGGCTCTAAAAATCCACGCTTATAATCTTGATACATTTTTCGCATTGTATCATTTAATAAATATGCACCAAACCTTCTTTCATAATATGCTTGTTGATAGAATGCAAGTTCATAAAGCATCATCGAAATTCCAACAGTTCTATCATTATCAATATTGCACGGAAAATCCGACATATCTTCAAGACGTATGTATTGGATATGAGGTGCAATTTTCCGTATGATAGTAAACCCCAAATTAACCATACCAACCGTGTTTTGACCTGATATAATCTTATCTGTTACCTCGCATCCGCCATCTGTAGTTTTTAAATTTGTTAAATGCGCCGTATCTTTATTAACCGGTACAGAAAAAAATACACATGTATTTTTTCCACCAATACTTATATTTGTACCACGTTTAGTCGCAGTTCTTGACATGGCATTATAATCATTATCATCATTTATAGTTACGCGAAATGTACCATACTGAGTTTTGTATATATATTCGGGCATATATCTAATTAATGTTAGATATTTATTTTAGACCTGTCCAGCTTTTTCTTTCGCTGCGCTCTCATAAATCTCGCAATACATTCCTTTTTATCTTCATCAGTTTCTGCGTTTTCCACGGAGTCTACAAATGTAGTCCAACGCTTTATCCATTTTGGGTCATTTGAATCATCTCCAGCATAGTCTTCCGTATATTTCTTAAATTTTGCAAGTTCATCAGCCGATCCTGTATTAAATAATACAAGGATGCCATCTGTGCGATAATGTTGACGATCTTCCTTTTCAAGGACTCGTTTTGCATTTGTCGCAGCACAAAGTTCATTATGCCGAATAGTACGAAGCCATTGAATAAAGCATCTGATTGTAGATTCTGCAGTTTTGAAGGTATTATTTTTCACTGTTTGCAGAAGTGTAGTCCATTTTGTTTGGAAATCCGAGATCTGATCAATATTATTATTTTCTTTTAATGAGTCTAGATATACAGATTCATTTCCATTATAAATATAGGCATATACATCTGCAGTTTTCCATTGTTTAGGAGCCGACTTTATAGGTTCTTTACGAACAGTTATCTTTTCTACAATACTATTTGCGGGCTTGACAGTGGGAAGTTGTACAATAATATTTTGGCTTGGTTGAGAGCTTGATTGTGAGACTGCGCTAGCAGCGTAGAGCGTAGTCTCTCTGCATTTTTCTTCACGGATTTTTTGCGTATTTCGTCTGCTTTTTTCATCATACATAAACTTTTTACAGGCTTTAATTCCATTTTCTTTAGTTAGAGTAGGAAGACTCTGCATTAATTCTTTGAACTTTTTATCAAACATTGATGTTTTTTCATATGTATCATCGTACCAGGTTAGAAAGTCCCCTTCTTTCCCGCCTACAAGCCATGCATATACAGTTGCACAATGAAGATGTTTTTTATCAGGATTTTTTGATTGAACGGATTTTCTATTACGTTCATTATCAAGCTCTCTCTTAATCTGTGATTCAATATCGCCTTCCATTTTACTTGCGATATGTGTAATTGCTGTTGTAAATTCAACAGTTTTACCTTTTTCTTCGCACCACTCAAGAAATCGCGTCAAGTGACCTTTTCGTAGAAAGATTGCAATATCTTGTACAGTATAATGTTCATTTTCTAGTTTTTCTAGATGTATATCTGATTGTGAAAGGATTGCAAATTTTGACCTATCACACCCATGTGCCTTGATTTGAATGCACTTGCGAATAAAGTCTACATATGAATAGTCGCGTTTCATTTTATTGCAATGACCGCAACAGGCTTTACAATTTTCAACCGTATAATCGCCGCTACTATCGATTCTATCAATGCCATTACGATGTCCTTCAGCAGGACGGATTCCGCAAAGGTAGCACTCATTATATTGTATCATTTCATAATGTTTTTCAGATAATAGAAATTTAATACTTCGCACTTGTTCTGAAATATATTTATAGTCATTATATGAGCGCATTTGACTTTTTGAGAAATAGCTATTCCATACTGCACCTGTTGCATTATTATATATAGGTGTTTGTCTATATGCACAGATCATGTCCACTTTATCCAGAAATGCATTTGGATGATCTGCATTTTTTATCAGATTACACATTTTACATGCAGGAATGCAGTTTTCAAGAATATACCCTTTATTATTATCAATGCGATCAATCCCTACAAACCTGTGCATAGAATAGAATCCACAATAATAACAGGGTTGAATGACTAATTGTTCAAAGTCTTCTTGTGATAGAGTAAAGAGCCGCTTTCTTAAACTTGCACTTCGCTGAACAGATCTCCACACCTCCTTTACCTCAACAGAAATAGATTCCTGTTTTTCAAAGAGTTCATCTTTTTCTTTTCGTTCAGGAAGTTGAATACCATACTGATGACGCAAAGCTGCTAGTTCAGACGCAGTCTTCTGACGCTCTTTGTTTCTACATTCTTCACATTTAATATCATTTGATAGAATATTAAAACAACCTCTGCTGATATCACAATATTGTACATTTCTTTCCTTTTCATCATCACGAAGTAAATGTCGTATATGTTTTTCACAGTATTTATCTTCAGCATTTTTAATCTTTGCCTTACACCCTTCAAGTTTGCATGGAAACTCTTTTCCTGATTTTTTATCACGACACGTTGAACAAAATTTACGATCTTTACTCAAATCGTCTACTGAAAGTTCATTCGTACATCCCCGAAAGAAGCCATTACAAATCTTTTTGCCAGCAGCCAAAAGTTGATCATATTCATAATTTCGTTGATGATGAATGCAGTATCCATTCTCGCCCTTTTCGCGCTGACATTGCAGACCCTTTCGCGGACCTTGTTGAACAATTCCTTTGCATAATTCTTCACTAAATGCTTTCATTTCCATTTCAAATCTAGCTCATATCTTAACTGGAGAACATAATCAATTTTATTAAAACGCAATAAATTGGAGTTTTCACAGCCATCATATATCTTCATAACTAATTCTTCATAATAGAATTATCAAGAATTATATTCATATTTCATCACTTAACAACTACACAAAACAATAATGTACGATAACGATCCGAGCAACGACCATGAACCGCAATTAATTGGAGAACGCAAGTCCACCCATGCCACTCATGATACGTAACACGTTATAGTTGGTCGCATACACACGCACGGTGGAGCTGGTGGTGGCACCAACGGCGTTGTTGGAGACAGTCAGCAGCAGGGTGGTGTTATCAATGCGGGACAAGTTGCAAGTGCCGCTGGGCTGGTGCTCCTCGGGTTGCAGCGCGAAGCTGTACACGTTGATACCGACCGCAGGGATGTTGGTGTGGTGTTGGTAAGGTTGCACCCAGTTGAAGTAGTTGCCGTCGCGCACGGTGAAGCGGTCGTGTCCGTTCAGCTGCAGCAGGGCAGTGATCACGGGGTTGCCGCCAGCCATGCCCTCCACGCGGGTCACGCTGTAACCAGACTCCAGAACGGCGCGGTCCCAGAAGTCAGAGTAGTTGAAGGGCTGTTGACCTTTCCAGGGGTTGATGACGGCGTCATCGCAAGACACGAAGCTGTCGCGTTGGACCACCCAGATGAGCTCCTTGCAAGGGTGGTTGAAGTTCAGCTTGATCTTGTTGGCGGTGGAGGTGATGGACTCGCCGCCAGTGAACTGGAGGGTGTCGATCAGGTACTCGTGGGCGACCTGGGCGAACTTGCGGCGCTCGTCAGTGTCCAGGTAGATGTAGTCCACGTACAGGGAGGCAGCCACCAGACCAGCGTTGGCCACGCGGTCGCGGATCACGTGGGGGTTGCTGGTGTTTTGGGGAGCAATGTCCCAGCACAGGTTGCGCAGGTCGTTGAACTCCAGGTTGATGCGCACCTCGTGGTATTGGAGGGCGATCAGGGGCAGCGCCAGACCGGGGTGGCGGTTGAACCAGAACTGCAGGGGGATGTACAGGGTGTACTCAGGGGCGCACTTCTGGACCTCGTCGCTGGTGTTGGGCACACCGGCACCGCAGTCAGCGTCGCAAGCCTCGCCGCCCTGGACCAGCACGTTCACCAGCTTGGGCACGTTACCCACCATCTTGGCGTATCCGGCTTGTTTGCCGGGCTCTTGGGTCAGCTCATTCCAGATGTGCAGCCAGTCGCCGTAATGCTTATCGCAAATGTTACTGTTTGAAAAACAGCCCGTTTGGTATTCAAAAGTGGCGAATTTTTGAATAATTCCAAACAGCTCCAAGTTTCCTTGGAGAGCAGACTATATCTTAAGCTATCACTGACATTGATTAGATGTCTCAAGCCCACTAACGTTTAGTCGTTGAACCTTTTCCATATCCTTATCATTAACGGATTTAGGAACTTGGCTGCGGATTGCCCATTTCAATTGCTCTTCAAAAGCAACATCACCTTGTGGATTTTTACCATTCCAGAGTTCTAATCTCTGCCACAAGCACCTTTCGACGCTTGTTTGGTACCCTTGATGTAGTTTACAGAAGCTTTTATAGGATTCAATATGTGTTAATATGTATTCTTCACATATTTTGTCAGATTTTGACATATTGAACTCCTTTTTTAAAGGTCTTAAATTTGACCAGTTAAAACATAGGTTTTGTTCCGTCGTATTTAGAACATTAAACTGGGATATTGGAATTACATGGTCGATATGCCAATATAATCCGTAATTATCCCAAGTCATGTCAGCTGTGAAATTATAAGCAAGCCATGTATATAATTGTGTTCGAGTACAATCTAATAGCTTACTTGAAGAGCAGTTTTTATAACCTCGTAAAACTTCATGAATCCTTGCTTTTAAAGATTCAACCGTCTTGAACTGCGGTTCTTTTATTTTTCGCTCTTTTTTTCTAAGATTACGACGTTCCTTGTTTTCTGGTTTTGCATTATATTCAGCAAATATTGCACGATTTGCTTCATAATACGACCTTTTATTTTTACAAACTTTATCTTGAAAGCATGGCTTGCATTGAACTGAAATTACTTGTTTTCCTGTTCTAGAATCTTTTTTATAAAGATAATTAGCTTCGGGATATTCTGTTTTACAGTTAATACATGCTTTCATGTTTGTATATTTGTGTTCTTCTGTATATACATCAATTTTACAAGTTTTAGGGGGTTCCCGCAATTTGAAAGTGTTGCTGCATGTCGGGTGGCTAAACCGTTTCATACAACTAGTATCTGTAGCATCCCCATTTGACTGTTGGACTAGAACAGTCGGGGTTTGTGCGCTACTAAACGTTTTTCTTCTATGCAGCACAACTAACAATAGAAGCGTGATACTTTTCAGCACCGATAGGGTTAATGCGTTGTCCTCCGATTTCGATCTCGACGTTCTTGATCAGGTTGTGACCAGGCCAGTTGAGCCAGCGGAATTGGGCGCCGCTGCCGTCGCTGGTTTGCAGAGTCACCTGGGGCAGGGTGGCTTGCAGGTACATGCGGTAGATCAAGTCACCATTGCGTTGGATGGTGCAGGTCACCTTCTTGCCAAAGTTGGGGGCACCATTGAAAGGGTTCTCAATGGACTCCATGGCGAAGTTAGTGTGGCGACGGTAAACTACCTTGAAGACATGCTTTCGCAAGATTCTAAGCATTTTCATATGAAAATGCGAAGACATCTCAAAGTAAATACCCTCCCTTTCGGGATATTTCTATACTAGCTCGTTGCCCGTCTTGCAAAGAGATCATTGTATAAGGGATTGGACTATATCTTAAGCGTGCATTAATTTTATAATGCCCACCCATCATCATTTAGTCTCTGAACTCTGTCCGTACGCTTTCGCGCCCAGGACTTGGCTGCGGATTGTCCATTTTAGCTCCTTAGCTCATATCTTTGGCGTTTTTACCATTCTCAGGTTCTGTTCCTGACCAGTGCTACCTTTCGGCTCACCTTGGTATCCAAAGCTTTAGGAGGTTCCCGCAATTTGACGATGTTGCAACCGGATGTATGATGGCATCCAGCCACTAGCAGCTGTGGTATAAGTGTCGGAACCACTAACAGACTTGTCGGGACGCTTATTCCGTTTTGCGTCCCCTGACTGCTTTTCTACCCCCTTCAATATGTAGTTGAGGTAATTTGCGGGTTGCCAGTCAGGTAAACATCTTGGGCGCCATAGGCTACGAGTTGCATTAAACCACCACCGGTCATCTCTGTCTATACCCTGGCTAAAGAAAAAAATTTTGGCGGATTACAAAACGCAAACCGGGATGCGAATTCTATACCCTTCTAACGCATACATTATCTCTATGGCGTGCTTAAACACATACACAAACCTCATAAGAGAATGTCGGGATCATCTGATGCCTTTTTTAAAATACGACAAACAAAGCGAAGTAATCCTGAAGAACGTACCACCCTAGATGTCATGCATCAAACCCAAATTAAAAGAATTCATGAAGATTATAACGAACTTGAAGAACTGGAAATGGAAATAAAAACCATTAAAGAAAAAATTAAGGAAACGAATGATGATTTAATACGCGGGCAAATGGAAAATTATCTCGTTCGCTTAGAAGAGGACTTTGCAGAAAAGAAAAAAACAGATCGCGTGTATGATTACCTTTTAAATACAGGGGACATTTTGTTTAATTATTATGATATGCAGGAACAAATTTCAAAAGGTGTAGTAAATGAGCCGCTCAATAAAAATAAATATAAACCAGGGGATGTTTTGAGTGCACTGCATGCTGCAGCGGCTATGGAAGAGCAGGAACAAGCAGATGGTGACGAAACCCAAGAAAAAGCTGCTGAAAAATCAGAAGAAAAGCCAGCTGACAAGACAGAAAAAAAGTCCAAGGCTGCTAAAAAGAAAAAGCCGCTTGGTCGCAATGAATTATTGGAGCAGTATTTATTGCTCATAAATCCAGAGTATGTGAAAAAGGTAAATGAAGCAGATGATGTATCCAACGAATGTGCCGAGTGTGGGTCTGATATGACCTTTAGCCAAACAGAGGCTATGCTCTATTGTCCAGATTGTGGTGCGTCTGAATTTATCTTAATTGACAGCGATCGTCCATCCTATAAAGATCCCCCCCGTGAAAGCAATTATTATGCATACAAGCGTATTAATCACTTTAATGAACTTTTGGCGCAATTTCAAGCCAAAGGGAGCACAGAAATACCAGATGATGTCTTTGATCAAATTTTAGCCGAACTCAAAGTCCAACGCATCACTGATTTCAAAAATCTAAAATACCGCCAAATGCGCGAAGTCTTACGTAAACTGAAATTGAATCGTCAGTATGATCACATCCCTTTTATTATTAGCCGTTTGAATGGCAGTATTGCACCTGTCATGAGCCGTGAAACGGAAGAAAAGTTGCGTCACATGTTTAAGGAAATTCAGCCAAGTTTCCAAAAACATTGTCCCAAGAATCGTCGCAACTTTTTATCGTATTCCTATGTATTGTACAAATTTTGCGAGCTATTGGAACTCGATGAATTTCTTGCGAGCTTTCCTCTGCTCAAAAATCGCGATAAACTGTACCAACAAAGTAAAGTGTGGGAACAAATTTGCCTAGATATGAGCTGGCAATATATTCCTACGATTTAAAGATGTATTCAATGTATGATGTATGGAACAAAAAACCCCTAAATATAAACTTGCAATAGGGGCAATGTTTAAAAATGAGGGTCTTGCTATGGTTGAATGGTTAGAGCATCATTTATATCATGGCGTTGAACATTTTTATTTAATAGATGACAATAATAGTACGGACGATAGTCTTGAACGAGTACAACCCTATATCGATCGCGGACTTGTAACACTGCATAGTGTAAACGAGCCTTATTTTCTTGGACGACAGTCTGCAATTTACACCTGCTATATTTTACCACATCTTGAGGAAACGGAATGGCTTCTTATGATTGATTTGGATGAGTTTGTTTGGAGCCCACAAGCAGTCGATTTGCGAGATATTCTAGATCAATGCGGTGCATTTAGTCAAATTCAAATGTATCAGCTAAATTTTGGATCCAATGATCGCGAAACACAGCCACGATCTATAGTTGCAGGCTTTACAAACCGATGTAAGGAGGACAAATCAGGAGCCTATAAATACTTTGTAAATTCAAAGTACAAGTTTAAAAAATTAGGAGTTCATCATGCAGAATATGTAAATCCAGAAGATAAACAATCCTTTGTAATTTTACAAAAAAACTGGTTTTCTCTGAATCATTATGTTCTTCAGAGCCGTGAATTCTGGGAAACGGTTAAATGTGGTCCAACACGAAATGATAGTGACGGATATCGTGTTCGAAAAAAAGAGGATTTTAATCACATCGAATGGAATGAACGTGAAGATACCGAGTTGCTAGAACAAAATAGAGAATTATTACAGAAATTAAACTTAATATGAGATTACTATTAAACTGGAATGAACTGTATTTGTGGGTTTGTTTGCCACCAACCAAGAACAGCCATGTTGCTGATGCGACCCCAATATCCATCAAGACTTGCATCTCGTTCATTTCCATTTCCAATCAAGGACCATGGATCCCATGCATTAATATACAGGGTTGATTCTAAATCATCGCTGTATAAACAATCTGGAATATATCCGCCATTGAATTTATGTAAGGTCCAATCATATCCTTCCAGTTGAATTCCAGACTCCTCAAACTTTGAAACGAGAGGTTTGAATGCAGGTTCAAAAATATCTGTTGCAAATGTAGATTCAAACTTTCCAGCAAACGCTCCACCACCTACATTGTATAGTTTAAGTGTTTTGATTCCTGGAATTGTAGTCGCAGTTTTTAGAGCAAGTTTCCACATTTCGCTGTATTTTGCAACAATATCCGAAAGTGGTCTAGATTGGTAATATTGATAGTCTGGTTGTAAATAACAATCAAACGCGATTCCTACTAAATTCAGAACATTTGCTTGTCGATAAGCTCCATTGAGATTTAGGGTTGCTTTACAATAGATGCCAATATTAGGCATGAGTTTATCAGATGTAGAGCGACCATATGCACCTTTAGAATATCCAAATGTGTCTTCCATGGCTTGAATATTGAAAAGCGTGCGCATCGCAATATTACACGGCTCACGACCTTTCACCATTGCAAGAACATCCTCGTAGGTATCCTCTTTATGATAAAAAACACGTGTTTCTTTAAAATCAAATGTGGACCAAAGATTCGGATTTAAAACCCAGTCTGGAAACCGAAAGGGGGGTATGTAGATACGATGGACAGCTTTTGCTGCTTCGTATGGATTCATTCTAGATAATTATGTAAAGATAATGTTTAGATGCGTATAGATTTTAAATAAAGAGCTAGTGGAGATCCACCACTTGTTCTTTAACAATGCATAATTTCCAAAATTCCCTTATAGAATCTAACGGCGGATTCCTAACCCTCCAATTAGGTTGGTTCCTAATCCAAATCCAGCCCCTTGGCGAGCAGTCACGCCCACGCTGGGAGCCAGCACGTCCAGCAGAGCAAACACAGCGGCGGCGGTCAGAGCCAGGGTCGCCACTTCATCCATCGCCAGCGCCTTCTTGGGGATGTAGATGGCGGCTACGGCTACAGCCAGACCTTCCAGCAGATACTTTAGAGCGCGGTTTACGAATTCGCCGACAGAGAAATCCATTGCTTCTATACTCTAGCGTTTGAAAAAAGTTTTGTCAAGTCCGGGTGCAAGTGCGTAAAGAAGCCTAAACACATAGACTCTATATGAGGAAGAGCAATGTCGGGTTCCAACGTTCGTGAAGATTTCCTGGACGAGGACAATGAAATCCCCAGCCAACGCTATGTGCTGCTAAGTTTCCTAAGTCCGGAGAAGGTCCTGACTCGCAAGGAGATGTTTTTCTTTGAGCAATTTCTAAAAAACTATGAAATCAACTTCAAGACCAAGAATCTGGAAAAGTTTCTAGCCAAGCAAGTTCTGGATTTCAATGCCAAACTGGATGCCGAAGTGGCTCGTCTGGAGGCGGCTGAGCAAAGTGAGGCGGCTGAAATCTGCCGTAAAGCGCGCATTCCTGTCGGTGACGTTCTGGAAGCTTACCAGGGATATATTAAGGAAAACGCCAAGGAAATCACTGCTACCAAGATCAAAGAGGCTTATGATGATTTTATGTTTGCTCATGAAAAGCGACTGGAAGAAGAGTTCTTTGCGAAAAACAGTTTCCAAACTAGTGTGCGCGGACTAAAGGTGCGCGGTTCTTATGGAAGTCAAGAAGAAGCATCCGCCCGAGCCAAGAAGCTGCAACGCAACGATCCTGTGCACAATATCTATGTAGCCGAGGTGGGCAAGTGGCTGGCATGGGACCCCAATCCTCACAATGTGAAGGAACAAGAGTACCAAAACGACGAACTGAATAGTCTGATGAAGGCTTACAAGGAAAATGAGGAGGCTCGCGATGAGTTTTACAACAAGAATCCGGAGGCTCGTAACGCGGCTAAGCAACGCAGTGTCCGCGGAGAAAAGGAGATCATGAGCATTGTTGGTACCAGGGATGACCGCGAAGAAGCCAATGCAAGCAATGCATCTGGTGGCGGACCTGGTGGAGAACACGCGAGCCTGTTTGATGGTCCAGCCGATCTAGCCCTGCAACGTAAGCTAGAACGCGAGGGGTCTAAAAAGGAGTAAATATGGTGCACAGAATGTCTGGATATAGTATCAATGACGAGTTTCGCTTGAGCCCAACCCAGCTCAAGCGATTTGAAGAATGGAAAGCCCCGCTGAAAAAGTATATGGTGGGTCCTATTGGCGGCGCCTTTACATTTCATTTTACGCCGACTTCGATTGGGACTATTGTTCGTGTAACGTGCAAGTCTGGAAAGTTTCATGATGAATTGGATTTAACAGAGAATATGTAGATTTCTTATATGGTTATTTCATAACCTATTAAGAAGTATTAATAGCCACCGGGTTGAACAGAGTTTACATCATATCGGGGCAGAATGGGCACGCAACTGGATTGCTCGCAAAAATAGCCTTCGGGGCAAGGTTTGCGTCCAGGAGTGCAGCTCATGTCTTCGAAGCCACTGATTTCAGGGGACAAGATGTTTTTCACATAAGGGACGACGAGCAGAATTGCCAGGAAAAATAAAAACGCGCCGACCATACCGGTTCCTAAAGCTGCACGTGCCATTTCTTCTATTGAGGGCAACTAATTTCTAGCGCATTAAGGTAAAACCGGGAGACCTGTTGAATCAGGAAGGGCTGGTGGATTTGTTCCTACACACCATCCATTCATACATGCAGTTCCAAACGGGCACGGGGGACGATTTAGACCGCATTGCGGCGCATTTGGGTCACCGATAAAGCCTTCTTCCCTGGTCATATAGAATGTCAAGAGAATCGCTATTGCAAGCAACCATAAAGAACAGATTAGAGAGCTAGACATTTCTAATAGGGTTCAATACTGTTTTCGCACAACAACTGCTGGACCGCGGAGACGCTGATTGCTGCTAGGATCATACATGTTGACATCTTCTTCATCCTTGTCGCGATAGTGATTGGCATTGTGCTGCCAGAATTCGGGTGCACCGATACGAAAGTCTCCTTGAATTTCAGCCTTGTACCAGAAAATGGCATCCTCCAGTTTATTGGATCGGGTATTGTTATTAATCACTAAACATTCGAAATTTTCAGTGCACTGGTCCATGATTTGGCAGAAGAATTCAAAGTTGGGAAAGGCGGCTCCAAAGTTATCAAAAATGCGCCTACGATTGGAAATATAGGGTTCGCGCAGAATAAATACATAGTCGACGTTTGTACGAAGCACTGGAGGGATACCAAGTGGATATTGCATAGTAATCAAGAAGAAGATCTTTTGGTGACGACCGTTCAAGAAACAGTACCGAATATTTTTGTCATGAATCCATGAATCGTCATACAAGCAGTCATCAAGAATTAAGAAGGAACGGGGGTCTAGTTTGGATTTTTGAACCATTTGTCCAGGAGCGCGGGGAGCATTTTCTTGTTGCTGAATCTTTTTTGTAATGAGCTGCTGACGCTTTACAAAATTGGCTAGAATAGCTGCATTGTATTCACCGTGGATAAAAATAGGAGGGACAATTTTGCCGTAAAAGCTATTGGATTCTTCAGTGCCTGAAATTACAGTACCCATTGGAATATTTTGGTGATGAAAGAGCAGATCTTTTACAAGGGTAGACTTTCCTGTACGACGACGTCCAATAAACACGCACACTGCATCTTGAGGAATCATTTTCATATCGAATTTACGAAGACGAACGCTTTGTGCATTCAAGGAATTCGGATTAGGGGCTTGTGCCATTACAAATTTCTAGTCTATCAATCTAAAAATTCAGCACGCTCTATACGCAGTCAAGTCATTTATGCGTGTAAATACATCAGGAAAAAACCAAAGACCCGGTAAGAATTGCATGCCGCCAAAACGTGGAAAACAAGGGAATGATGCGCAGTCTAGTTCACCCCTATCGGGATTAAAACTTGCTGTAGATGTTCGATATACAAACACCGAAGCTTTGGCTGGATTTTTTGCATCACAGCCATCTCTAAGTCACGGTGAAGATCGTATTAGTATGTTTAAAGAAATTCTTCCACAAAAATATCGTGACAAGCCGCTGAATTTAGATACAGGATATACGCTGAAAATATGGGAGCCGTCCTCGCCCACCGATGATAAAAATGGCTGGCTGACGGTGGAATCCGCTGGAAATGTAAAAAGAGTAAAAGCCTATAAAAAAGTCATGCCGTTGGTGGATGCAATGGGCTGGATGCGTTACAAGGAACGACCTATTAAACCCTTTTTTTGGTCAAATCAGCCCTATGATATTTTAGAGCCTGAAAATCAAGCCTATGTGGATTGTCTAGCAAGTTATATGGCAAGTAAAGTAAAAGAGCGACTTCAATCGCCCCATTTTTGCACATTTTATGGCTGTGTACGAGCGGTTAAAGATACATTTTTGTATAATCTTGAAGATGATTTTGAAGATTTTAGATTTACACGCTGGTTTTGGCAGAATCTGGAGGCTGGAGAATTTGGATTGCGCATTATTGAAAAACATTCCGGGAGACGTTTAACAATGGATGAAATTAAATCTCTCTCGAAACCCGACGAGGAGTTTTTACATGACGATAGTGATTCTGATACAGATTCTTCTTCATCAGAAGGCTCTGGATCTATTGGAGCAGAGTCATTGCCAGATATAGCGGGGTTGCGTGCATCTGAAGCGTCGACCATTCAAGAGGTTCGCATGGAAGAACTTCCATATTCAGCTGGAAGACAAAAATCATCTACACCAAAAACTGCGAGCACAATTAAAACGGCGTCCAGCGCAGACTCTGACTCATCTTTTGCCGAAGAGTATGAAATTTACGCTGAATTTCATGAAATGCCAGTCGCAATTCAGTACTTGGAAGCATGCGAAGGAACATTTGACAGCCTTTTGGAAATAAAGGACTATGCCCCCGTGCACGAAGAAGGACAGCAAAAACAATGGGCAGCGTGGCTTTTCCAAATTTGTGTTGCACTTTCACAACTTCAAACTGTACTGCACTTGACGCATAATGATTTACACAGTTCAAATGTTTTATGGAAAAAGACGGATCAAGAATTTCTGTATTATGCAGATTCCAAGGGGCGAAAATGGGCAATACCAACTTACGGGTATATGTTTACAATTATTGATTATGGGCGAGCTATTTTTTCTCTAAACAATTATTTTATAATTAGCAGTGATTACAATGATGGTCACGATGCGTATGGGATGTACAACTTTGGACCGATCGAAGATAAAGATCTGCCACGCGTTGGTCCAAATCCGAGCTTTGATCTTTGTAGATTGGCGCATGATATGCTTCGCGTTCTGTATCCTACAAATCCACCCCCCTCCGCGGCTAAATCAAAGTTGATTACAAAGGAGGGGGCGTGGGAAGTTCGTGAAACAAAACATGAACTTTTTAATCTTTTATGGTCATGGCTGAAAACAAAACAAAATACAAGTGTTTTAGAAACAGAAAATGGGGACGAAAAATATCCTGGATTTGAATTATACGCTGTAATTGCCAAGGATGTTCGTGATGCAGTTCCAGAGGCTCAAGTTTCTAAACCTTTATTCAAACCGTTTGAAATCACGGATCTTAAAGGGGTCCATGTACAGAAATATATTGTATTTTAAATTCTTAATATCTTTATATTAAAGATTATAAGAAATGCATATACTCTCTAAAACCGGGCGGGTCCGACCTGAATATCATAATCGGATGAAAAACTCACGGATTTCGTTGCACCGCCTCCAGTTATGGAAGGAGTACTAGCCATGGATGCGCTCAAGGAATCAGCAACACCCTTCATAGATTCGGGAGCAAAAGACCACGCCATGGCTGTAAAAATCGCACCCAAGATTCCATCTCGTAAAACCGCTTTAGGTTTAACTTTTCCCTCAGTTTCAGGTCCATAGAGCTGATAGAGGCTGCTGACGGCTGCTAAAAACGCTGCACCAATGGCAACTGTTGCCAACAGCATTGGATTCTCAAACGCTTCCATAGTTCTGACAAACCAAATGAAAGTGTTTTTATTAATTAGACGCAGGGCTTCCTGGAATTGTAAATTACAGGGTTTCCTGGAAACATGAATGTATTTACAGGGTTTCATAATCACTCTGACCAAGTTCGGCGGCATCTAAATCTTCAAAATCACTCAGAGGTTCACCTTCATCATCTAGAATTTGAAATGCATCCTGATCCTGTTCATCACGATCTTGTTCTACATAATCAATGTGTGTTTTCCCACCTCGTTGCTGAATAACCTGATCAAAATCGGTAAATCGCACGCTTGGTTCGGTCTCAACGATTAAAGTCGGTGGAGCTGAGGGAACCACGTTATCTTGTACCGGTTCTTGTACAACAGGTTCAGAAGTTGGGGTTGGAGTTGGTGTTGGCGTAGGAGGTACTAGTTGGGTTTCCTCTATTTTTTCGTGTTCAGATGTTTCTTCAATCTTTATGGCTACAATTTCCTGGGCAGGTTCAGCCGCCGCTTCCACAGCAGGTTCCACAACAGTTTCAGCCACCACTTCAGCGACAGGTTCCGCCGCCGCTGCGGCTGCGGGTTCCTCAATACTATTTTTATCTGTATTCTCATGCTGTTGCGTTTCATGTTTGGGTTCAGGTTGTTCTTGCTCCTCTTCATCATCTGCATCCGCATCTGTATCATGATCGGGTTCTGCAAGATAATCTTTTAGAATATTCTTCACTGGTAATAATCCACGAATTGCCTGTTGTACACCCTCTTGTAAAAGTTGTTCAATTTGCCTATGATTTTTTTGTTTTTCAATGGCGGACAATTCATTGTGAAATAAATATGCAGAAGACCATAAAAGGCGACTGCTTTCACTCAAGGAGCGGTGTAAAAAATGATCCAATTTGGGAATTGTAATCTGTACCCTTTTATTTTTATTTCCAATACGAATTGCAGTTAAAACTTTTGTATGTGCAATGAAAACTGCAGTTAATAATTCTTCTAAATAATCGCATGAAATAAATCCTTGGATGCGGGTTGTTTCGCGCTGCACCTTGTCAATATTCCATTCGGGGATTTGACTTAACAATTCTTGAAATTTCCACAGCTGTCGTTTGGACTGAGGTTCTTCCTGTGTTGCTTGTTGAAGAACTTCCATGAAAAATCTATGGAATGCAGGAACAATAAACCCAATGAGCTGTTTTGTATATTCACCTTTTGCTTCTGAATATACAGATGTGTCCATAAGTTCTATGTCAGGCGGGGCTTTGATTCCCATCAGATGAAACGCATAACAGTGCAAGATGTGTTAAAAGAATCCACGGACTCAATCCGTCGCCCATTTTTCTATACATTTCAATCTGTAGCTCTGGCGATTTATTTGCCAATAATTTGTGCATTAATACGTCCGGAAGAAGTCCTTGCATTCTTGCTTGACTTATAGCTTCACATGCAGAATGAACTGTAAATCCGGGAGTCCAATGTTCCATTCGCTGATAAAGTGTTGACCGAAGTTTGCGAATATCTGCATATCCCCGTTTTTCTAGACTTGCGATTGCAGCCTCTTTGCGAAAACTTTTATTCGGCATGCACATTCGTTTACAGCGACTCAAAAGCGGGGGGTTCATAGTTGTCTCATCGCGCACTTCAAGTGCAAACTCGACATTATCCGCCGCAGTTTCTAGAATTCGTCGTAAAAAGGCTTGTGCATCCGCTGTCAGCGTATCTGCGCCCTCTAGCCAAATCAATGTTGGTTCTCTGCTGCGATGTTGACTAAATAAAAATTGTCTCCCCTGTCGTAAAGACCGATCCGTTCGTACTGCATGACGAAGAAGGCGCGCACCCTTTTCTTTGGCTCTTTCCCGTATCCATGTACTTTTCCCAGACCCAGATGGTCCACTTACAAGCCACGCAAGGCGCATATAGACTAAAGATTACATGTTTAAAAGGTTTAGACCGTGAAGATAGTCAAGTCAATTAAGTAGATTTTAAATATATATATATATATTCTAAATACATATATTTAATATTTAATACTATATAAAATTCATCTACGCCTTTACAGATTGTCTTGCAGCTAAAGCGGCTATTCTATGCAGACTTTGCTGTAGGGGGTTGTTATCGACAGATTCCACAATGTCAGGTGTGTTGCGTTCAGCCGACACATCAAGACGCAGAGGAACACGGTATTTAATTTGTCCAAGATCACCAACACCGGGTGGCAGGGAATCTACACGGTTGATGGAGTTGACTCGGTCATTCATATCATCGCTGGCGAGACGTTTGGCGGTTTGGCGTCCAGGATCCCCTTCAAATATTGCAATTCCACCATTTCCAGCGATAGGTTTGCGACCACGGGCAATTTGTTCTTTGCTGGAATTTGTGCGCATATTGTATGCAAAATCTTCATTCATGACTCCCCATCCTGGATTATTTCCAGAACCGTAATATTGACGATTGCTGAGTTGCGCTTTCTGTGTCGGTCTTGCAATATCCTTGGGGTCATAGACTTTGAGACGATTAGGTGCAGATGCAGAAGAGGCAACCCCACGATAATCCCATTGGACAGTGGTCTCCTTGACTGTTGTGCGTGCAACATCATTTGGATCCCAGACAGTAACACTTGGTGCGCCTCCAGCACCTCCATATCCAGGACCCAATTGCGTTGTTCCATCTTCTTGTTCAGCGCGACGAGTCGGGCGGGCATCATCCAGATAGTGTACGCTGACCTGACCGGAATCAGCGGGGGCGGGATTCAGCGCCATTGTACGCTCGCTTGTAGCCGTACGTTCATTTGGACGATTTTCAAAGCTAGAACGCCCATAATCGGCTTCCGGGGAATCTACGTCGGGTGTATACCATGCGGTGGAGTCGGCGTTACGGAATCCTGCCCCACCATACTGTTGGGTCATGGGTGTGCGATAGGATCCAGTTACATAACTTTGATGCGTATCTTGACCAGCAGCGGGACCAAATGCTTCGGTTGACGTTTCTGAACGGGTTGTCTCGGGAAGAACTTGTACAGGGCGACTCATTTCCTTATGAACTTCCGCGGGGGCGGCTGCGCCCGCACGAGACAATGTAGGATCAATGTAAAACTTATCAGGTCTATATTTACGAACTTCACCAGGATTGTCGGAAGGGTTTGCGACAAAATGTTGTCCGGGAACAACGGGTTGTAAGTATGTCATCTTAGGATTTGTAGCTACACGAAGCTCATCCGTTGTCTTGGGACGCATAATTTCGTTAATTTCCAATTGTTGAAATCCACCTTTACCCGTTAAACCGAACCCTTCATTCACTGCTGGACCAACACGAGTAGGCTCAAATGGGCGTTCGCCATTTCGTGCACGCGGAAGGTCAATACGACTTTGTACAAAATCAGTAGAACTTTCCAAGCCAAAGGGGTTGCCAAACGGGCGCTGATAGTCAAACATGGTTTCCACCTCCTTTTTTGCAATTTGAGTATACCCAGCACCTGTGTATGTATCCAAGAGACTATTATTGGCTGCAGCTCGCATATTTTGCTTCACGCGCCCTCCAAAAAAGGGGACCATGTTATTATGCGTAAACTCGGAAGAGTTGATTCTATTTCCAGAAATACTCATCATATCACCGTCCAAATAATTGGGATTGGCTTCTATGCCAGATGGATTCATTTGAACCTGCGCCGTAAAGTCTTCTGGGGGACTTGGCTTGGGACCAGGTGTAGAACGAGACGGATTCGGAGGTGCCAAGGGGGGTTGTTGTGTTGCAAATCCAACAGGCATTCCATAGGGTCCTGGTGATGGCTCGCTAGGATAGGTTTGACCATTCGGAAGCTGATACATCATATCAAGTTCGGGTGCGGGAGCAACCGCATTGGCACCCTGAGGTGTCAGAGCAAGTGCAGAAGTGGGTGGAGATTTGAGTGCAACTGTTTGACTTCCAGGTTTAAATGTCATTGCCGCCGATGCTTGACTATTTGTCTGAAATCCCTCTTTTTTAACAGTTGGTTTGGGTCCTGCAAGTCGGGATACAACGTATCCTATTCCCATTAAACCTGCCAAGGCAGCAGCTTCCATATTCTAAAAGAGATGAGAGGTAATTAGTAGTGCATTTTAGGCGTCCTGGATAAAATGGCTTAAATTACAAACACCCCTTAATAAATAAGAAGTATGCCTCGCAATCAAACAAATCAGCAAAAATCTACACCTCCTGTTTCGGCAAATACCATGTTTCCAAGGGTAAGTTATACCGGTCCTATTATGCCACGCCCTACTCCTACACCCACCCCAATGCAATCCTCTTCACCCTCATTTATGCAAACTGTAAAAGAGGGGTTCTCTTTTGGTGTAGGTACTTCTATTGCAAGAAATATTGTAGACCGCGTATTTGGTTCTAGCCCTCCCCCTGTTTCTTCATCACCTGTAGCTCCCACCCCCCCTTCAATGCCCGTACAATCAGTTGAACCTAAGGTAACAATTGGAGAAGATCAACATTTATATCACAAATGTATTCAAGATGGTGGCAAACATGAAACATGTAAAGACTATCTTGTGTAATTGATTACAATACTTATGCACGTGCTGGAACAGATCCAGGTGCCATTGCTGGACCATATTTGCTCAGATTTTCCATAGGGTTATAGGCAGGGACCTTAACTGGGTTGGCTGAACGTGGATAGGACGGGCAGCGCGCCTTGTCCACGTCGCGAGAAGGAATGAAATAATCAAAGGGCTGTTCAAATGTCTTTTGAGGATCGTGAAATAAAGGTTGCCAGCGATTCCAGCCCGTTGCTCTTAGTGTACAAGGAGGATTGTGAAGTCTGTTAAAATTCAAAGGAAAAGATCCATCTTGTGCATGATCAAGAGGGGTGGTATTGAAACGATTTGTCTCGGGATTGTATAATACGTCATCGCAGCGGACGCGTTGACTAAAGCGATTAATACCTTTTAGATCTGTTTCCACGTCCGTACGCCATTGGGCTTGTGGCCATGAATTGCCCTGCTTTTGGATTCGGGTGGTGGGTTCAACGGGAAACATGGATGGACAATTGGCTTCTGGGGGATTTACATAATAACGTAATGCATAGCTCGTAATTCTCATATCATCCAAACTATGGTACGGATCCATACGTGGTCTTGTCCAACTTTGCTGAACAGGTGAACACTCGTCCGCCATAACTTACCTACCTTGACAGGCATTTTAAGATTTTCCTCTATACACAACTAGATCTCTATGAAATCAATTCGTGATATTGTTGTGGCAAATATACTTACAATTAGTATAATTGCCACACTTGCATGGTTTACAACTGTTGAAGTAAAGCGTGAACTCTTCTTTAACGGGTCGAGTAAAACCCAGTATAGACTTAGAATCGGTCGTTAATACTTTTCGGGGCGACCGCAGGTTTCCTTTCGCAAAGGTAGTGCAGTAAAAACAGGTGCATAGCCCCACATCTGATACTCGGGCATGTGCACCGGACGAATATCAATCGCCATGTTTGTTTTGCGATTATTAATTAAAAGTTTCTCTTGACCAGCCATTGTAGGTTTATATTCACGACCAGGGCAGTTAGTCAGAGGGCGAGTGATGCCTCGAAGTTCAGATTCAATATCTTGTGGATTTCCAGCCATTTGGCTCACTTCATTTCCCCCAACCAGTCCTAAAATGTGCCTTTTGGCTTGCGGGGATGCTAAATTATTTTCCGTCGCAGAATAATTTTGACGAACAACTCTGTTTGGCACATTCATGTCATACACGGCTCCATTATCCTCACGGACCCAAGCTTTATTTTTTGCAACGAGTTCATCTATGTATTCAACCGTCGCTGCACCCCAAAAAAGCGGCGATGCCATCGTTCCTATGTATTCATTATAATTTCTAGAGTATTTCCTGTAGAAATTATAACTTTGCAGCAGCCTTTAGCAGTTTACATTGCGGATATATTCACGGCTGGGAAGACCACCACGAATCCAACCAGGAGCCGCCACCTCGGGGATTAAATTTTTAGGATCCTGGATGGTTGCAGCCAATGTGGGTACAAGGGGGGTATATTGTTGCGGGAAGAAAGTCTCTGTTACAGTGTCGCAAGCCTTGCCCATGCGACTCATCTCGGAGTGCAGCAGAGGAGTCTCCACATCAGGATTGCCACGTCCGCCACCCATGAAAGGCACGCTCAGGAAGGGACGGGCTTGTTGACGAGTACTGCAACGCTTGCTGAGAAATCCAGGTTGGTTGCGTAAAATGCTGTCTGCATTGATGTTCTTGTTATTGAAACCAAAACCGTCACGGGGATACATGATTAAACTTTCAACGGCTAGAGGGTTTACAACACGTGCATCAGGAACCAAATATGTTGTCGCATATGAGCCCGGACCAACGGATTGCTTGTAGTACTGTTGAATTGCGCACATGTCATCGCGCACGTTTGTTAAACGATTTACTTCCATTCCTGGTGATATCTCTGTAGGAAGAAAACAAAAAGAGTCGGGAGGATAAATATTGGTCTTACATGAATAGAGAAGATGAAAGGTGGTGGCATTAACTATTTGCCGCTTCCGCCTGAAATCATAAACCCATTCACATTTGCTAGTAATTTTAACCTTATATCCATGACGGCGCATGGCAGTCAGGATGGAACCGTATTTCTTGTTCCGGAAAATACATGGATCCTTTTTCGAGGTCCAGCCTCTGCATCAATTGAACGTCGCGAATCACAAGAAGAATTATTAAATCAATTTCGGTTTTTAAATCCCGGTGAATCAGTAAAAGAATATTATACACGTATTTTTGAAGGACTTCGTGACAGAGAGTTATTCAAAGACGTATTATTTTCTCCTGAGAGCCCGTTTCAACCTGGAAAATTAAGCATTTATGAGCCTGGCGACTTGATTCAGAATGTAGCTTTTGATATTCATAACTTTCAATATCCTTTTGCGCTTATTGGTGTGTGGAAATTACCTCTTCCAAGAGATATACTGGAAACGATCGAAAATGCAAATAAGACTTATAAGGAGATTGATGAAGAGTATAGAGAACACGGGTATAACGCAACTGGTCCACTAAATGAAATTTTAAAAGAGTCGGAGAAAACTATAATGCAACACAAGGAGAATGCAATGTATAAGATGGGATTAGGAAGTCAATCTTCTATTTATGAAGTTTTGACTAAAAGAGCACAGCCAAACCCTATGAATCCTAGTGGCGCCTTTCCAAAAAAATATACCTTTATTGTTATTGAGTCATGCAGAGCAGCTGAAGATTTAGCTCCGCATATGCACATTATGCCAGGAAATGTACAACAATTAGAAGAAAATCCTACTGGATTTTTGGATTATTTAAAAACGAAATATCGCAAAATACCTGGAAAATCAAATGCAAATTATGAAGCACAGCTGAAACAAATGGCTGAAGATATGACAAAATCTATTAAACACTCGCGACGCCTAAGTCTAGGTGTTCGTAAAGTTCCTGAATCATGTTATAAATCGTTATTTCTATTATCCACGGAAAATTTTGTTAGAATATTAAATGCACCTGGATTGTCGGCACATGATCGCATGATAGTAAATGGTTTAATTGGCGGTCATTTAGTTCCAAAAGGGGACATAATAGAACTTTTAAAAACTCCAAGAAATGTGAATACTAGATTGCTGAATTTACCCCACGTAGAACGCTTTTTTGTAGGGGAAGGCGTTCAGGTGGGAGAGGCGTATGCTATAGTCATGTCTATCGAAATCCAGCGAGGTGCTGGAAATACAGCGGACGTCGCATACAGGGTTCGTTTTGCAGATGGACATGTAGAAACAAAAAGCGGTTCTGAACTCACGCATATGAACCAAGAAGAATTTGCTGGAATTCGCATGTCTATGACAAATGCAGAACAGGCTGCTTTAACTGCTCCTGCGATGGCTGAACAACCAATTATCGCACCCGTGGCAGCGGCTGCAGCCGTACAAAAGGGAAATATCCTATTATTTCCAGAATATGGCTCCAAATTTTATGTAAAGCCAGAATTAGCTTCCAGTGTTGATGATATAAAAAGGGAAATGGGCAAGTTTTCATTTCAGCCATATCAGACGGCAAAAATCAAAGCCACACCCCCAGGTCCACTTGCTGGCAAAGGTGTTGAAATTCAGCCAGAAATTCAGTACCTAGACGGAAAAGGGTTTAGATACATGGTGCGTTTAGAAGATGGTTCTATTCGAGCCATGAATCCAGCCTTTTTAGAACAAGGATTCAGTGGAGGCGGCTATTCTTCCAAACTTGCATCCAAATTTTGCCGTTGCATTAAAAAGGTGCGCAAAACTGTGCGACTTCGTGGTAAAAATAAATCCAGAAAAGCTAAAGAGTCTGCGGCAATTGGTATTTGTACAAAATCAGTAGTACAAAAACGAGGGCGCACTCTAAAACGATTCAAATGTGCACCCAAACCCTCTCTGCAAACTCAAAAAAAGAAGTAATAAAATAACCAGTATAGACTTAATTTATAGGTATAGTTTACGTATAAATAAAATCTTATTAACAGTCCAAACCTTAGTTGGGTTGGCTCAGTCTTCGACTTGCTGTCCAAATTTCTAATTTGGCTGGCTCAGCCAAGGAATAGGACCGCCATTTGTTCCAGGATAGCAAGCATCCCTGTTGCCTTCTTTGCAAGTCTTTCCAGGAATTAAATACAGCCAATTTTGGAAGCTGCCCTGGTCATTTGGGATACTCGTGCTGGGCATGGTATAGAATTGGCGCTGGCTTTGCGCTCTTCCAAACACATCCGTCGGATCACTTGACCATTGAACACGGAAAAAGTCATCAAGGATGACTTGGTTATTGGGGTCGGTGCTGTAATCAGCCGGTGGACGGGTGGGGTTATATTTGAGTTCATCCAATAACACATTCATAAAGGGATTGCGTGCAGTGGGGCGTGTTTTTACAGCCACTCCAGGACTTGTTAGAATAGGTGGAAATGCCTTTGGTTCCGTAGGGCATTCACGAATGTTTGCACCCTCTAAATCGGCAAATCCCTCCTTCTTCACGACCGGCTTTTCAGTTACAACAGTGCGAGCATCAGGAATAATCTTTGCAAAAATCCAACGACCGTACAAGAATAAAATGGCTAAAAGCACAACAATTAATCCCCCCAACCCCAAGAAGGGGCTGGCGAGTGCAGCCAATAAAAGTCCTATAACAACAGCTCTGCTAAATGCATTTATGTTATTACTTTCACAAATATCTGAAACTAATAAGTTAGTTCCTAATAAGCTTCCTGGAGAATATATCCATAATGTTTCACACGGACAATCGGGCATTCTAGAAACCCCTCTCTATTATGCCCTTACTTCTTTGCAGCCTTCTTTGCCTCCATTTTTTTACGAAGACGTTCCTTGACCATATTACGACGAGCATCACCATCACGCCCCATATCACGGGCTAAATCAGGATCATCCATGCCGAAAGTATTGCGAAACGTTTCCATCATCTCCACAAATGCACCATTTCCGCTGAATTCTTTGATAAGTTCCTCGGCTTCCAGCTTAATTTGTTCGGGACGAATCTCACCGCGCGCAATCTTTTGCTGGAGACGATTTGCAATACGCTGGATTGCTTTTTGAAGTACTTCGGGTTTCTTTGTATATATTTCAGTTAAAAGATGAAAGGCTCGCCCGGGATCTTCATCGCACGCTTTTAGTTCTTCAGTGGAAAGACCAAAGTCTTCAGGTTTGAATTCACGAACAAGCTCTTCTGCAAGTTTAGCCAGGTGACCCTTTAAGAAACGTTCGGGGAGTTTTGGCATTTTGTCGGGTCCAATGCCACCAAGAATTTCAGCGAGTTTTTTAGACATGCCATCAAAATCCATAGAGCTCATTTTAGATTTCCAGGTTTCCATAAATTCAGCAGTCCACTCCGCAGTTGGATTTCCAGCGGCATCAAAACCTTCACGACCTTTGGTATAAATACAGCACATGGTCATGATAGTCAAATATTCCTGGATAGCTTTTTGTGATGCAGATCCTAGACTTTCCCAGATGGCATCTGTGAGAACAACACCGGGAAGTACCTGTCCTGGATTTTTTGCAGCATCTCTGGACGGGGAACAGGTGGGAACGATTTCTTCGCTGAATTTTTCCAGTCTATCAGCCGCTGAAAATGCAGCAGCCGCTGTAATCTGGATTGCTAACTCTGGAACAACCTCGCCGAGTTTTTGGCAAAACTCGCTGTATTTTTCTTGAAACACTTGCACCAGATCGTTACTCATCTCTTCTGATCTTGTAAAGTCCAGAAGAGAGTCTTTACGCTGTATTTTTGGACTTGTCTAAAGTTTTTCAAACGTATGAGGATCCAAAATGATGATCAAAAGGATCACTAAAACAAGACCAATGTACAATTTGCGGCGGGGAATCAAATATTCCGTTTCTAGCCAAGTTATAGCATCCTCTGTCAAATTCCAGATTCCAACCCAAAATAAAATCAAAATCAACGCGACACGAATTCCATGCAAGTCGGAGGGACTTACCACACCAAACGTCTTTGCCATCTCTTTGCTGGATGATACAATTATTGTCTATCCTGGATTTGAAATTCAGAAGATTCTGGTTTTAATGCAGAAACTAGAAATGTATGAAATTCACCCATGCTGCATTTCGCATCGCATGTAAAAAAGTCTATAAATGCGCTTGCGTGCTCTGGATATGTATGAATACTACAATGACTCTCTTTTAACAGAAAAACACATGTATATCCCTCATTTGTAAAGGTTTGATCAATATACGAAAGAATAGATGCGTTTACTTTCTCGAGTGCCCCCCGCAGAATGCCGAGCAGTTGTTCATGTGCATAAAGTGGAAAGTTGCAAGATTTGAAACTGGATGTATAATGTTGCCCTTTGAATTCATAACTCATTCAAATCTGCAGTTACAACTGGGCGATGGTTTAAGCATTTCCACCCTGTGTTTACAAGGATGAAACGAGCCGTATCCTATTCAGACTCTTTCATAATTCTGAAGCAAAAACATGAAGATTCCGATGAAGATATCCTTACACCCATTTTAATACCTACGCGCCGGGATATTGAAACCGAAGAACCCGAACGCACCCCGGTACCACCCAAACGCATTGGCTCCCTCAATGCATTGGATCAAAGGTCGGCTCCCCCATCTCCCCGGTCCAGTGCGTATTTTTCGGCGCCGGGGACAAAAACGCCAAAAAATACGCACGAGCCTCTCTTGCGCAAAAATCGTGGACCCTGTGTTATGTGTTTCCTTCTTACATTTAAGCTGAGTTTCCATTTGTTTTTGATTTCAGGATTCGAAACCATTTTTTATTTCCTGTACGTCAACCGAACCGAAGACGCCGGCATCCTAAAAACTATCGACGCCTACTACCAACCAATCGTTGCAAATTGCACAGAAAATTGGTCAAATACTACAAAATGGATAGTTTCACAACTTCTTCAGAATTTAGTAAATCAAACACAAATTGATGAAGCAGGGTACAATGCAGATTTTCAGCAGTCGATTTACAATCAAAAGTTGCTGAATATATCGATCCTATATTCTGGAGTTTGTCTCCTAATGTGTACTGGTGCAGCTTTGTATGGAAAGTGGCAGCAGTGGAAAGTTCCTTGGGTTCGTATGATTGCTGAAAATCTCAGTTTTGTGCTGATTTTAGGACTTTACGAACTCTTCTTTTTTAAAACCATCATTTACAATTACGATACGATGAGCTCCGCGCAGCTGAATCGCTATATCGTGGACGGCTTAGCACAATGTGCATCTTAAACGCGGGTAGACTGCGCCTTGTCGCTCAGAACAATGAGCACTTTCATGTACTTCCAGATTGCATTTCGATTGGAATCTGCAAGTCCACCCCAGTGCCGATCAAAAATAGAGAGTGCGGGCATGATTTCATTGTATTGACCGCTCGCCTTTTCACGCGCATAGACGATAATCGCACCAACATCCTCTTTTGCGATCGCTTCGCGCAGGGGTTTGGCAACATGCTCCATGTACAGGTCCAGAATTAGACGCGGATTGATTTTTCGCGCGTTTTGAATATAATCCAGGGCTACGCGAATATCCCGTTCTTCGGGAAATGTATCCCGCAGTTCCTCAAAAAAACGAATAAGCATAGTATTAAATGCGGTAAGAGGAGATCCAGTGGACATTTCTTCTACTAACTACTAGTCTTAGAAGGGATGTTTTAAACTATTTTACCGCACACACCACTGCGCGCAACACATTTATTGGCGCATGACTGGTGGTGGCATTCCAGCCCCTCGTTGACGCATATAATCTTCCATCTGTTTGTCAAAAAGCGCCTCACGTTTTGACTTTTGCGGCTGTGCTCTTGCACCAAGACCTCCATTAGGCATATCTGATGCAGTGCGTGTACCGGGTGCATTTTGCCCGTTTAGAAATTCAAAGTTTCCTGATGGAGCCTGATCATCGGCAATAAAACTAAACCCTTTTGTGTAAGAACCGCCCATTTCATTACCAACCCATGGTTCGGGTTCTGCTAAAGCTGGTGCAGCTCCTCCCGCTGACCCGCCATCCCCACGACTAGAAAGAAGTTTCTTTTCAGCCAACCAATTCAGGACATCTCCATCGGTTCGGGGCTCATCTTCGCCGCGAATAACGAGCGTCGGAACCTTTTTCAGCCAACCAGGAAGTTGTGGGCGCTGTCCATTCGGTCCAGGATCAACACAAATATACTTGAATTCAGCTTTAAAGGGCGTATCTTTGATTTCATTAATGAATGCTGCAGACCATCTGCATTTATTGCTATAAAAGCAGATATGTTGAGGTCCCCCGGAATTGTTCATTTCCTGAAATCCCTTCTTTTGTATAACAACAGACAAACTTTGACAGGATAGCCGCGAGACGGAGAGAACAGGACCTAAAAATTGATCGGTGCCTCTATCATTAGGAAAGGTACACACGGATAGAATGGCAGCCCCTAAGTATGAAGGTGTCTTTCATGATGTAAATATGAGTCCCCGAATGAATACAATTTCCTTTCGTCTAGCCCCCACACATGTAGCGTATGCAAACACGCTACGTCGTCTGTGCATGATTGCCGTTGAAACTGTGGGATTTCGGTCGGATATTAAAGAGGATGGTTCTACCGCCGATGTGCGAGTTCTATCCAACTCAACTCCGATGACCAATGAAATGCTGGCGCACCGCATTGGACTTCTGCCCATTCATGTTTCAAACCCTCTAGCGTGGGATGCAGACAAGTATAAATTTGTACTGAATAAAGTAAATACTGAAGAAAAATCTGTAGATGTTTGTGCTGCAGACTTTAAGGTTCTAGAAAAAAAGGGCGATGGATATGTGGAAATCCCCTCCTACAAGTTCTTTCATCCTCATCCGGAAACACACGATACATGCCTTATTGCATCATTGAAACCAATGATGGCTGGTGGAAAACCGGAAGAAATCCATATCGAAGCAAAAGCAACTGTTGGTGTCGGTCGTGAAAACGCGAGATTTATTCCGACTGCGCAGTGCGCGTATGCATACACCCGAGACAGGGATCCGCTGAAGGAAAAGGAGGTATTTGAACGCTGGCTGCAAACTGCAAAAGATGTAAATCCGGCTGAACTAGATCAGGATCAAAAACGAAAGGGTGAGCTGACTCGGGAATTCAATACACTGGAAGTCAATCGTTGCTTTCTGAAAGATGATACTGGCGAGCCCTATAGCTTTGACTTTACGATCGAATCTGTAGGTGTTCTTCATCCAGCTGCAATTCTAGCACGAGCTTGTCAAAAGGGCGCGGAGCTATGCAAACCTTTCGCCGAGGATGCACTGGGTGCGGATGTAACTGTACAACCTTCCGAGGGTCAGCTGCTAGGATATGACTTCTTCTTTCAGGGACAGGACCATACGCTTGGTCATCTTCTTCAAGCGTGGATTGATAAAAATCTGATTGACAGGGGCGACATTACATTCGTAGGATATGATATTCCTCACCCTCTCCGAGATGAAATGGTGATTCGTATCGGTGTGAAGGATGGTAGTGAGCAGACTGCTCGAGCTGCACTCAAAGCCGCCGCCCAAGCATGCTATGGTATGTTTGAGCAATGGTATGCCGAATGGTCCCGAAAAGCGCAGATTGTTGACCCCTCTCAACAGCTGGCTGCGGCTGCAGCGGCTTCTACAGTTAAACGTGTCGTAAAGCGACCAACTCTAGTTGTTTCTTAGATATAATTAGGAATTATATGGAACAGTCCTATATTATAGGCGGTTCTGTAGGTGGAACGATTGGTCTTGTTGTTTTTTATTATTGTGTTAAATTTTGTAGAATCATAATTGGTGGATCTTGTATAGATTCACGAAATCGAATTCATGTAGAGATCGGTGATGAAAAAAGTAATTATGATATACAAGCAGACACTGTTATACATGTGCAATTAGGAAATAAGGCGCTGATTGCTAAAAAGGAAAAAGAGGAGAAGGAACGAGAAGAGAAGGAAAAAGCTGAAAAGGTTGCGCATGATACTGGGCATGCAAAGGAAGGGGAAGAAAACCCGAAAGGTGTCTAGGATTGCATATCCCAGAGCAATACAAATATGGCGAGGACTGCCATAAAAAGGCTGTCGTTCCACATGTGTTGTTTTGTGATATGAAAATTGTGTGCATACATGTCCATCGTACCTCCTAATCCCGTGAGTATGACTGCTACAGTCATTAATACCAGTGCTGCAATCTGCAGGGGACGCATTTCTAATATGTTTAAGGATATATCACAGCTGAATATAGATGGACCAGGATATTATTGCAGAAGCAAAACAACATATTAATGATGGAAATCTTGAAGAATTGCAACAACAAGTATGTCAACTGATGGATAATTCTGATCTGCCGCGTGAACCGGATTGGCCATTTATTTTTCAAAAAGTGTATCTTCACGCATGTTTGAAAGGGAAACGGCAAATTGCAGATTGGTTGCAAAAAGCAATGTATCCAATCATGGATCCCATCCAGCAGATTGCATTGCGCCAAATTTTTTCCTATGGGCGCCACCTTCTTTCGAAAGCTGGACGAAAGTCTAGCTAGGGGTGGTTACTTCCAAGTCTGCATAACTTGTAGGAAGCAGAGGTTTACGGTTGCGATATGCATAGTAAGTTCGCATTCCCAGGGACGCCCCATCTAAAACAAAAAGCGGGGCAAAGTTGATAATGAGCGCAGGGTCGTGTGTAAGAACAGAAAATGCGAGCGCGAATCCAGACCCTACAAAAATGAGCGCCTTTTCAGGAAGATTCCAAACATTTGCATTTTTATTGCGATAGTTTGCGTATAAATCTGGAACATAGCATACCAAATAACACGCCGTGCAAATATTCATCAGGTAATCATATGGGGTTTGAATCATTTGTCCGAACTTCTCTACAACTTTCGATGCGTTTGAATGTAAGCATGCAAACGTACCGGATATGAGGATTGAACTCATGACTTCTGCCGTGTCAAGGCAGCGCTCTACCACTGAGCTAATCCAGTGAAGGGGACATTCGGGAATCGAACCCGAGACCTTCTGGACCCAAACCAGAAATCATACCACTAGACTAATGTCCCGGAGGAAGCGAATCAATAATCGCCTATAGTATAAAATAGTTAATCGTTTAAATAGTTTATTTTATCTAAAAATAGAACATGGAAGAAGTTGCCAATATATCAAATATGCCAGATACCGTATTCAAACACTTTTTCACTAAAAAAGATCGGCTATTCGTCAATCGTGCAAAAGAATGTGCATATGATACTTGTCATAAAAAAATATCTGAAAAATATATTAATGCATCACTTAATAATTTTAAAAAGGGCATTATTTATTTTAGTAAAGGGGATGTAATTGGATTTGTTGTATGGAAAGAAAAGTTAGAAGAAATGCCAACATCTATACAAATGTTAGCAAGCATGGAAAATGAGCGCAGAAATTACAAGCCTGAAAAATATATAGAAATTACATTATTGTGTGCAAAACCCAACATTTACCGTTTGGGAAGTCATATTTTATACGATGTAAATCAGTATTGTTTAGAAAATAAGATTGAATTGATTGAATTATACCCAGCAGACGCAGACTTAATACAATTTTATAATAAAAATGGATACAAAATTAACAGCACACGAGCACCTCGTTCAAGTGTAAATATCATACGCATGTATAAAACTGTTTCACCTATACTTGTGCAAAAAACAAATAAAACGCGTAAACATCGTCTTGCACATGTTTCAAGACTTTCACAAAATAGAAAAATAAAATACTATAACACATTACTCCATGAACATTTACAAAATGATCATAATTATGAAATATTAGACAAAATATTTACTTCAAAGTCGGATACTTCTAATACTTAATCTACCTCTTCAACTTTAGGACCAGCGGGTCCAGATCCAGCCGCACTGTCATTACCGCTGCCACTCTCGGTTCCAGCATACAGTTTCATCATCAGAGGGCGGAGCTTTTCTTCCACCTCTTTTTGTTTTTCCTTGAACTCGTCTGCGGTCGCATCCTCATGGCTGCTCAGCCAACTCAGTCCAGACTCAATTTCAGTTTCGGCAGAAGATACATCGTCAGATCCGAGTTTATCCTTCACTTTGTCTTCGCGCAGGGTGTTGCGCACATTGTACAGGTAACTTTCCAGGGTATTGCGAGCTTCCACCTTTTCCATGCGCAGTTTATCGTCAGCTGCATACTTTTCAGCCTCTGCGACCAGTCGATCCACCTCCTCGCGACTTAGACGTGCCTTATCATTGGTGATTGTGATCTTGTTAGATTTGCCCGTGCTCTTTTCTACAGCAGACACATTCAGAATACCGTTCGCATCCACGTCGAACGTGACTTCAATCTGAGGCACGCCACGAGGCATGGGAGGAATACCATCCAGCTGGAACTTGCCCAGGAGATTATTGTCGCGAGTAAACTGGCGCTCGCCTTCATAGACTTGGATGCTTACACCAGGTTGATTATCGCTGTAGGTGCTGAATGTCTGCGTAGCCTTCTTGGGAATGGTGGAGTTGCGCTTGATGAGTGGAGTCATGATTCCACCTGCGGTTTCCAGACCCAGAGACAGAGGTGCAACATCTAGCAGAATCATATCTTCGGTTTTCTTGCTTCCACCGGTCAGAATGTGGGCTTGCACCGCAGCGCCGTACGCTACAGCTTCGTCAGGATTGACGCTGTCATTCAGTTTCTTTCCACCGAAATAATCACTCACCAGCTGACGAATACGAGGGATACGGGTGCTACCACCAACCATTACAATTTCATCAATTTCAGATTTAGTCAGCTTGGCGTCACGCAGGACGCCATCCAGAGGCGCAACGGTACGACGGAAAACTGCATCGCAAAGTTGTTCGAATTTGGCGCGAGTTAGGACGAGACTAAAATCATTTCCTTCCGCCAGACTGTCGACTTCGATATTGGCTTGGGTTGCAGAAGACAGAGTGTGTTTCGCGCGCTCGCAAGCCGTGCGCAGACGACGGAGCGCCTTGGCGTTGTCTTTAATGTCGGTTTTGGTCTTGCGCTTGAATTCGTCGGCGCAGTGAGACACTAGAATGTTGTCAATGTCCCCGCCGCCGAGATTCACGTCGCCCCCAGTGGCTTTTACCTCGAAAACGCCATCATCAATGGTCAGGACGGAAATATCGTGAGTTCCCAATTTGTTATCGTACGAGAATTTAACTCATACCTCTCTATATTTCTATAGAGTTCAGACTATATCTTACGAAGATTTTAACACAGAATCTTTAAATTTTTGTATTGATTTTGGAAAAAGTACGTGATATGTATATTGATGATTTTCACACCATATTTTTGCAGAATTTTCTTTAGCTAAAAATTTTCCAGATAAAACTTGGTCTTTGTGCCAGCAATGATTATCTTTAATTTCAACAAGCATTTTATGATCAGGTAATTCGAAATCAACCCTATATATATGCTGTTTATCTTTAAAAATATAATTTATGTTTGGACCATTTTTTATCGAAATTTTATTTTCTTCACACCATTCAATAAATCGTTTTTCAGGATTACTTTGCCACATAATATTATCACCATTATTAAGTTTCATTTTTCTAATATGAAACTTTTTATTGGTAAGCGTGCATGTTTGACAAAATAATTTTATATGATTTTTAATAACTTCTAAATCACGATGTATGAATTCACATTCGCAATTGTCACATTTAAATTTAATATATTGTGGCTTTTCTGTTTGTTCTTCAAACCTGTTAATTAACATAGGCGTATACTTTGATTGATTATATATGCGATAAGTTGGGTAATAATACCAATCAGTTAATGATTTAATCTTATCATTGCCCACACTTATAATTTTAGACGATATACGTGTAAAATCTTCATCAGTTAAATGTGTAAATAAATAATGTTCTTTGAATTCATCATCCTCATTGTCCCAGTCCAATTTTGACTTTTGAAGATGCTGTTCCAGAGTATTATTTTTTACCTTATTAGTTACAGGTATATATTCACCTGAACGAATTTTATGAATATTATCTTTCATAAACTGACTTTGTTTTTCACATTTATTATCATCTTTATTTCTACAAGATTCGCACCTTGTAGAATTTTTATTTACTTTTCGCATAAAAAGATTCAAAGTTATTTCCTGTTGTAAATTGCATGTTTGACATTCATATAGAACCACAATTGTATTATTTCTTGAAATAGGTTTATTATTAATTACCAATTTATAAATTGGAATTTTTGTATTAGAAAATGTAGAAGTTATCTTTTGAATGGAGCAAGAAGGTAAAGAGAATTCTGTATTTGATACTTTGTCACGAATTTTTCGTATCGATTCAAAATAATTTGATTCCATGTTTCCCTATCATAGGTACCACCTAATTCTTTAGATGGTGTAGGGGTGGAACCTATGACATCAATCTTCGCCCGTGCACTCGTGGGCTTGCGCCTAGTCGTTGAACCTTCCTTTACAGGCTTGGCTGCTGATTGCCCAATCTGTTAATTTTTCAAACCTTCACATTCGCAACCTGATTAGGTTACCCTGTTGTGGTATTAACAGCTCTAAGGGGTTTCCAGCAATTCACACGGCATATTATTGTGGAAGCAGATTACGCAGCACATGCGCTTAGTTTACCACCACAGTCAAAAACAACAATATTGCGCGTCTTGCCATCACCGATCTTGTCCATACCATACGCAATCGCAGCCGCGGTCGGCTCGTTGATAATGCGCAGTACATTCAGACCCGCGATCGCCCCCGCATCTTTAGTGGCTTGACGCTGTGCATCGTTGAAATATGCAGGAACGGTAATTACCGCAGATTTTACCTCCTGTCCCAGATATCCTTCCGCAATTTGCTTCATCTTGGTCAGCACCATCGCACCAATCTCCTCCGGTAGAAATTGTTTCATTTCACCCTTGTATTCCACTTCCACCTTTGGTTTTCCGCCAACATTTACCACGTTAAAAGGCCAATGTTTCATATTTTCTTGGACAGATGCATCATCAAAACGACGACCAATTAGACGTTTAGCGTCAAAAATAGTATTTTTAGGATTTCCAGCGCATTGTTGTTTCGCCGCATCACCAATCAGTCGCTCCTCGCTGGTAAAACTTACATAGGAAGGCGTCGTGCGATTGCCCTGATCGTTTGCAATGATTTCTACCCGATCATTCACATAAATCGACACGCAACTGTTGCAGGTTCCGAGGTCAATTCCACAAACAGCCATCTTTTCTTTCTACATATCTAGTTGTAATATTTTTAAATAGTTTTAGTTGGAATCACTACCAGCTTAAAGCTATCATAAAATTGAACACACATATTCTCATTAATGTATATCAAGAGATGAGTAAGGTAACACGAAAGTTCGATAGAGAACTTCTTACAAAAGCAGTATCAGAAGCAAACGCTACATTACAAGGCGAATACAAAGAATTGAATGGTGCGAGCATGATACACTATACATGTAGATGTTCTAAAGAATGTAATAAAGGGTTTAATTTTATAATTTATTATGGAGGGGCGTATTGTAAAGAATGTGTAAATAAAAATAAGGCTGAAAAAATGAGAAATACATGTACTGAACGTTATGGTGTGATAAATCCATCACAACTTCAAGAAATTAAAGATAAGAAAAATGAAACATATGATAAACATTTTGGTTGCCATCCACTTCAATCAAAAGAGATTCAAGAAAAACGCGCAGCCCTGCATATGGAAAAATATGGATGTGTAAATCCAGGACAACGTCCTGAAATTAAAGAAAAAATCAAAAAAGCCTTTAATGAAAAATACGACGGTCATCCGATGTTTGATGAAATCATTAAAGAAAAAGTAAAAGAAACATGCTTACAAAAGTATGGCGTTAGTAGTCCTGCACAAAATGTAGATGTTCGTAATAAAATGAAACAAACGACAAAAGAGAATTATGGAGTCGAATATGCAGCCCAATCTGTAGAAATTATGGAAAAATTACAAAAAACAGGTAAAAAATACAAAAATTATACGCTTCCAAGCGGTAAGATCATACTTATTCAAGGGTATGAACACTTTGCTCTGAATATTCTATTGCAACAATATTCAGAAGATCAGATTATTACAGAACGTGGAAAGGTTCCACGAATTCTATATAGTTTTAACGACAAGGAAAAGTATTACTTTCCAGATATGTTTATACCCTCTAAAAACAAGATTATAGAGGTGAAGTCTACATGGACGTATTCAAAAGATTTAGATAAAAATACTGCAAAATGGAATGCAACGCGTGAAAAGGGTTATGTATGTGAAGTCTGGATCTTTAGCCCAAAAGGTGAGCGTATTAAGGAAGAGGATATGATTAAATTGCACGCCAGCGCAGATCTGCATCCTTGAACTCGCACATCACAGGGTGGCGATCATTTTGGGATACGATTGCAATATGGCGATCCCCAATCTTTTCATAGCCCAGCGCATATTCGATGGCATTGTTGATAAAGAAAAAAGGGTCAGTGTATCCTACCAGTCTATCAGACCGTGCATCAATCTTCACAACCATGTGATAGTATTTACGAGGAGTCTGATACATGACACAGTGAGTAATACCGTAGTAATAATCACCGTCACGCACCAGAGGGCTAGATCCTCGCATATGGCTCAGGAATTTAGGTGTATCCTGTTTCACATTAATTTCTAGTACACCTTCCTCATTCGGTTTTCCAATCCAGAACGGATGCCAGCTGTAAATGTATTGATCATCTTTGTAAGGGATCCAGTTCTTTTCACAATCCGTATCGGTAGGAGGTTTCAGTTGCTCTAGAGTTTCCAGCTTACCAGCGCCAGGATTATAGTCGCCAGTCACCTGACGAATCTTTCCATTGTAGCTGTATTCCATGCTGGTACCCGTGTAACGCATACGACCTTTGGAATCATAGAAAATGCGCACATCTTCCATACCCTTGATGCGAGGATGGTGTAAAGGACTAAACGCGGGCTCCATCTTTTTCAGCGCACTCAGAATGTTAAAGTCGGAATCCATCAAGCACGTGTAATTCTCCGTGCGAACCGCGTGGTCTCCGCTAATCACACCATTTTCCATCATCAAATATCCACCATTTGGCTGGATCCGATAGTTCACATAGCGCACATTTAGTCTATACATGTCATCTTTCTGTTTCAGGATACATGTGCTCGTCGCCACAAAGTCACCGATGTCGTGAAATTGGAGCTGACGCACCTTGGACGGAATGCGCTGCACAAACCACTGCAGATTCGTGTAGCAACAGTGTTCGTGCCATTTATTGTAATAAGTCAAACTGTAATCGACGCTCTCGCGTTTCTTGTGAGGGAAAACATAGTCATGAATGATGGTGCGCTCAAAATCAAAGTTACGATCGTAGCAATCCGTTTCGATAAACAGCATGTCATTCGGTTTAGGAATGGCGGAACCTAGCTGGTAATAGTGCCAAGCCTTGTAGTACTGACGCTTATCCTTGAAAAGTCGGCACAAAAACAGCAAATTTTCGGCGCGTTTGTTGTGGAATTCATATGCCTTCTGCCCCCACATTTCCGCTTGCGGTACATCACCCTTTTCAGCATAGAGTTTCATGATGGCATACATGGAATACCAGATTTCTTCATACCATCCTCCTGCATCAATGCGGCGTTTGTATAGCTCAATAGCCTTATCCAGCTGTTTATTATCCTTGTAGCTCTGAGCTAGGTAGAAAAGATAGCGAGGATTGTTGGGAGACTCGACCAGTCCCTGCTCTAGTAGACGCACATCACGCTCGAATTTATCATCTTTGCATCCGCCATCACCAATATCTGAAATATACATCTGATCCATACCGATCGTATCCGTTTGCCCGCCGTCCCAGTATTCATGTGTTACGCCGACGCATTTCCAGGGATGACCAATTTTCATGAATCTCGTATTGTAATATTCCAGTGCATGAGATTTTTGGATCATCTTGTATCCAACCGCGGTCAGGTTAGATTTTTGAAAGGAGGGCTGTACAACGAGCTGCATATCTGCATCCAAGGCTAGTGCATAGGTATGCTCCGCATCCCATCCAAGTTCTTCGCAAAACTTTACAGCGGATAGAAAACTCTGGGAACGGTTGTAACCAAAATTTTTCCACAGATGTTCAGGACCGTTAAAAATCTTGGCAGGAATTTTAAATCTAGCGAAATATTCAGTCAAAACTTCGATTGTATTGTCAGTGGAACCAGTATCGCACACGCAAACAGCATCCACGGCTGCGAGGGAGGATTCAATCATGCGTTTAATAATTCGGTTTTCATTTTTAATCATCGTGAGTAAAATAATCCGTTTTTGTTTGGGTAAAATCGGCGCATCCACGATAGAATCATTGTGATCTGCGACATACCAATGAAAAAGATCAGGATGCTTAATTTCCATATTGGCAAATAGATTTACTTCCCATGTAAGAGTATTCATTACTTTACACGTTTGGAGTTGTTTGTTATGTTCTACTACAAAGTTTTCTAGAACAGTACTGGGTGCAATAAAAATGCCCCCACAAAATCTCCAGATTGGCGTGGCAAACATATGAGAAAGTTGCACAGATTCCTTAGAAATACACCCTGGCATGGAGACCTTATCTGGATTGAGGGCAATCGCTTCATTAAATTGAGCCATGCGCTTTAAAAAGCGGTCGTGTTGTTTGGAAATTTTTAGAATTCCTAGATCAAACCACACATACGCATCTGCCTTTTTGATGGAAGCAGCTCGCCAAAGAAGCTCTGGCTTGGCATTCATCAACATTAAAAATCCGAGGGTATCTTTTTCAGGATTGCGATTCTGGGGAAGAGTGGGAGACTCGAATTGAAACGCAGCTAGATCCATCCGTGACACGTTTACGATTTGAATAGTTGGATGATTTACAACCTCTTGTGGAAGCTCAGCTTCATCCGTAAAGATCATAATCGGTAATGTGGTGGTTAAAAAGGGTTTGAAATGGGAAAAGAGTGTTTCCATGGACTGGCTACGAATATTATAATATGCCGTCACATACTGCAGATTAGTATTATCAGTATGAGACATAATTATCTTGTTATATATTACTAACAAGGTTTAAGCAGTTGCAGTTTCACCGGTTCCAGCTGCGACCTCTGCAGTAGGTTCGGTGGCTGCGGGAGCCTCCTTTACAGGCTTGAGCTCCAGTTTATGCACTTTGCACATATTGGCGAGATCAGTTTCATTGAGGGTATTTACATATCGAATCACAGCGTCAAGATCGATCTTTTTATCTTTAGATCCAGCCTTGACATTTTCCTTGTAAAGGTTGTGAAGTTCGCTCACATGGTGCTTGTAAGGCCAGGGCAGACGATAGAACTCAATCTTACGGGCGCGAAAGGTATCTGCGTAGAACTTGAAGAGCTGACGAGTATTCTTTCGCAGCCGTCCCTCGAGTTCATAGAGCAGATCACGATCTTCAGGATAGAATGCAGTATATTGCTCCATCTGTTTCGTGCGGCGGAGGCGAACAAATCGTTCCTCGGCGGTGGATTCATTTCCGCGAATACGACGAACAGTCTCATATACGCTGCTGCGAACACGAACGCGTCCACCCTTGCCATCCTTGAGAACAAGACCTTGCCAGCCAAACCCGCGTTCCTGCGCTTGCTGGGACACCCATGCATCCACGCTCTTAAAGCTACGAATGACCTCCAGCTTGTAGGGCTGAATCTCTAGATCTCCAGTCATTACAAACTCGGATGCATCTTCCTCGATTGTAACCACACCACCATCGGAAACAAAGCCTTGGTGCACAATAGCCACGGCAGGGGCATCAATCTTCTTTACAATACGATTGGAAGGATGTTGCAGAATTACGCTGGTAAACGCAATGTGCTCAGAACGAAGGATTTGTTTAGAGTCCTCTACACCCGCAGTTTTTAGAGCTTCTCCAAACATTTCTTCGAACGTTTTTCCACCATCATAGAACTTGGCTTTTCCACCCAGACGACTGCGAGTTGCAAGTTGTACATCAGAATCGCCTACGCGGAAGATATTCATCATCGTTCCATCGACAAATTCCTCTGCGGCTACAGCGCTTTCTAGAAATTCTTCGGTAAGATCTACAGCCTTGGGAGGTGCTACAGACACAGGTACACGCAGATTTTTATCTACTACAACACTTCGGCACCAACGAACGTGGGGAAGTTCGAAATTGCTTTGTCCTTTTACGTAACGAATAATTGCATACTGACCATCGCGAGGCTCAATTACACGCAGTTTGCCACCTTCAGTAGATTCCAGGTATGCACGTAGTGCGCTCCAAGTCTCATAACTAGACCAGTTAGTGAATACATCAATGGTATAAGGCATCTTTTCTAACTATTACTGTACTTGATATTTAAGCAGGATCGAGTGTCAATTTTTTAGCCACGCCCCCACGTGCCTCATTTAAGCAGTATATTTTTTACATAATGGAGTTAGGACTCCCGCATGGACGGAAACGCAATAGAAGAAGAGGCGTCCGTGCAACAACCGACACAAAATCTACCACCACCAAATCAAGAAAATACAGCTGAGGCAGAACAACAAAGCACACCTGAAACAGCTATACCACAAGGATTGCCGGCTGCGGGACCGGTTATTGCAAGTGGAGAAGAAATTATATCAGATGAACGAGAGCAAAGCGAAGAAGGGGAAAATAAAAAAACACTGGTTGAACTCGAAGATGAAGCAACCATGCAACTTGGAGACCACTATGAAATACAAATGGCAACTGGCAAAAAAATTTCAGGTATCATCTATTTTGTAGACTCTGAAAAACTCATTCGTATTTTACCAGATGGTATTAATCATAAACTTGAAGATATTCCGTTGGTTGAAATCACAGACCCCGATACTGGTGAAACCTATACAGATATAGATCCAGAACTAAAAGTAACAGAAATTGTATTAACACAAAAAGGGTCCATAACTAGTTTTGTAGACCTTATAGGGCTCCGTATTGGACAAAAACTAACTACCTTTAAACAAGACCAAACACTCGGACCTATTTTGGAAGTAACTGCGGTCAATTCTGAAAAGGATTCTATACGCGTTGTTCAATCTGATGATACATTTGAGCGCGAAATAGATTTTAATCATAAGGGCATTCCTCTTGATGAAGAATTTGTTATTATGCAAATTAAACAAGACGAGCTTCCCCAAGAAGACCAGGTTGAAGTGGAATCTGCACCAATTGGTATTCTTCCAGAGGGGGCTGAATTAGAAATCGAAGAAATTGGCGAAATTGTCCTGCCATCTCGCATGCAAGTTCAAGAAATATCAGCCACAGAGCGTATCTATGACGAGCGACAACAAAAGAATTCATTCATTGAAGATTTGCGAACAATGTTGGAAGTTACTGCTCAAAATAATCCGACTGTTTTGAAAAATATTCGCGTCATGACAGAGGTTTTTAGCGATTTGAAAAATAGCATTCTTAAACGTGACGATGCAGGATATCCAAACGGGGAAAAACAGTCAACTATAGAGAGTATCAATGACTTGATTACTCTTGGAAATATACCTATAGCCCGTCCAGTTCTTGATACAAAACGTATACTTATTAGTGAAAAAGAACCTAATGTAGTAAACCCACAATTTACTGCATATACATTAACCGGTATCGCGGAATCATCAGAATCCTATTTGGATCGCATGGGTGACATTCAAGCCGATATTGATGGTGTAGGAATGCCTCGTTGGTATCTTGTCTTGAGCTCTTATTTTAAACGTTTTCCAATGGGTGATGCATATCAAAACAACGGCTATTCTATGCAACAGGACATGGAATATTTTCGACACGGGGCTCCTGCCAGCGCAAACGAATCTTCAACAGACGGGTTGCAAAAAATTAAGCCCAAGTTTGATGATAATGGGGAATTAATAGATTACAGCGAGTTCAACCCGAGTAAAGTATACGGTAAAGGTATTGTAAATATGTTTATAGAAAAAATACCATTTTCTTATAGGCGCGGTCATGGACCGGTTCTTCGCAGTTTACCAAGAGGTGGAACCGAAGTTGTTGTACAGGGTGATAGGGCAACCAAATCTGGAACTGTACTGTTTCCATTTGAAGCCGCGCTTGATGGTGGAATAGGTGCAACACGCACTGGCAATCTATGGGATCTTTTGCAGCGCAGTTTTGCAAGTAAAACATGGATGGACAAAATTTTGGAAACATACAATATGCCTACTTCAGAATTAAATACGCGCAAAATAGTCCATATTACAAACACCAACGTTGATGTGATTAAAACGCAGTTTATTGAATATTTGCGTGACATTATGCACCATATATCATTAAAGGGTAGAGGTGATCTTTATAAACTAAATGCCGATTTGGGAATTCAGGATATGGAATTAACAACTGCGCAAGTCGGTGTAGTAGAGGAAAAGGTGAAAACTACGATTGCGGGATTGCGCCAATATATTACAAATATTCGTAATGAGCTTGCAAAACCAGCTGAAAAACCCAAAGTGGCTCCATTTTTAAATGTAGAAATACTTGAGGCTCTTTCAAAAGTCCTGCAAAAAGAGCCGCTTTTAGAAGAGCTTGTGCAAGAAATGAATGCTAAGCTGCCAAATTACAAAGATATTGATATCGCTATTTTTTCATATTTATTAGTCTATGCCCAGGACTATATTCTTGCTGCATTGACTGGAAATGAAACCTATGCAAGTCGTGAACGGGCGCGGTTTGAGCGAAATAAACTGCTCGAAACATTGATTGCGAATCGAAAAATGCGTGAATTGGAAGAATCAAAGGGGCATACGCCAGAAGTAAACCCATGCCGCCACGTAAAAGATTTAAATAAAATTCGAAAAATCAAGAACGAATCTGAACGGCTAGCGATTTTGACACAATTCTTGGTACAATATGATGGTGGTGTAGATGGAAATTGGATCAAGTGCCAACGATGCAAGAAACATCTCATCTGCAGACATGAAGTTTTACAGATTCAACAGTTTTTACATCCAAATGAACAGCAGATTATACAAAAACAGCTCGTGCTGGGATTTGCTGGAGGACGGCAGGGGGATAAATATATCTGTCGCAATTGTGGTCAACCCATGGCTGAACTTGAATTTGATACGAGCCTTGAATACAATGATGAAGGGATTCCCATGATGGGGCGCAGTGTTATTGTAGATAAGGATGCTCTTGAAAAGGAGCGTATTCAAGGACTCCTGGGCATTCGCTTGGATACGGATGAAAAGATGAAATTTAAAAATGATACACAAAAAGGATTGTATACAATCTTAAGATATATACAAACTAAAATTGGTGTTGAACTTGACAAGCGCGGAATTTCTCGTATACTCGATATGGGGGAACGCGAAGTTTTGAGTTTAATGTCTGAAAAGGAGTATCTTTCTTCTAAGCGTAAAATTAAATATGTTGATTATAAGACGCGTCGTACAATCGCAATAGTGGCTTCTCTTATATTAATTGAAATTCAAACTCATATTCCAAATTATCAAGTTCGATTTGTGGTTGAAGGGTGTAAACCAGGGTTTGGTGGATTTCCGCTTGAAGAAAAGGCGAATCCTGAAAATGAGGATGAATCTATAGGTATTCAATACATAACATGTATCTTAAATCAAATTCATGAAAATGACCAGCCGTGGAAGAATGGATTTCAAACTATATCCAGGGATGAAGAACGCCGTGCAACTATAAAATCACAAATTGTATATTATTGCACAGAACTTGCAAAGGACAATACGATTCAAACTATGCTTCGCGATAAACAGGAATTTGAGCGCAATATTTATGGAGCTGCGGCTGCAAAGGGACGACCCAATGAATACATTCCAAATGGGTTTTTACCCAGACAAGAAACGTTCCAGGAAGCAACTGAAAATGCAGCGAATGCTCCTACGGTTCCAGAAGGGGCGCCGCGAACAAATCTCGGTCGACTTGTCCTAGCAGATACATGGATTCGCGCAGCAAATCGCGCCATTCGCGAAAAGGGCGAGCCAGTTGTCACTAAATATTCGCCTTTTATTGAAACTGCATGCTGTTTAAATCCAATCAAGGAGCCACAGAAATTTTGGTCTACAGTTTCGTTGCCACCTGCTCCACCGCTGACAACGCTGAGCAATCCATTTTCGCAAAAAAGTATCGCATATACGTCATTTATACCAAGACCTCTCCAGATTTTACAAGAAACCGCTCCTGATGCAAGTGCATATTATAAGGTGGTGTTAAAGTTATGTTACAAGGGTATGCATTTGGGACAGCCGCATGAATTTGGGGCGGATAATAAATGCGATTGGTGTGATTTAGAAATCCCAGTCGACTTGCAAAATCCAGATATAGATACGAGTGGAAATATACTTATTAATTGGGAGCGTGTTAAATCTGAGCTTGATCGTCAAGGTATACAGGTATCTGAACAAATTTTCCAGCAAATTTTAGACAAGTCTCACCAACTTAACACATTTGAGCCGTATGTCCAGTCCAAACCGCTCACACCTGTGCAGCTCTATACATTTGTAAAAACAATTGTTCCAGAACCCGTTCCTAGCTTTTCTGCATCCATCGACGATGCCAAAACTAGGCTCAGTGGACTTAACCCTACCGCCTCCAAAATTGATATTGTGCAGGCAATTCTCCCACTTACAAGGGGACCTATACAAGAAGAGCAAGAAAGGGGGGAGTATCAACTTCAGGAAGAAAAATTAAAAGAGCTGCTAGGGAATGATTTTAAATATTTAGAGGGGATTTTAAATGAAAGTCCAGAATCTATATTTAATATACTCTTATCTTATTTTGTAGTACCTGCTGAACGGCTTGTAAAGGGTAAAATAGATATCGTGGACTATCTAGTGGGCATTGAACAACTCAAACTAGGTAAATCTCATGAAACTGAAATTGAGTCTATGTTAACTAAACACATGGGCGACCTTTTGAATTTAGAGAGGGATGTGTATGGAATTCGTAAGTTAGAGAATTATGTAACAACAATGTCTAAATTTTTATCCATGTCCCATGATCTTCGTGCATCTCGCTTACGCTCTAAGTTTATAACAATGAGTTTAGAAGGGTCTGTGCTATTTTTGAATAAAGTTATTAGAATATTCACGATATCTATACTTGCAAATTTAATTGATCCAGATATAAGAGCAATAGACGCGGCAGGAAATAGAATTGGGGGAGATATAGGAAACAGTCAATCCTTTTTAGAAAGTTTTGTAAAAATAACGCTAAGACAATATATGAATGAACATTTGGTTTATAATCCTACGCTCATAAAGAAAAAAATAGAGGAGGCAAATGAAATGGAGCATCAGCGATTTATTGACTACTTGGACAAATTAACACCCGCTGAGAAAAAAATAGAAATGACAAAGAAAAAACTAGGTATTGGAATGTGGGCAATTGGCGGAACAAAGGCAACATTCCAGTATGATCCGGATCACTGGGAACGAAATCGTGAAGCTGTTGCTTCTGACTATGAAAAAGCCGCAGCCTATGATCCGAATATGCAACTCCCCGCTGCAATGCAACTGATGAATACCACTGGATATGCAGATGAAGGCGCGATGACATCTCATGACGAGGGATATGAATATTCTTTTGTTGCGGATGATGATTAGTTGCATCTTGGAAATATCTAAGGGATACTAGGAATGAAACGGCTCTTAGCCGCCGGATTATTATATTTGATTGGGATCTCTATCGTGCTCACAATCAAACCTTCCTTAATGTTTACAGAGGATGGTATGTGGAAGGAATTTGGAATTGGACGAAATCCAAAAACATATACATGGATGCCATTTTGGTTGTTTGCAGTATTATGGGCACTTGTGTGCTATATACTAACAACTGTACTTTTGAGCCTTCTTTACCCAGAAATGACACCAGTCGAGGAAAGACCATCCACCAAACGTCGTGCCGCAGTTGTAAATGAAGTCATGGATATCGATGAAGATGATTTTGAACCCGTTCTTCCAAAACTCCGCAAACGAAAAACCGCAATGGCAGATGGCTATTATATTTTAAATCGTGAAGCAACGGAAGCAGCTGGAGGAATTCCAAAATATGTATATCTAGGAAAAGGTCTTCCCGACGACGAATAGATTATTTTCCACAACTTTGCGCCATTCCGCTTGCTATAGCTTCTCCGAACATTCCAGCCCAAAACATGTAAAATGCAACGGCATACGCCCCACCATATATAGACCGCATAGATCCTGTAAGAATAGATGTAATTGGGCTACGAATAAACGGTAACAATGTAATAAGCAATCCTCCCAAAATTGCTATACCAACAGGTGCACTCGCAAGTGCGATTTGTTCAACTTTTACAGATGTACATGTAGTATATTGTAAAAGCGTATTCATTCCAAAAGCAGTCATGTACCCGAGTGTCGGAAGAAGAAGCCATTTGAGCAGATTTGCATTCCAACCGTATGTTATATGAATCCAGCTAAGAAGCATTGTAAGACCAAATAAGGCAAGTCCCATTGCGAAACTTATTCCAAGTGTTTGCGTTGTGCTCATTCTCTTCTATTTGGTCCTACTAGAGAATATGGACGAGTTAATCAATCTGCCCGAAGATGGTATAGAGGAAAAAGAGGCGCCAAACCAAGTGCCTAACCAAGAAGCAGAACAACAAGAAGTGCAAAAACAGGAAGAAGTACCCGCTGCAGAGCAAAAGCCAAAAGCGCCAAAAGCCCCCAGAGCTCCTAGACCGCCCAAAACAGGTCTTCAAATAATACAGTCTAGGATTGTTACTCAGCCTACTACATCTATAGGGTGGCTTTGTGGGTATTATAAGGAAGATGAAGTACTTCAAGACAATACCCCCAGGGGAGACCATACGATATTTACATATACACCTGAAGGAGATTTACAGGTCGGACCCCTATTTACAGGTGAAGTTACTCGCGTTATACCTATACAACGGGTTCAACCTGCATCTATTGAATATACAACCGACTTTTTCAAGACGCGAAGTGCAGCTGCTAAGGCACAAGAAGAAACCTATGTGCAAGCGAAGCGTGATTTAAAACGTATTGTGCTTTTATACAGGGGCGGCGGTGCAACGGTAGATGAAGTGTTAAATGCAAATATGCAAGTTGCAATTGAAGAGCGCAAACTAAATGCAATTATAAAGGATCCGCGTAAAATATCAATGGCGGGTAAAGCCATTGAATCTGGCTTAACTATGAATACATATGATAAAGGTATATTAGTAAACCCAGTATTTTATACAAGTTATACAACATTCCCCACTGAAAGTATATGGATGCCTGCACCGGAACCAGAAGTCGCTGCACCGCAACCACTTCCACTTCGTCAATTGGGGGGTTCAGATTCAAATTCCACAGATAAACCAAAGAGACAGTACACTGCACAACAGATTGCAATTATACGGTCAAGAATGGCTAGAAAATAATTATTCAAACGCATAATTTACTAGCTTTTCCTTTACTTTTGCACAGTCTGCAATTTGGGATTCGAATGTATAGCAGAGCCCATTCCTGTCCCGATAGACCACTTTTCCAGCATTCGTTGGGTGAGGCCATTTTACGACCTTATCCATCGCGGATTCGGGCTTGAAATAAAAAAACACTACCCATGCGATAGCAAGACCCGCTAAAAATGGTAAAATTTTAAAGTGGTTCCACATCTTCCTGTATGGGTGATAGATTTAACGCGTTAAGAATAGGAGAGTATGCTGGTGGATATTTTAAAAGATCCACGCTTTGATACAGTATTTAGCTTTTTAATGGGTGTTTTCTTAGTTTTATTAGCCCGCCCTGTATGCAAGGGAGATAGTTGCTTTTCTTACAAGGCGCCTCCAATGAAGGAAATCCGTGAACACGCATATAAAATAGGGGATACTTGTTATACATTCGTACCAAAAGATATGAAATGTCCTACAACTGGTGTAATTGAACCTTTTCAATGGAGCGCCGCAAGTGCGTCAACATCATAATCTATAATTTCAAGAATACAGCAGCAAATTCAAATGTCTGAAGCTGGCACGCTATTATCAGATTTAGACAGTGCAAAACCAAATGACCGAGATCTCGTGGATAGCATCTTATCGGATATGAATCAAGTAAGTGCTTCAAACCCTCTCATGGGAATGGGGGGTGGCGCCCCTCCCCCTCCTGCAGGTGTCAGAATGCCAATTCAAACTGTGCCGTCAAATCCCATGACACACCCGAACGCTTCAGATCCTGCGGTTGCCACTGCACACATGATTGGACGCGATCATCCGACAGAGGCTGATTTTCAACGTATGATGATGGCTGCGCAAGGACCGCTCCCTTTTAATGCTATGGCACCACAGATGCAACAAGCCATTCCGTCAACGCAGGTAGCTCCTCAAGTGTACGAGGAACCCAAGAAAAACTGGCAAGGACAATGGATTGATGAACTGAAGCAGCCAATTGCAGTTGCGATTATTGTATTTGTAATGACACTCCCCGCTTTTAATCTTCTGGTGAGTCATTATGCACCCAATCTACTGCGCCCCGGAGGCGATTTAAATACGATAGGTATGCTCGTGCGAGCTGGAATTGGTGGTCTTATGTATTGGGTTTTACAACGGGTAATTTCTCCCTTGCTCTCTATCTAATTTTTGGCTTCATTGAATTCTGTACTACAACTAGAATATGGACGGAAAGCAGCTCCGCCAAACGTTTTCCTATGGATTCTTAGCTCTATACAGTCTATATGGGATATTCGGAATTGGAATGACAGGACTTTTATTTAGTTTTGCAATTGGACTAATCTTCTTAAGTTTAAATCAACCAATTGAACTCATTGTAGCCGCTGTGATTTTATCTGGTTTAGTTTACAAGGTTCTTTCCGAGCGTCGTCGCAAAGAAGGATTTCAGGGACGAGTTTCTGAAGAAGTCCCTCTGGGAACAGGTCAAACTGGAAATGCTGTTGTGAAGAAGATTCAAGAAATTACACAGCAAAATGCATTTCAACCCAGTGGTGTATTAAGCAGTGGGTTTGTTGAATCTTTTGCAGACATGAATTCCAGCGAGCAACCCAATAATGCTGGATCTCAAACTGCAAAACCCGCTGGTGAAACAACCCCCGCCCCCTCTGCGAGTACGCCCGCTGCAACTACTGAGCCAACTGTGAGTTCTCAAATGGTGGCTGCGCTTCCCAGTTCAAATGCAGCGGCGGCTGCTACACCTGATGCAAAAGCGACTGAAGCCCCCGCGGCGACGCAAGAGCCGAGACCAGCTGCCCCTGCAACTGCTCAAACCTCTGGATTTAGCGATAAGGGGACATCAGGAATGTTCAAACTTGGTTCCATCCCTGCGGATGCAGTTGGTGGGGCGCATATTGATGTTGGAACCACGCTGATGAATGCGCTGAATTCTTTAAAACCCGACCAAGTGAAGGCTATGACGGACGATACTCGTAAACTCATGGAGACCCAAAAGTCTCTAATGGGTATGCTCACAAGTATGAAGCCCATGATTCAGGATGGAAAGCAGCTCATGGAGACCTTTACTGAAATGTTTGGAAAACAATAAGGCTATAGTAGCAGAGAGATAAATGGTCTTAAAACGAGGTGGAGGAATATGTCCACCAGGTGTTCTATGTATGACCCCAAGTCTTGGCATCATACTTATCGCTGGAATTTTGATTGCGCTGTATTTTTTGATGAAAGCTGGCGAACCGATCGAATATAAAAAGCAACCAATACAGATTTTCAATTCCCCGCCAACTGTCATTGGGGGCGGAGGAGATGATAGATATACCCGTGCACCAGAGCCTTTGCGCTTTTGGCAAACGGGTCCTGATCTGCGTGGCGCCATGATCCCACCCGGTGCAGTCCCTGTAAATGTACCGACAAGAGGTCTACCTCAGTCTTATCAACAAATGGGGATTGTAAAAGCTGGCGATCAAATCTTGCCCCTCTACGGTCGTCAAACTGCATATAGATCAGACCGCTACAATTATTATACACGCACTGATTCTTATAATCCAATTCAGCTCCCAGTCCGTTTTGAAAAGCGCGACTGCATGGATAGTATTGGCTGCGAAGAACTTTTAGGGGGCGAATCTATACAGATTGCAGGACTGGGAAAACAGGGACATGTAGAAACATTTAAATTTGACGGTCCTACGTATATTCCTGGTCTCATTTGATTCGTATAGAACAAATAGAATGGGCGACACATGTTTGCCAGGTCTTCAAGGCTTCCCCGTACAAATTACAGGGTGGTCTGGATATGCTGAAAAATCAAACCTAGTTATACCAAACGATATCCATCTCCAATTCGGTCCGAGTAAAGTACCGCTTACGCTTAATAAATCAACAGGTGAACTTATAAATTACGGACAAAGTACATTTTTTATGAATGGAACACAATATAATGTACGTGTTGTCAGAATTTCAGCTGCAAAACAAGAGGGTATTGGAAACTTTTCAGGAACTCCTATTGCTGAATTTCAGGTTTGGGGAATTCCAGCTGGAAATCCAAATGGTAATCTCGCTGTATTTATTATCCCCATCCTCCAAAAACCAGCTGAAAATCCAGCGGGGTCTAAACTAATTTCAGCAATCGCTGGAAATCCAGTTCAATTGATAGATTGTATTCCTAGTGGATCTGGAACAGATATTGTAAAGTATACCACCTGCATAGAAACCGATAAATCCAGCACAGTTACAATCTCGGTTGCATATTGGTCAAGCGGTGTAGCTATTACACAACAAATGGCTCGCACACTACCACAACCCCTTCCACCTGCTGGAATTCCGAATGCATTTGGATTCCGTGTTCTGAGCTCCTTTGTCCAATTTGCAGATGAAAAACAATCAAAGGGGCAGCGAAAATACACGGATGTTCAAAATATTTTGCAACCTTATGCATCAACGGTTGTACTTTCAGTCGGTTCCGCTGAATTTAAAAATGGCTTCCGTTTAATTCAAAATTTTGAGATTAAAAAGACGACGGCTGAACAGGACCTTTCAGCCTATAAATGCATTGCCATCGACAGGTCAAGAGATATAAAAAATGGTAAACTTCTTATAGACCCTAGCAGCGGTCGTCGACTTGACGATGAGGTTGCAACTGCTGAAAAACAAGAAAAGGATGCGCTAGAAAAACCAGATGTATCAAAGGCAAGAAGTATATGGATAACTGTTTGTATTATCTTAGGAACAATCCTAGGCATTGCAGTTCTTGCTGCAATAGTGTGGGGTATTTCTACATTCTTTTTGAATAAACATTCCCTTGAAATGCCTGAAGTTGGACCACCCGATACTTATAATCGATCGTAAGAGTAGGAAATGAGTGCCAAGGCTATAGTTGTATGGGGTATTCTTGGCGTTCTTGTTGCAATGGCGATTGTTATATTTATGCCGAAATCATGTCAAACTATGACGACAGAAGGATTTACATCGGATACAGTTGCAATGTGTCCAAGCGGAACAAAGTCATTTGTAGATATAAATGGAAATGTTAATTGTTGTTACGGGCATATAAGTGGAAATAAATGTGAAGGAGCTATTAAATGTACATTCAGTGGTTCTGAACATAGATATCCAATGTGCAATACACAAAAATTAAAAAAACAATATACAGGTGAAATTCCAGAATGGTTAAATACTTGGGCAAATAATAACAGAGACCCATTACCAAAAGTAATACGAATCATGGAAGATTTTGGTCCAACAATAAAACAAATACCAAGTACAAATTTACCAGATAGTGTAAAAAATACCTATTTTGAGTTAATCAAAGAAGAAAAAGAAAGAGCTAAGCAAATATATTCAGTATTTGAACCTAATACATCTAAGCCTAATTTTGATATAAACATATGGAGACAAAATGAGGCAATTGACTTTCAGCAATATCAAAAAGAGGACATTATGTATATAATAAATAGACTTACATCAATGTTGGCTCAAGCCCCTAAACTCCAATCTAGTCCAATTGTTCAACAACAAATTAAAGCACAAATTTGTAAATAAATTATTTTATTAAATTATAAATATATTAAAATTATTTAATATATTTATCTATATATTATACTTTATAATGCAGCCTGGGCGGGGCTAGGATTTACCCAGCCAAAGAGCTGATCAATAGCCTTTTGACTGCCATCCTGACTAGGTTCAGTTGGCAGAGGCTGTTTGGCATTCATAGACTCTGCGACGGGGGCAAAGCTGTCATCGCCAGAATCATCTTGTGGCATGAACGGATGGCTTTCAACGATAGGTGTATCAAACGATGGTTGTTCGGGAGCAGTTTCGGGTGTTTCAATGCTTTGAATGGCTGGAGAATCCATCGTGCTTTGAGACATTACTTTTTTAAAATGGTGCAATTTAGCCTTATTACGTTCGATAAATAGGAATGCAATTAAAATAAAACTAGCAATACCGGTCAAGGGATTTACATATGCAGATTGAATCAAAAAAGCCAAGAGTGCGATTCTGACAAGGATAGTATCTGTTAAAAGAAGTACAGACCGGGGTAAGTAAGGAATGCTGAAGAATGCAACAAGATGTGCAAGCAAAAATGTGGTTTGACCTTTTGTTAAACGAGGCAAGTCTGCCATTCTCTGAACAGAGCGGGGTTAAAATTGATTGGATAAATCTTGTAGGAACGAGTATATATTGGTAAAATGACAAGTCCATCAAATCAACAGACAATCAATGATATGAAATGTGTTCTTACATCCAAGGGCTATGCCATTCGGAAAGACCGTTTAACAACTCAAGAGTTACAAAAGGTTCGGACTGAACTAACAGTTGCACCAAAGGCTATGAAAAAGGGTGCGCCTACTGGAAAACCATTTGCAGTATATTACGAAAGTGCTCTGAGATTTTACACGCCGCGATTTTGGGCGCGCACTGTATTTGGACAAGAAGAAGCAGCTACCGTGCCGGAAGGAGAACCTCTCCCAGTCTCCCTTGTCTTTAAAGGAAAGCCATTTGACTATCAGGAGGCTATTATTCAAAAGTTTATCGACGCTAATGCAAATGGTCTTATTTGTGTTCCGTGCGGAAAAGGAAAAACATTCATGGCACTGTGTATCGCTGCACGGCTCGGAAAACGATTTCTTGTTGTTGTTGATAAGGAGTTTCTATTAAACCAATGGAAGGGAGAGATGGAAGCCTTCTTTCCAGGGCTTCGCATTGGTATTCTTCAAGGATCCAAAGTCGAAACAAACCCTCTAGAATTTGATGTTACAATTTGTATGATTCAAAGTCTCGTACAAAAAACATACCCAGATTCTACATTTAAAACATATGGATTCACAATTTGGGATGAATGTCACCATCTGGGCGCAGCAAACTTTAGCCAAGCCCTTCTCAAAATTCAAACAAAACACATGCTAGGACTTTCAGCTACACCGACGCGTGATGATGGATTGACCAAGGTATTTGAATGGTATTTGGGACCTCCAGTATATTGGGAAAAACAGCGTGAAGCAGATGCAACAGTTCAAGTTAAATGTCTTCAGTTTAAACTTGAAGATCCGAACTATGTGGATATACCAGTAGATTACAAAGGGGAACCTGTATTGGCTCGTCTATTGACACAAGTAATCGACTGTAAACCACGCAACGATTGGATCGTTGAACAAATTCTAGATTTGATGAAGGATCCTCTGCGTCGTGTTCTTGTGCTCGGAGAGCGTATTAAACAATTGGAAGTATTTGAACAAGACCTTTTGGCGGTCAACCCGCTCCTGACGATTGGATATTATATCGGAGGTATGAAGGAAGAAAAGCGTGAGGCGGCGGGTCGAGAAGCGCGTGTATTGCTTGCATCTTATGCAATGGCATCCGAGGCTATGAATATTAAATCGCTGAATACAGTCATTCTTGCAAGTCCACGAAAAAAGGTTGAACAGTCTGTGGGACGAATTCTACGAGAGCGTCCGTCGGAACGCAAGGTTCCGCCTCTGATTTTGGACATTGTAGATAGTCATGGTGTGTATCAGGGACAATGGAGGAAGCGACGCGCCTTTTACAAGGAGTGTGGCTACAAAATTCAAGTTCAGCTTTACAATACCGATGAAACATCTGAAGATTCATCGGATGCAGAAGAAGATGCTAACCAGACAAATCAAGTCTTTGGATTTGTGGACGAGGATTAATGGCGTCTAGTACCCTTGCGTCCTTTGCGTCCCTTGCGGCTTTTGCGATGGCGTGTCTTGCGTCCTCCGCCAGTTTTTATACAGGCTTGGCTGACAACAGGCTGTGCAGAAAAAGGGACATTGATAGAAAAGGGTGTTTGTCCGTCTGCTAATACGCCCGCATTTCCGCCTTGCGCATTGCTGGGCCAAACAGACCAGCCTGCGCGGGGAGCATTATAAACCATAGAATCAACACCACCAACGCCGCCATATTGGCTGCGTCTAGTACCACGACGCCCGCCCTTCATGGAACCAGGGGTGGGAGTTGGGACTTGGGCGGGGGGAGCAGTGATAAGGGAACTTACATCACCCTTGTTTAGAGGGTTTTGAATAGCACCATCTCCGCACCCGCTATAACGGGCTTCCATAACACCTACACCATTTACAACATTGGGCTCGAATGTATAGCGCCCACCCTTTAACACGGGAGCCCCCACACTCCCAGTAAAAGAGTTCATACGAAGTTGATCGGCAGAAGTTTCTAAAACCCCGCCACGCCCACCCTTCCATGAGCGATTTCTACGGCTGCGGTTGCGACGACGACGTCCCCCGCCAGCAAATCCGGGAAGTCCGCCCTTTATGGAAGCGTCGGCAATATAACCAGGGCGTGTTGCATTTTCACAACTAGGGAAACGCACAACCTCCTGTCCATAGTTATTTACGATGGGCGCTCCTGCAACATGTCCTCCGAGAGTATAAGCTTCCCCCGCCCCACCCATTTGATTTGTGCGTCGGTTGCGACGGCATCCTTTACGGCGGGATGCTTTACGAGCCGCGGCAATATTATTCATTCCTAATTATGAATAGGTAAAAAGAAATAGCTTGACACGTCAGTATGGACAAAACTGATATCATTTCATTTGTACTATCAATGATCCTTACAAATGAAATAGCGGTAGAAACAGCAGTACAGACATATGCATTTTTAACTCATTTATTAAATCAGTATACCACAGCCGAAAGCTGGACAAATGCGTGTGCACATATGTATACTGCAGCAGAACAATATCACATTGGTGCAACGCATCTACCCTATTTAAATTTATCATCTAGAGCCGCTGCTAAAAGAGAGCAAAAGAAATGGTCGCGTTATATTTATCAACTTACAAATGAATATCCTACCATATCTAAACGCGTGTATACTGCAAACCTTCAAGTTAAGAATGTACTTTTTTAACCTCATATTTTTGGAAGGGTTCAAACCAAAGAATATCTACAAGCACAGATGCGCCATTTTTACATTTTTCACGGAGTTGTTTACTGATCTCTAGGCTACGAATTGCTGCAAGACCTAGATCCTCATTGTGTACACTTTCAAGTCTATACGTATCAGGAAGATTGCTATAGGGGTCTTTTTTCAGACGACCAACACGATACTTTTCTACAGGCGGCTGAGCTGATTGCATAATATTCGTTTCTACAGGTTGCATATCACGGGAGAGTTTTGACTCTGTATTTACGACAATTGGGATAGGTTGAGTCTGAGGCTGAGGTTGAGGCGCCACTGGGGATTGTTTTTGTTTAGGTACATGTACCTCATGCTTTGATTTGTGTTCTGGCTTATATTGAATAGGACCTCCATTTGCATCCATCCTGCGTTCATGATGATTCGTGGGCTTATAGGTAACAGACTCGTCACGAATCAGAAATAAAAGTCTGCGCTGCCCAGCTTTTTCAGGTTGAAATTCAATACTTGAGGCTGAATCAATATCAATATGTTGTTTCATGGTTTCAAGACTTGCCCATTCAGGAAGACGAATCTCGGCATCACTCATCGGATGATTTTGTTCCACGAGCGTATCCACAATCGTTTGTAAAAGTTTCCAACGTTTAGAATAAGGGAGTGTTTGCCATACATTCGCCTTTTCCCACACAAGAACATCCCAAATCCATAGAATGTGATCTTGAGGATCCCATGCTCCTTCGAGTACAACCGGTCCAACCTTTTGAACATCGCGTTTATGCACAGGAATGCGTAGACTCCAAATACGCTCCTTGTTTCGAGGATCTTGTAGCAAGAGTGGCATTTCATCACTCAGAATAATCCACTGGGAACGAAGACGTGCAGGGCGTACCCATCCATAATATGGATGTTCTTCGATTTGCGCCTTGTTACCCTCTTTAAGAATTTGAAATGTGGGAAATGGGGGTTCCATAGGTTCCAGAAGAGTAGAAAGCCTCTTTTGGAACCCTGAAGATACAGAGATCTGACGAAGTGCAGGATTGCTCCGAACTTGCGGGGCGCTGCTTCGTACAGACTTATAATTTAGCATTATATCGTGTCTATACTAATAGAGTCAAACTCGTTTATATGGGTTAGAATGCGCTATAGTTTGGATTTTCAGTCTCAGTTGCGCTCACATTTCCAAACAACACACCACCATTTTGCACATATTCGGGGCTAAATTGTTGGAAGGCTTGTGAGGATGTTGCAACAGCTCCTGCCAATCCAGCATCTTCTGCAATCTGTGTTTGTTCGGGAACAACACCGGGGCTAAAACTTCGTTCAGGGTGTCTTAGAGTTTCAGGTGCATCTGCATCTTCGGCGGTTTCGGCTAAAGGATCGCTTGCCTCGGGGGGTGGTAGGCGCTGCGCCTTCATCATTCTTGGAGCCGCTGCATTGGGTGAATTGGGACCTGCTGCCGCCACACTCATTGCACCCTGTGTAGGGGGTTCACGAATAGGTACAGCCGCTGATGGTGTAGAAATGATAGAATCCCAGTTTGTAAATGTTTCACTGGAAAAGTAACGAATGACCAAATAGGCTGCTACAGCGAGTAAAATACCAATACTAATGCGCTGCCACATCTGAAGTTAGCGGAAAAAATAGTATAGACAAAATAATCACATAAAGTATAGGTGTTAGGATAATGACGGATCAATCAAACATTGCTGAGCAACTTTTGCGCGAACTCGTTCATGATGCGGCGGATGTACTTTCTGACGGTAAGGTGACTTTCGGGGAGGTTGTTCGGCTGGGAGGCTCACTGGCGGGCAAAGCGAACCGATTTGCACAGATTTCGGGACAGCAAAAACAGGAACTTGTGATTCAGGCTGTCGATGTTGCTTTGAAGCAGGTTTTAGCTCTGAAGATGACGACGCTGCCCGAGGATCAGCGCGAGACCTTTCGTTTGAAGATTGAGTCTGCTGCTGCGTTTGCAAAGGAGACCTTACCTGCGGTGCTGGATGTTGCGGTTCAAGCTGCTCGTGGACAGCTTGATCTAAGAAAGCCCGAGGTTCGTAAACCCTTATGGCTGACACTAAAGTCTCTTCTGAAATGTTGTGGACTTCAAGCTCCTGTTTTACCCACTCCGGTAGCGGCATTTGTAGGGGACCAGAAAGAACCATCTGAACCAGCTCAGCCTCCTTCTGTTGAACTAGTCCAAACAGGGTCCAATCCATCTCAGTCCGAAGCAGCACCCCCTGCTGAAGAGGTTCGTCCTGCCAGCACGGTGTCTGCATAAATCCATCTTCAATGGGGAACAAATACTCAATATTTGTATTTTCAATACTAAAACGGGCTCGTACACTAAATGTCTGATGAATAGATCCAAGTGTTTCAGAAAACCAGTACCCCCCTTCAATTCTCACATAATCTGATATATTTTCTAATGCTTGTTTTTTATTACTTTTGTAATAGAAACGAATCATTATTATAGTATAAAATTGATCAGACTTTAAGCGATCGTATACTGTACACATATAGATACAATGGCTGTTTATGGAATTCTTCTGCAAACAAAAGGAGAGATTAAAAAAGTAAAGCTGACAGATTCTAAATATGCTCAAATTACAATGGATGATGTTCAGAAAGCTTTGAAAAAGAAAACAGAACCAGAGATGATTGGAAAGTATACGTATGATCATCAAGTTCTAACCCTCTTTGGATATACAAAGGGTAAGACTGGAACGGAAAATAAACACGATCTTCCTCCTCCACTAGATGAAACCTATTACGGTGATATTCTCCTTATTGCAAGTCCAGAGGCAAAATCATGGGAATATCCTGTTTCATATGATACAGTAAAATATGAAAAATTCTATAGTTCTGTATTTAATGGTGAAGAATCGGAAGAAGAATCTGATGACTCATCTTCAGAAAAATCCGATGAAGCTGCGATAGAATCTGAAGAAGAGAAGGAAGATGAAATTCCACAGAAGAAAAAGGTTGCCGAAGAAGATGGTGTTCCTGAAGATGAAGAGGGTTCTGAAGATGATGAAAGTCAAGAGGGTGAAGATGAAGAGGATGAAATGGAAGAAGATGGTGATGTAGGTGAAATTGAAGAAGATGCCGAGGTTGAAGAAGTGCATGTAAAAAAAGCTACAAAGAAAAAATCAACAAAGGCAAATATTACGGTTGCACAGAATACTGGGCGTGCTAAACAGCAGGCTCTTCTTCAGAATGGCAATTTTAAAGAGATTGAAGAACTAACCCCTATTCCTAATACTACTTCTAATGAAACCAAATATCGTAACCATGTTCTAGATTTGTGTAAAGAACGGTTGGGTACCATGTTTACAAAGACCGAACTTGCACGCCTTGAAAAGACAATTCTTGAAAGTGCTCTAGCTGACGCAAATAAAAAGTTTGTTCTCAAAAACTTTGATAATAGACTCTTCACTATATGCTATATGAATGCTGCTCGACGAGTTGTCAGCAATCTAGATCCAAATTCATATGTTCAAAATCTCCAGCTTCTAGAAAAGGTAAGATCAAAAGATATCGATATTGAACTCCTTTCACAGATGAATGCCACAGATTATGCACCGCACCTATATAGTGAAATGCGAGACCGTCAGCTTCTGCGAGAGCAACAGCAGCTTGAAGGTAACAAGGCAATGGCGACCGATCTATTTAAATGCAATCGCTGCAAGAAGCGCGAGACTACATTCTATGAACTTCAGACGCGCTCTGCGGATGAGCCGATGACAAAATTCATTACCTGTGTAAATTGTGGCAATCACTGGAGACAGTAGTCTAAAGCAATCTCATCATGTATTTAGTATATGGATTTTGATTTTACACGTGATTTAATATGTATTAAGGATAGAATTCTTCCAAAGGAGGCTTTAAAATTTTTTCAATATCAAAATTCAGAGCGTGTTGCAATTACAATTACAAATGATCCAAATGTTTGGCGCGAAGATTTATGCATTGCAGAACGTCTATTTTCCCATCTGATTGTTCTTCCAGCATTTAGTTCAAATGATATTCATATATCGAATATGGAAATTGTTAAAAAGGTATTGAAAGAAAGATTACAATATCCAAATATAAAAGAGAATCCTGATTTACTTGATATTGCAAAAATATGGGTTCTTCCTACAAAACTTCATAGGGGACCAAATATATCTGCATTTTCAAACCCGATTGAAAATCCAATGTATGCAGCCCTTGCCCCCATATTTGCAGAAATAAATACAGACCCGGTGATCCATTATTTGAAAATAGAGGTTCCCAATGGGTTTGAAAGGAATTTAATTTATACAGTTTTAGATTCTGGGTTTCGTCCGAGTTTACTGCTTGTAAAATGGTTAAAAGATATTGATGACGATGTCGCCACTGCACATTGTAATGGACATTTGCAAAATACAGGGTATAGATTAATTAGTTTACAAAATGGATATGCCCTGTATTATTTTACAGATCAGTCTCTATATGATTCTTGTAGTTTTAAAACAATCGGATTAAATAACCCTATATTTTCATCTATTCTAGACTCTGTGAATGATAGCATTAGAGTAAAACAGGAACAACAAGATAATAATTAATTTAGTTATGACATGGTTTGTATCATAGAATATACATATATAGTCTATAATGCCACCTCCCGATCAAAAATCTGGTTTAATCGTAGAGAATACTCATCGCGAAGATGAGCACTTCTGAAAGTGATTCGGTATCTTCCATTGGTTCATTTTTTTCAGAAGGGTGCCCTGCTGCAGATAGTTATTTTTACGAACAGCGAAGTATATTGTATGAGATCGATCGCGTCAAAAGGGGGAGACGTGGTACTACTGCATATTTTAACAAGAAATCCAAAAGACAGGTAGGAGACGACGAATGTCTGGTACTAGAAAAAAACACAGAGGGGCAAAGGCTATTCCCTCGGAGCCAGTCATACCGCAACCGCAAGTCTCAACGAAGCCAGGGACGGATTTCTATAAATATGTAAACGGAAATTGGCTACGGCATGCAAACATGCCCCCGTATCTAAGTAGCTATGGAGTTAGTGAGGAAATAGAGGAGCTTGTAAATAATGAATTAATGAATATTATTTTGGATTGTAAACAACAGGTCCATCACAGAGCAGATAAAACTCTTCCTCATACCACATACTTAATTGGTACATTAGCCGAAAGTGCATTAAATTCCCATGTACAGGATTTAAATGTAAAATTTTTACAGACTATGGTGAGTAAGTTGCATTGCATTCGTGATACAACTGATTTAGCATCTGTAATTGGTGATTTTATGCAACATAGAATTGGTACTGTATTAGGGTGCAATGTTGTACCACCTGAACACGACAGTTCAATTCAGAGATTTTCTTTAACACCTGGTGATATTGGACTGCCAGATCCATCCTATTACTCTGATAAACACACACGTGTTATCTATAATTATGATAAATTATTAAAACGTCTGGGTGAAGACTTTAGTATACCAAATTTGGAAGCGATTATACCCCTTGAAAAAATGGCAGCACAGCGCATTTTAGAGGGTCGTAAAGAAAATGAACGCCTAGTCACGGGCGCATATCTTGAGAAAAAATTCAAGCATATTCCATGGCATATTCTCATGCAGGCTGTTCTAGGATGGTCTCTGAGTGATTTTAAACGGCATAAAATACTATTATTTAGCGAGGGGTGGATTGCAGCCTTAAATTCCTGGTTTGATATTATACCGATAGACCAATGGAAGCTGTGGTTAGCTGGAAATCTTTTGCTGCATTTTTTGCCACTTTTGCCGCCTCCATATGATGATTTAGAGTTTGAACTCTATGGACATCATCTCCGTGGGCAAGCTGAAAAGGTTCCGCAAAAGCGTTTAACTTTGAAACTTGTACAACAATGGTTGACTGGTTCTCTTGGATCCTTATTTGTAAAAAATTATGTACCACCTTCTATTAAAAACCAAGCCACATCTATCGCAGAAGAAATAAAACGTGCAGCTGCAATACGTGCAAGTCAAACATTATGGTTGGAACCAAAAACACGCGAGCTCGCAAAGAAAAAAGTCGAAAGTATCCATCTAGGGGTTGCATATCCTCCAAATATAGTAAAGGATAAAAAAACAAATCTAAACCCAGAAAGACTAATCGAAAATATATTGAAGCTTGCAAATTTAGATTTTCAAGATGAAATGAATAAGATTGATACAAAATTAAATCGACAAATGTGGGATGAAGCTATATTTTCAGTAAATGCATATTATTACAATGAAGGAAATCGTCTTATTTTGCCCGCAGGTATATTACGCTGGCCATTTTTCCACACAAATGCATCAGATGGCTGGAATTTTGGTGGATTGGGGGCGACAATTGGACATGAAATTTGCCATGCATTTGATAATGACGGAAAAGATTATGATTATACTGGAAATCTTAACCCGTGGTGGTCAAGTGACGAATCAAACGAGTATAATAAAAAAGTTAAAGAACTTGTGCATTTATATAACTCGACTGAATATTTTGGGCACCATTTAAATGGCGCTTTAACTTTGAGTGAAAATATTGCAGATTTGGGCGGTTTATCAATTGCATTAACTGCTCTCGAAAGAAGATTAAAGGCATGCAATGTGTCTGCGGAACAACGAAAAAAGGAATTGTGTGATTTTTTTACAAGTTACGCGGTGAGCTGGAGAACAAAAGAAAAAAAGGAAAAGGCTATTCAAAGTTTGTTTATGGATGTACATGCCCCACCTGTTGCGCGCGTAAATAATATTGTTTGTCAGTTCGATGAATGGTATGAATGTTTTGATATAAAACCTGGAGACGAACTGTATAAACCTAGCGATAAGCGTATTCGTATTTTTTAGACTATATTCTCATAAATTATATAGTATATAATACCCTATAATTTATATGATATACTTATTCTATTTTTATTTTATGCGCTGTGCCCCAAACTCTACCTTTCCGCGTATTGGATTTGTTACATTTGTTGGTTCAGGTCCAGATTGTGAATATGTATTTTGCACGGTTTGTGTTATGCTTACACGGGGCTGATTTGGATTGCGGGCGGTTGGACCACGAGGTTGTTGACGAATACGTTGGGCTTGGAAATGTGATTTATCGTATGTTTCAAATTGTTTTAGTGCATTTGCTGTCATTGCAGATTTTGCTGTACCTGGAAGGCTAGACGGTACTGCTGTTCTAGCAACCTGTAATCTAGCTTGTGCTGCATTTGAAATTGGCGCTGGATTTCTAGGCAATATGGATTTTGTGGCTATTCGTCCAGTGTCCAATGGTATTCTAGACATGAGCGCAGATCCTGCAATCGGTATAGATGCAGTTGCAACTGTATCGTACTCGGCGACAGGGTTATCAATAGTTTCATCAGATGATGTTGTTGGTCGCGATTGTTTTCGTTGTGCACGTTTGGTAGGATTTTTTGCCTTTATTACTGCCGCTGCGACTCCAGCCACAACTACAGCTGCAATTATACCTGCGGCGGCTATTCCACCCTGGACTCCTGGGTCATTCATGCTAAATGCAACTTGCGCATTCTCGCCTCCACTCAGAAGTATGGCAGTGGTATTTGTATCTTGGCTGATTGGAGAATTAGATGGAGAAGAAGACGGTTTGGCAAATACAGATGTTGTTATAGATGGCGACGATGAATCTGATATACTGGGGCTTTCAGATGGTGTTGTGGTTATTAATGGTAATAATGACGGTACAGGAGGCTCTGTCTGAGTTTCAGTTCCAGTAGCTGTCGCAGTTACACTGGAGGTCTCAGAGCCAGTTCCAGTGGCAGTGGAAATACTGGTACTTGTTTCTGTCTTGGTTGCAGTGGCAGTGGAAACACTAATAGTTGTTTCTGTCCTGGTTGCAGTACCAGTAGCAGTTGCAGTTACACTGGAGGTTTCAGAGACAGTACCAGTAGATGTCGCAGTCACACTAGAGGTTTCAGAGACAGTACCAGTAGCAGTCGCAGTCACACTAGAGGTTTCAGAACCAGTACCAGTAGCTGTCGCAGTCACACTAGAGGTCTCAGATCCAGTCCCAGTAGCAGTGGAAATACTAGTAGTTGTTTCTGTCTTGGTTGCAGTGCCAGTAGCAGTTGCAGTTACACTGGAGGTCTCAGATGGGGTTCCAGTGGCAGTGGAAACACTAGTAGTTGTTTCTGTTTTGGTTGCAGTTGCAGTAGCTGTCGCAGTTACACTGGAGGTCTCAGAACCAGTACCAGTAGCAGTCGCAGTCACACTAGAGGTTTCAGAGCCAGTACCAGTAGCAGTCGCAGTCACACTAGAGGTTTCAGAGCCAGTTCCAGTGGCAGTTGCAGTCACACTAGAGGTCTCAGATCCAGTCCCAGTAGCAGTGGAAACACTACTAGTTGTTTCTGTCTTGGTTGCAGAGGCAGTGGCTGTCGCAGTCACACTGGAGGTCTCAGAGCCAGTTCCAGTGGCAGTTGCAGTTACACTGGAGGTCTCAGAGCCAGTTCCAGTGGCAGTGGAAACACTACTAGTTGTTTCTGTCTTGGTTGCAGAGGCAGTGGCTGTCGCAGTCATACTGGAGGTCTCAGAGCCAGTTCCAGTGGCAGTTGCAGTTACACTGGAGGTCTCAGAGCCAGTTCCAGTTGCAGTGGAAACACTACTAGTTGTTTCTGTCTTGGTTGCAGAGGCAGTGGCTGTCGCAGTCACACTAGAGGTTTTAGATCCAGTCCCAGTGGCAGTGGAAACACTAGTGGTTGTTTCTGTCTTGGTTGCAGTACCAGTAGCAGTCGCAGTCACACTAGAAGTCTCAGATGGGGTTCCAGTAGCAGTCGCAGTCACACTGGAAGTCTCAGAGCCAGTTCCAGTGGCAGTTGCAGTTACACTGGAGGTCTCGGAGCCAGTTCCAGTGGCAGTCGCAGTCACACTGTAGGTCTCAGAGCCAGTTCCAGTGGCAGTGGAAACACTAGTAGTTGTTTCTGTCTTGGTTGCAGAGCTGCTAGAAGTCAGTGTCTTTGTAGACGTTGTAGAAGGGGTTGGGGTCGCACTCAGAGTGGAAGTTTCAGATGCAGTTGAGGAACCTGTAGCAGTCTCAGTCTTTGTGGAGGTCGTGGAAGGTGTAGGAGTTGCAGTCAGAGTGGAAGTTTCAGATGTAGTTGAGGAACCTGTAGTAGTCTCAGTCTTTGTGGAGGTTGTGGAAGGTGTAGGAGATGCACTCAGAGTAGAAGTCTCAGAACTGGTTGCAGAACTAGATGAAGTCTCTGTCTTTGTAGACGTTGTAGAAGGGGTTGGGGTCGCAGTCAGAGTAGAAGTCTCAGAACTGGTTGCAGAACTAGATGAAGTCTCTGTCTTTGTAGACGTTGTAGAAGGGGTTGGGGTCGCACTCAGAGTAGAAGTCTCAGAACTGGTTGCAGAACTAGATGAAGTCTCTGTCTTTGTAGACGTTGTAGAAGGGGTTGGGGTCGCACTCAGAGTAGAAGTCTCAGAACTGGTTGCAGAACTAGATGAAGT